ATATTTCTTCAAAAAATAATATAATAAATTTTAATAATCCATATGGTAATTATGGTGAAGAAACAGGTGCAACACCTCTTTGGTTAGCAGTAAAATATAATAAGAGTGAACTTATTAAACCTTTACTACAAGCAGGTGCTAATACTGAGGTTGTTGTTAGTGGACAAACATTACTTGAAATAGCAAAAGAACCTGTTGCTTCTCTTCTGCGTAGATATAGTAAAAAAACCCCTGCTGAAATTAATTTGTTAAATAAACAGGATGCTAATGCGGCTGCGGCGGCTAAGAAAGCGGAGGAAGAGAAGACTGCGGCTGCGGCGGCACAGAAGGCGGGGGAAGAGAAGGCTGCGGCGGCTGCTGAAAAGGAAAAACAAATAATCAAGTTACTTAGTTATTATGCTATATCGCGTGAACAAAAAGATGCTCTACACATTAAACTGACTGTTTTCACAATTAAACAAATAAATGCAAAAATACAGACATTCTTAGATAAGAATGCTCAAGTTGCTGCAAATCTTGCTGCAAAAGAAAAGAAGAAGGGCATCTTAGGTTTTTTTGGATTAGGTAGAACACGAAGACGCACCCGTAAAAATTGATTTCCCATTTATTACAGAACTACGCCAAAGAATGGAAACAATAGAGTTTAATTCAAAGTCGGCATCCTACTCTGAATTAAGCAATTTTCACTGGTCGCCTTTTATGCTAGAAGGCAAGATGTGGCCCACTGTTGAACATTATTTCCAAGCACAGAAGTTTCCAGCAAACCCGGATCTTCAAGAACGGATTTGTTCGGCAAATTCTGCCTTATCTGCGAAGCGTTTTGGCCAAACTAAAACATTTGCTTTTCGTTCGGATTGGGATGTAATCAAGGACACAGTTATGTACACAGGCATTAAGGCGAAGTTCCAGCAGAATCCTGTGCTATCAACTCTTCTTGCGGGAACAGGCACGGCTTGGCTCATTGAGAAGGCGCCACGGGATTCATATTGGGGGTCGGGGCCCAATGGCTGCGGCAAGAATAAGACAGGCCACATTATTATGCGTGTTCGGGCAGAGTTAGCTTCACAGCCAAATAACCCCTAAAAGCCGTATCATCCCAGCCATCCACAGGTAAAGTTGCGGAAATACCTGTTAACGGCTGAATATAACATAGATTTTTGATTTCATATCCATTCTTCCGAGCAATAGAAACCCGAGCCAAACCTTCTATCCAGCGGTCCAGTCGTTGGATTTCTGCTCGTGAATCGCCTTCCAAAAACATATAAATCGTGTTTCCCGCAATCAAATCCGCTTCACAGGTTAAATCAAGACGAGGGTCACGGAGGCTGACGCGTGCTTGAATTGCTTCAGTTGCTAGCAGATTAATATCGCTCAGAATATGGTCGCTGATTTTTTCCAAGAAGGGCAGACAATCCTTCAGATCTGCTTGGTCGGGGATTTTATAGAGGGGCGCATTACGGCCAAGACGTGACGAATAAATACATGCTAGACGATACAAATCATAGACTGTGGCCGCCGAGGTGATGCCTCTATCAGTCACACGACGCCAACTTGTGATTAAATCATTCCGCATAATCATCGGCGGTGACCCTTTTGCTGGCCCGAGCAGAAATTCCTCCAATTTACTTTCAACGTGACGCAGGTTATAAATCACACTGCGGATTTTATGAAGGATTTGCATGACAGGAATCATTTCCTCCATTGTCCATTCACGGCCGGGCGACAACTCCGTGATTTTCTGCTGGAGAACTGTGAATTCAAAGACTGGTGGTGCTTCTGCTCCAATGCCTAGACGAGCGGGAAAAAGTGCTGTTACACATTGCTGGATGAGTTCTTGCTCTTTCTCATAAATTGGAAGATCCTCTTTCAAAATACGAATGCGGAATAGAGACAGGCGGACTTTATCATCCCATTCGCCCGCTGATTCCGGGAATTTGATACCGATTTGTCGGAGAATATAATAGCGGATAAAAATGGAAAAATCCGCCATTGAATCCATACGGAAAACCCAATCGGGTGTTGTATATTGCTCTCCAGCAGGAAAGAAACATTTATATTGAATTCCATCCGTTTTTTTAAGAAGCAGTTGCGGAAGTGTACCTGGATTTAATTTAATTTTGCGAAAATCTTCACCAGTCCACGACATGAAAAAACTCTCAATATCCTTGCGTTCTACGGCAACTTCCTCTTCTATACTGGTGTGTTGAGCAATAGAATACCAGCGGAGCAGAGGACGGTGAATTTCACGGAGAAAGCGACACATATTCTTTTCGCCCTTGCTATATGTCATTATCAAATGGTTACGAGCACGCGTAATTGCAACATAGAAGAGTCGGCGCTCCTCATCAATACCCTCCTCATGTTTCATCTGCGGGAATGCTCCATCATGAAGTTTAACAATATAGACAACATCCCATTCCAGACCTTTCGCTGCGTGGAATGTGCTGAGAATAACATCAGCCTGTTTTTTCCGTTTATTGATTTTTTCCTCCGTCATTAGACGACAGGTGATTTTGCGTTGGACAAAAGCTTCTTCAAATTGGAAAAGGACATTATTGTATTTGCTCAAGATGGCGATTGAAGGTGCTAGGCTGCCAGCAGAATCAGCCATAGCTAAACGTGTTTGAATATCATTTACTATCCAGCCCACTTCACCCGCAAATCGATGAAAATATCGGACTTCCGGTCTAGATTGCGTGGTACTACTTATTGCTGTCATACGCTCCTTGTGTGATAAAGTGGGGATTTTACGCATTAGCGAATTAGCAACTGCTACAATGCTTTCGCTGCTTCTGTAATTATATGTTAATTGAAAATCCTGAATTGTCTTGATTTCTTCATGCATGTTCAGAATATATTCTACTCGGGATCCGCGCCACGCATAAATATTTTGTGCATCATCTCCAACAATAATTGCGTAACTTTGGCTACTAGCAAGAATTGCTCGGATAATGTCTAATTGAATATCATTGATATCTTGGAATTCATCAATTACAAGCATTTTGATTTTGCTGGACCATGCTTTTCCTTTATCTGTTTTCAAGAAATCTAGCCAAAGATATGGGAGTTCATCTACTGTGTGCATGATTCCTTCAATTGTTGTTGGGTCATTCTGGCGAAGAATCTGAAGTGAAAGTGCGTGGAATGTGCCAATATAGGCCGTCGTAGAACCTATTAGTTTTTCTAAGCGTTCACGCATTGTATCCGCACCTGAACGACTGAAGGTTGTTAGGACAACTTCTTCGGCTTTTATACCTAAATGTGTTATTGCGTGTGCTATCTTTGCCGTTATTGTGGTTGTCTTACCTGAACCTGCTGAGGCCAAGACCCGCAAATGCTGATTAAGAGGGGCTTGTACAATTTCATATTGCTGGTCATTGAGTGTTAGAGACCCAAATTCAAATTGAAGGGTGTGATTTTGTAGCATTCTTTCGGCTACTACCTATTCTGTGTTCGCATTTGGTGTTTATATTCCATGTAATTACATAGGGATGAGTCATTTTGATTCTATTTATACTGCTTATGTTGCGGCTGTATTTATACTTTTTGGTTGTTATGTTACTCAGGTTGTTAATGTTTCCGAATTAACAGTATTTGCCATTGTCCAGTCGGCTGTTTTATGGACTATTATTCGTCTGCTCTATCTTTTTATGTTCTCGTGGGACACTACACATCTTTTTGCGGCCATTTTCTTAGTGGCTGTCTTTGGCGGTGTTATTTTCTATTTCATGCCGCCGTTTATTCGCGATATTCTGGGGAACTTTCTAGCAGATAGGATACAGAATAGTGCGACAAGAACTACTCTAGATATTGAAAGTATTCTAAAAGAGGGACTGCCGGAAGAATAATGGGGGATGCCTGCGTATAGGTTTACAGCAAAGAAACAGGGCATCTAGCAGGGAGAATGTTAGAGATATTATTTCTACTTCTATTATCATGTGTTATCGCAACCTTCCTCTGGTATCGGTCATTTCAAGAATTTACGATTCTTCAATTGGAGTATACACCCGCGATAGTTCTACCCGATGAACGTGTTCCCATTATTATCCGGGGAATTCCGAGTCAATTTAAAACCTCATGGCTTTCAGTGCTAGCAAAACAGAGTTCTTTACCGGTTCTGCTGGAGGATAAAACACGGACACTTCTTAAGGAATATGCTGCAGGTGGAAAGGACCTATATCATCGTCTTACGGGAATTGAACTTGCTGCCAAATTTCATATTCACTCTAAATTCAAGGACACAATGATATTTCTAGCAAAGTTCTGGTATTTGCCAGTGGCACCGCTTCTTTCTCCCGCTTCTCTTTGGATTGTACCTGCGTCTCGGCTTATAGGCCTTCAACGTTCTCTAGCAGAGCGCACTGTTCTTACTGTTCATGAAGGTGCGACAACGATTTGGCTTTCGCGTGAAACAGTGGATATTAAAGATATTTTGACTGTGCTCAATAAAGACCCTTGGTCTCTATCTGTTAAAGAGACGCCATTCATTAACGATTTGCAGTTTGTTGAAGTGATTTTACGAGCAGGAAATTCATTGGTTTTGCCTCCGCGATCTCTATATGCGATTCGTTCAGATGAGGGAGCCTATGTTTCACGAGTTGAACTTCATTCAGCGTTGTCGCTTTTTATTTCAGGAATTTCACGCTCTTAGAATTAAAGAAAATCATGATAAAATAGAATAATGAGTGATCTAGAATCCGATTCGGAGACTGATTCTGAAAGAGCGCAACTGGAAGAGGGATTAGGAAAGGCGGCATCTATTATTGGAAAATCACTGAAGGAAGTGGATACTCTAATTCGTGGACTTCAGCGTCTTAATTCGCAACTTTCTATCATGGAAAACCTTGGAGCACCTATTCAAAAAGATATGTTTGTTGGAAAATATGAGATTCGCAAAGATATACCGGAAATGTCAGTGAAAAAAGGACAAGTTGTAACCTATAAGGAACTAGTGGGCTTAATTATTGCGTGGATAGATGCGGAGGAGATGGAAACAGGTGGGGTCATTACGCCGACGGCCGCATTTTCCGCAGTATTTGCTCTTAAGAAAGCGGGCGTAACATTTCCTGAAGTTTTAGGCCGGCTCAAAAAGATTATACATTAAAATTTGAATATCCGAGGTTTTTAAAAAACCAGCAGGGAAATGCCATTAAATACAGAACAAGAAGCCGTAATGGCTGAAATTCTAGCAGGAAAATCAGTCTTTATTACGGGGCCCGGTGGTGTGGGAAAATCATATCTAGTGCGGGAAATTAAGAGTAGGCTTTTGGAAACGGGTCGCAGTGTAGCAGTGACTGCGATGACGGGATGTGCTGCTCTTCAATTAGAGTGTGGCGCAAAGACACTTCATTCATGGGCGTCCATTGGTTTAGGAAGAGAACCCGTAGATGCTTTAGTGGCAGGTATTCGGCGTTTCAATAATCAAAAAGCAAAGGCTCGTTGGAAGCACACAGATGTCCTCATTATTGACGAAGTCAGTATGATGACGCCTGATTTACTGGAGAAATTAGATTCAGTTGGTCGTATTATTAGGGGGAAATTTGCGACTCCGATGGGAGGTCTTCAAGTTGTCTTTGTAGGTGATTTCTGTCAATTGCCGCCGGTTAGCAAGGATCTATCTGGGGCTGAAGTAGAGCCCCAACTCTTATTTGAATGCGGTGTTTGGGCGGAAATTGTACAGACGACCATTTGTCTCAAGCAGATTCAACGTCAGTCAGATCCTGTTTTCCAGCGGATTCTTAATGAGGCTCGGATGGGTGCTTTGACAGCCGAATCAGTGGCTGTGCTAGAAAGTCGGAAGATTAAGGATACTGTTCTAAAAGAGCAGATGGATGCTAGTATTGTAAAGCCCACATTGATTTTCAGCCGGAACAACAAGGTGGATGATATTAATAACAAGAATATGGATGCCTTGGACACGCCTCTTGTGGCTCGGAAATCTAAGGTTTGCTATGGCACAAAGACTGATCCGGGCACTGTAAACATGGAAGATCCAGCAATTAAATATGCTCTTACTCGGCTAGAAAATGACGCTCCCTATGTGCCCATGCTTTCTATGAAAGTGGGTGCACAAGTCATGTTGATTATGAATCTGGATGTTGAAGCAGGACTTGTAAATGGAAGCCGCGGTGTGATTATCCAATTTACTGAAACAGAGTTGCCAGTTGTTGAATTTCGGAATGGCATTAAGATGACAATTGATTTAGCCACATGGATGACAGAGGAGTTTCCTTTCATCGGAATGGCGCAGATTCCTTTACGTATTGCGTATGCGATTACAATTCACAAGAGTCAAGGTGCGACCTTGGATTGTGCTCTTGTGGATGTTGGTAAGGATACATTTGAATATGGACAGGCATATGTTGCTCTTTCACGTGTTCGCTCATTAGATGGTCTCTATATTTGGGGCCTTGATACTAGCCGAATTAAAGCGCATCCCCGCGTTGTAGAGTTCTATAAGGGTCTTTCTGCTTAAAAATTGGTTCTTCTATAAAAGAAGATGGAACATATTGATGCATTTTATTTTATAAATTTAGATAGGCGGAAAGACCGTCTTAAAGAAATTGTTGGAGAATTGGAAAAAATGGAAATTCCTTTTAAAAAAATTATTCGTATTCAAGCATTTGAACATAAGATAGGTATTTTTGGTTGCGGCAAGAGCCATATCGCAGCAATTAATCACTTTATTGAGTCAGGCAAAAATCGGTGTATGATTTTTGAGGATGATTTTGAATTCACTGAGACTAGAGAAAAGGTAAATGAAGTTCTTGAAAATATTTTTATATCGGGTGTAGACATTGATTGTTTAATGTTAGCGGGAAAAGATAATTGTGTTTGTAAAATTAACCCAACTCAGAAAACTTATATACAACGTATATTTTTTGCTACATGTCCTTCATGCTATGTATTAACTAAAAAATATGCACCGGGTCTTTTAAATAATCTTTCTGAAGGAGCAGCCAAGCAGGAAAAATGGATTAATACATTTGGAGAACCTGAAAATGCGTTCAATAACGACTATTATTGGATTTATGAGCAGATGTCCTGTAAATACTATTTTACAATTCCTAAATTGGGTAGGCAGCGGGATTCTCCATCGGATATAACACCAACTTCTAAAGCAACAATGTTTGTATTAAAAAAAAATGCCTAAACAATACTTACAATATAACAAAAGATGGATCAAATTGATACATTTTATTATATAAATTTGGAACGACGAATTGATAGATTACAAGAGATTACAGGTGAAATGAAAAAGATGAATATTCCGATGGAAAAAATTGTTAATATAAATGCGATTGACCATAGAATTGGTGCATTAGGATGTTCAAAGAGTCATATTTATGCAGTAAAACATTTTATTAATTCAGGTAAAAATCGATGTATGATTCTTGAAGATGATTTTGAATTTACAGAGACGCAAGAAAAAGTAAATGAAGTTCTTGAAAATATATTTTCTTGTACTGCTAGAATTGATTGTTTAATAATTTCTGGAAATGGTGGTTTTGTAGTAAAGACAACAAATCCATATTTAGAAAAAGTTATTGGTGCCACTACCACTGCTGGATATATAATAATAAAAGAATATGCTCCAAAGTTATTATATAATTTTATTGAAGGAGCCAATAAACAGGAAAAATGGATTAATACTTTTAATGAGCCTGAAAATATGTTTAATATAGATTTCTATTGGATGTATGAACATTTAAATAGAAATTTTTTTTATACAATTCCTAAACTTGGTAAACAACGAGATTCTCCTTCTGATGTAAAAGCTACATCAGCAATCACATTAACTTATTTACCCAATTAGACTTATAACTCTGCGTCTGTCGGTCTTGCTGCCCACCATTTATCCCATCGTGCTTGACGCACAGGTGCTCCTCGTTCTTTCTGTGCTTTGCGAATTTGCGGCGCTGTTTTAAATTTAATGGTAACAAAAGGATTTGTTTTTTCCTGTTTCGGTGGTTTAGCATATGCTTGTATAAGTGGATCACTTGCGTAAATTTCATTCGATGCTGCCTTTGTTTTTTCAAGAGTTTCCGCTTTAGTGCCGCGATCACCCGATGCTTGAAGGCCACCTTCTTCCTGTCCATAATGTGTCTCAAAGCCGCCCCACCAGTAGACTAGGATGCCTCCGTATCGTTCAAAAAAGCGAACAGAGCGAACAGCATCATCATTATGTGAAAGTTTTGTAGTAATCATCGGCGGATCATTGCGGGTTCCAAAGAAATTACCCGCCAGCATGAATGGACGAAATTCCTTAAATGGCTTACCCTGCAGATAAAACTTATTTGAAAGGAAAGAAAACGTGAAAGCACCGAGTTGATATTTATCAATTGTTGCGAAACCATCCTCAATGTACTTGTCAAGATTCTTGGCATCTTTTGTAAAATCCCCTTTTTCTGAAAATGTAAAGAAACGGCTTAAATCATCGTCTACAAAAATAATACGTTGTCCAACAGGAAAGAAGCGACAAATTGCTCGTGTTGCATTGGCTCCACCTAATTCTCCAACAACAATCTTCTTGTAGGGGTGACCTTCAAGTGCTTTTTCGTATAAATGTTTTTCTTCTTGATTTGCTACAAAGATATATAGCCTGTCAGTCAAGCCGTTATGTGCTAGCATACGGTATGTTTTGTGTGGAAATACGTTTGCTCTTTTATAAGAGCGACACGCAATTACATAGTTGTCTACCATCCTATTCTAGGCATTATGAAAAATTCAACACTTTACCATAGAACAGCCAAAGACCTACGCCAAAAACGGCCTTTGAAAAGACATCCAAAATATTATATGAAATATTCTTTGTTTCTTCATCTAGCATGTAGACAATTCCATAAAGAGACCAGAGAACAGCAAATGTATATAATGCTGAATAATTAGAGCCTTTTGGAATACAGCATGTGTAAATAAGCCATAGAAGAGCCAATAAGAATCCAAAACCGAGACCTACGCCCACTTCTTTAGGAATGCTACCTTGCTCGCCCATATAACCAGTAAGTAACATCAGCCAGTTGAAACAGAGCATCGTAAAAAAGGTCTTATATTGAATACTATAAACAGACTGATTGTAAAATAGTAGTAAACCCAAGATTATCAGAGGTGTTGTAATCATCCAGTCCAAATATCTGAGTTTTGTAAAATCCTTGAGTTCCCAGTTAGGTGTCTTCATCATTTCATTAAAGATGCCATAGACAATAGCAGCCACGAAACTTACTGTTGTTTCCAAATTCATAACATGCCGAATATTTCTGCTCGGAGTCCGCACAGCCTCAATAAGTGTAATTGATGTGTATCCCAGCAGAACTAGATATGAAATAAAAAATGTATCTTTAAGAAGTGTTCCATTCTTGAGTTTCGCCGACATCTCTATCTTATACTGTGGGAATAGGAAGACTAAAGATGATATTATTCCATATTACATTATTATGATTAATAATCTGCTGGTGATTCTGCTGGAAACCAACATTTGTTAGAAGCGATAATTTACTAAGTGATTTTTGATAGACATTATAAATGCGAAGAAATTCGTCTATAATACATTGAAGTTCTTTAATATCCAGGTTTAAAAGCCGTATTTCAAACTGCTGTATTGATGTACGTGTCTTTTCCGCGACTGTTTCTCTTGCTATACGTAAATTCTTCAAATGCTGGATTTCATCAGACCAATGGATGATTGCTCCACCACCATTATCGGCCCAAACAAGCCGAGACATACGATTTACATACTGATGATACGGATTAACATTTGGTGAACCATAGATAACATGATGCTTGAGAAAATGGGCCTTTTCATCAGGTTTAAGATTGTATAAGAAACATGTCTCAGGGAGATGATGATATAACGATAAACACGGTCGGCCTTGCTTGAGCCAGATGCGCCATAAAGTATGAATTGAATGAACACCGCCATCATGAAATTTATAATTCCGGGAGGCCCAATTCCAAAAGCAGTCACGGCGCTTTACACCGCAATGGATACTTTTGTCGGTAATTCCGAGAACTTTAAAATCGGTTGAAATGCGCCAATTGAAACGATTCCATATGGGTGCTCTATATACAAATTTACGCCAACCACTGCTGACTTTTGCCATAGTGGCACAGTCAACAGGGTCTAAATATCCTAGAATTAGATGCATAATATCTGAATTGAGTGAAAGACCCCATTCCATTTGCGTTTATTAATGCTTATCAAGCATAGTATTTCAATTTTAATTGGGGTTTCTGCGACAAAGAAACTAATCTTAAGAAAATAAAAAAATTTGAGGATAGAACGCAGTCAAATAAAAGGCAACCCTGGATATTTTCGCTTCAATGATTACGAGCAGACTCAATATGGAATCTTCAAGTGTCGCGAATTTGGCTCCGATTGCGTCAGTTATGATTGAAAATGTGCAGAAGATTTCTGCTGGACAGGCAAAGCGTTCCAGCATCGCGAATGAGGAGGAGGCATATGTCACAAAAGGCATTGCCGCAATTGACGCTAAGACGCCCCTAACAGATGAGGAGGCGGACCGTTTTGTAGTCTTTCCTATTAAGCAGCCGGGCTTATATCAGATGTACCAAAAGCACTTGAGTGTCTTTTGGATTCCTGAAGAAGTTTCATTAGCTAAGGATGTAGATGATTATCAGAACAAACTCTCGGGAAACGAGCGTTTCTTTATTAATCGCGTCCTCGGATTCTTTGCAGGTTCAGATGGAATTGTTATGGAAAATTTGGCTATGCGCTTTATGCGTGAAGTACCGTACACAGAGGCTAAGTTGTTCTATGGTGTACAGAACATGATGGAAGGCGTACATTCTGTTATGTATTCGCTGTTGATTGATACATATATCAAGGACCGGGAGGAAAAGCGGAATATGCTGGGAGCTATTACCCGTGTTCCGTGTGTCCAGAAGAAGGCTGCGTGGGCTCTCCAGTGGATTGATAATGCGGATGCGGATTTTCCTACACGTCTATTGGCTTTTGCCATTGTGGAGGGAATCTTCTTTTCAGGGGCGTTTTGCTCCATCTTCTGGCTCAAGCAGCGTGGTGTTATGCCCGGCCTGACCACTAGCAATGAGTTCATTTCCCGTGATGAGGGCCTACACACGGATTTCGCCTGCTTGCTCTATGGGATGCAGTCGGAGAAGTTGAACAAGACTAAGGCATATAAGTTGGTCAAGGAGGCCGTCAAGATTGAGAAGGAGTTTATCACGGAGGCGCTGCCGTGTGCTCTTGTTGGCATGAACGCCAAGCAGATGTCGCAATACATTGAGTTTGTGGCGGATAGGTTGCTCGTACAAACGGGCTATCCGAAGGCTTATAACGTTGCTAATCCTTTCCCATTTATGGAGCGTATTTCGCTAGAGGGGAAGGATAACTTCTTTGAGAAGCGCGTTACAAATTATGCGTTGTCGGGTGTGGGGAAGACGGTGGAGGAGCAGTCGTTTGGCTTAGATGCGGATTTCTAAAGAAATCCCATCTTGCCTCGCGCCCTTTAGGGCGTGTTCGGACGCTGACTTCTGAGGAGAAGAGTGTCAAGCGGAGAGTTTAGATGCGGATTTCTAAAACCAAATATCATCCCTACAGACGCCAAAGCGTTCGCAGATGAATTCTTTTGTTGTTGTCTGTTTTTCTTGCAGAAGTGACTTGTATATTTCTACAGGTGATTTCCGCCAGAACGTTATGAATAGAATGTATAGGAAAATAATAGCAGCGGCAAAATTCAGGGCATTTCTTGATGTATCAAAGGGTATCCACGCAAAAGGCAGTAGATGAATGAGCAGAATAACTAGATTTTTTGATAAGAGTTGATTGTTAGGATTCAGAATAATTTCCAAGGTGCCGATGGTACATAGCAAAATTAATGGAAATGTTGAAATTCCATGAATTGGATATAGTATAGAGACTATAAGAGCCCAGTATGATAGTAAATAATAAAAACGCGTTTGCGTCCCCGCCATTGTGTATCTAACTGTAGGAGAAGATATGTCGGAGTATTGGAGCACGAATTTTTTGGCCTTTTCTACACCTAGATTTGTAACATTTGACCTGAGTGGATATAAATTTCAGTCCCAGGCACAAATTGGAGATCTTCGGAACTGCTGGAATATCTATGAAAATATTCAGACTTGTAATATTGCTGTCAGTACAAGCATTGGTCTCGGAACAAAAAGTTATAGTGCTGGTGTAAATGACCCTTTATTTTATCAGTTTCACAGTTTGGAAGAAAAAAATAAATTTACAAAAGGTCAGCAACTTCACTATCTTCGTTATCCCTACATTAATTTTTCAACAACAGTTAGGTGATGCCTTGTGCTAAACATATTTATCCTAGCACATTTACAAATACACCCAATGATGCTCTGTTCAAGACAGCGGCTGAAAAAATAATCGCAACCAAAGATCTTACTACGTATATTTATACTTCTACCATTCAAGGGACGACGACCAAGCCCCGATATTTTAAGAGTTATCAGGATTATCTGGCAAATCTAAAGGGGCGAAATCTATAGGCTGAACAGTATATTTTGTCTGATATTTAAGAACCTGACTTGAAACTGCAGGAAATGCCTTTCCTAACTTTTGGAGAATTTCAAGACGGCGATGTGCTAGTATCTGAGCCGTCCATGTTGCGATTCCAGCATTAATAGTTGTTGCTTCCATGTTATTTTATCCTGGGCTTCGGGGTTAAATCAAATTTATGCCAGTTGCTCTTGTTCCAAAGCCAATTTCTGTGCCATGATTTCCTTATAATTGGGGAGCAACTGAATATGAAGGGTCTTTGGCTCAAAGGGATCCTTAATAGCCTTTCCAATAAGAGTAGGTGTTTCCGGCGGAATATTATACGTATAGCAATCTCCATTGGTATTATCTACCCAGTACACAATACCATTTAGGGCGGCGCGAATCAAATTCTTCTGTAGCGTGGACATTTAGTATTTATAGAGGGCTTAAACGTCTGTCAAATTTATAAATAAATTAAGACAATTTTTTTAAATAAAAATTAGACCCTACGACAAAGTAAACAAATACGCCAGCTGATTTAGATCTCCCAGAATTTCATCCCGAATATTCAATAAGTCAGTATCTTTCGGATTGATTGTCTTTGAGAATGTCCCCTGTAAGTATGCTCGTGCAGCATTAAGATAGATTGCGGCTGTCTTCTCCGTCATATTCTTGAGCGTAATTGTGTCCGTTGCTCCAGTTACACGGGGCCGGCCATATTTGCCCATACTAACTTCCACAAAATAATCAATGTGCTTATCCAATGATTCTAAATACTTGTCGGTTGCAATATGCCGAGCATGCTGATATGTCTGCCAGTGATAGAGTTTAATCTGATTACGTATCTCAAATAAAAATTGAATCTGCTTTGATGTCATATCTACTATAGACAACTATAATGGTGAAGCATATGTGTACTTTCTGTGAAAATTATATTCCATCAATTCCATCCAAACATACGATAGAGAATTGTTCTTTTCGTATGAGTGTTAAATGCTTGAAATGCTGTATGTCTGGACATTTAACATCGGAATGTTCTATGCAAATCACTTGGACACGACCGCAGTTTCTCGAAGACTTAATTTCCGACGAGGATAAGAAACGCTGGCAAATAACAACCCAGACGCCTATCCTTCATTCACCTCTGACCTCAAGCAATTATACAGAAACAGCCCTACGTGAAATTCCAAAGACAGATACACTGCGGGTAGTCAATCAAGATAAGAAGATTCGGGATTTTATGCGCACAAACGGTGTTAAGACAGTTCACGAGCAGATTGAAAACATGCGCATTATAACTGAATGGGCAATCCAGCAGGGTAAGCGGATTGAATTTGTAAAAGAAATCCCCGCTACAAACAATACAAATGTCGGATGATAACAGCACAGAGTTCTTTGAGAAAATTCTCCGTGCTGAGCCCAAACCTCCTAAATCAATCCAATTGGAACTTGATGCTGGAGACGAGCAGGGAATGTATGAATTCTTTTTAATGTTTATGACACATTCTTTGGCCTCATGGTATGGACGACCTGTAGATCTCAAGAAAGTGACCGAAGCAAAACTTCAAACTCTAGCAGAATATTATGCTTCATTTGGAATTCGGTTTTTATGTGTATCTGAGCCAGAACCTGAAGTCTATATGCTGGATAACAAGAAGTATTTGGAAGAGAAAAAGTTGGAAGCAATGTGTTTTCAAGCTGTTTCAGGTGGGAAACTCTGGACTATCCGTTTTAAGTTTCTTTAGCGTACAGGCCATCCAATCCGACCCATAAGAAGAAGAGATATTAGTGCAGCGATACTTATAGTAGCAAGAATAACGGGGCCCGCTTGTGAAGCACCTATGACTTCAAAGTTTTCTTGAATAACACGCTTTTTAGGCTGGTCGTCAAAGGCAGAATCGGCTGTCATTTGATTTAAATTCGCCTGGCTTTGCTGAGTCAACTGATTGGGATTTCGGGGGTCTGAATCACTATACTCGGAAGGAATCGCCGCACGAGCATCGTTCTTAATAAGAGACATCTTCTATTCCCATGGTAAGATTTTACTTACGTCCAACATAGTTGGTGGTAAAGGCCGGGCTAAATGAAGCTCCGAAATTATCATTGGGCTTCTGGTGTTCAAATACTTTGGCTCCAGCAGAACCAGTTGCTGCTTCTAGTGAATGAGCCCACTGCGTCGGAGGGAAAGGTGTTGATGCCCACGGACCTGTGGACTGAGGACCAGTAAACATTCCTCCGTTCGCTAGTGGCGGTGGGGCGGATTTGTAAGCACCGAACTGTGTTGCCTGTTCGGGTGTTGCCCATCCTCCTGCAGACCAAGTTGTTGTCGGGAGAAAATCAGCCATTCCGAGTTTACCGCCACGCTGTCTTATCCTCTGTGTTTTCCGTTTCTGCTGCTTCTGCTTTTGCTTCTGTTGCTTCTGCTTCAGTTGCTTGTACTTTCGTGTAGTAACGCACCCCAGTTTGCGATTACAGACGCGTCTTGTTTTGCGAAACGTATTAGCATTCCTTGGCATCCCTTCTTTGACGTTAGATTTTCCTTTTTAGTTTCTTGCAGAAAGTAAAGAGATAAATGTCAACACGTTCCCAACGCGTAAAGTTGATGATTAAAGAGGTTACGGAGGCACTCCTTTCCAAGCCCCCCGCTGTTGTCGCCGGACAATTTCCCAACTACCAGACCGAGTTTCCTCTGTTGTTTGCCATGATTCTAAAGCCCGATTATGATCAAGTAATTCTCCAGAAATTGATTGAACAGTTTGAGAAAATGGAGTCGGGGGCACAGACGCAGCATCAATCCTCAGTTGAGGTTGGAACTGTTCTTGTAAATACCTTCGTGAAGGGAAAGGTTGCGCAGTAGTTTCAGACCTTGTTCTTAATGGGAGTAGAGACCCTATACTAAGAAGTTCAGTTGTTAGTATAGCAAGTTGTGTTTCAGGGGTATTATCTTTGTAAAACTCATTGATTTCAATATCATGCTGTGTACACCATTCAATTGATCTATTAATATTTTCATTAATCTGTCCCTGTAGCATTACAGTTGTTTTTGTTTCAATTATGGTAAGCGTTCTCTTAATTGCTTCAATCTGGCACTTGGAAAATAACTCCTGAAAAAACATAATTTCTTTCTCAAATTCCAAATATTCTTGTTCTTTGTGCATTGTTGTGTCCAAGAATGATAGAATATTCTTCCCCTGTGTCTTTAAGGGACATAAGGCTTTTGAGAAAATACGGATTGCGTCTTCCTGCGGACCAAGATATCCGCGGCAAACTAAATATCTCTCGGAATTAGCTGCTCGGCTAGTCTTTGGTTTTGTAATAGTCCATTCACGAAAGTGACGGGTTGTAATATAAAGCATTTCCAGTGTTGGCTGGAGAACTGTATCAAAGAATTTTATAATAAGAACTCCGCCCTTTTCTAGCACAGATAGTCCTAAGAGAATTTCTGCTAGAAGTAACTGGATAACGTTTTCTTCTTGATTATTAAAATCATTTGTAAAATCAAATCCGCCATCGGCTGTATATAAATGTGCCTTGCCACTTGGGCTTTTTGTTGCTAGAATTTCCTTAAAGGCTGTATGATTTTCTAGATTATATAAATTACCAGTGCTGTCCTTTCCGTATGTAATTTCAACTCCGGGATTTTTATGAAGAAAGGCTTGCGACTTTTTCCATCCAGGTATATTCTTATCTGTTGACCTGAGTGTCATCGCAAGACTGCCTTGAAGTATTAAATTCTTTTTTGCTGCTATATCAACAATTGCTTCAATAAATCCACCAGGTCCCTCGGCTGAGTGCGCCGTAATAAATTCTTTAGGAATACTATCTGCTAGATTAAGACTTTGCCAGATTTCAATCATTTTATAATATGAACGACTTAGGGGAATTTTCTTTGCAACACTATACTGCATCCGACGAGCAAGTGATAGAAAAACAAATTCATAGGGATTTGTAATCTTCTTATATTCATCCCATGTGTTTTGATGGTCCATATCATCTATACGATTTTTAAGGCGATGTAGCGTCATTAAGATAGGAGTTAGTGCTGCTGAGAAATGACCTTTTTGTTCGTCTTTTACCTTTGTGAATTTAAGATCGTATCGCATATAGTGGGAATGTGGACCACCAGGTATCCAATAAGTTTTATCAGCCATACTTAGTTAGTGGCGGCGGGGTTTAGATGCCGTAAGTATAATCTGACAAGAGCACCAGCAGGCCCTCCCATGATGGCTTTGAGACCTTTCTGCGGGCTCCAAAGACTTAGTCCGTTTTTTTCGCGTTCATCCTTTCGGAGATTTACTGAACGCGGATCTTCCCAAACAGTGTTAACTCGTTCTTGAGCAGCCTCAAAATCTTTACGGGAAATTTCTGCAGTGAAAATCATATATTGAAAATACATATTCGCCTCGGGGTAATCACTATGCGTAGATGAGTATGCTAAATTCTGCTGGAGTTTGAGTTTCTTGAGGGAACAGGGAAAGATTTTAGATTCCTCCTCTATTTCGCGTTGGATTGTGTATCTGAGAACCTCATTTAAAAAAGGTACGTGTTCTTTACCTCCAACAAGACGGCGGGCTGCTAGCATCTCCTTCTTTTCAACTTGTCCTTTGATAGGTTCCCAGTTATTATGGTCTTTTGGTCCACCTATGGGTTTATTCCAGCGATGCACTATCGCAAAGGCATTTGGCGAATCTTCGCCCTTAATGGTTAAGAATACACAGCAACGTAGGAAGATTTTAGCCTTTGATTCGGGCATTTCCACATAGACATAGTCCTTGTCAAATCGGTCAAAGTGATAAACGCCTAGTTTAGCACCAGGCATAAAAATATCCCAAAAAGCATGGCTTCCATCGGGCGTTTTTATCTTTTCATTTTGTGTCATTATACCTATTCTATCTACACTAAAGTAATTTCCATCTCCTCATATTCAGCAGTAGTCTCACGCTGGTCTGGGAGAGTTGCTTCAAGACGGAGTCGGGGTAGAGCACAGGCATCATCCTTTCCACCACCTGCTGCGCGCGATTCAAAGAGCACATTTTCCTCATCCTCCTCAGTAAACTGCTCCTCCTTATCAATTCCTACAAGGTCAACACCCGTGGCTTCGCTCATGAACTTCTTGAGTGAATCTTCGTCCAGCAGAATTGATGAGAATGAAGTGCCGCCGCGAATTGGCTGACCTGTCATGATATTGGCTGACACACCTGTAATCGGGTCCAGTTCACCGAATAGAGCAGCACGGAGCATGATATCTTCTGTCTGCTCAAAAGATGCCTTTGCTAGAGGTCCAATGTTATTCTTATTAATGCCATAGCGGTCTACTGTCATGAGTTTACCCTTAGAGCAGATAACATCGCATAGGAGGCCGAAATGACGGAAGTTTACGTTATTATCCTCGAAAAGGCCACTGATTTCCTTCAAGAGAACTGCACGGGTTGCTTCAATACCCAGATTTGAATAAATATCGTGAATATTATTGCTGTACAGTCTTTGAGGGTCAATATCAGGGTGGCAGAGTACATCCAAGAAGTTTGTTCCATCCGTGTCAAGGACAAACTGATCAACCTTCTCATAACGACCCGCTGTCTCGTTAAACTCAAAGAAGTCCTTGATATAACTGAACGTCACTGCGCGCAAACCTGTAACACCTCGGACAAGCGTATTTGTTAGAAGATTATTCTGTAGTTTCTTGAGTGCGATTAAATCATCCATTGGGTCACTCGCATAAGGGGGTTCAAGACGCATACGGATAATGAGTTCATCGGCATTGTAATCTGTGTACGCGGTTTCCAGGCCGAAGCGACGCTTGATTACATAGAGAACATCCTCCATTGTAATATTCTTAAGGAACATCTTATCGCGGTCCAACTCAAGGCGGAGAATCCACGGGCTCTTCTTGGGGGTTGAGATTTCCTCTTCACCAGTGGATGCTGCTGCTGCGGCTCCAGCAGCTGTGCTGGAGCTTATGCTTTCATATGCTAGGAAGAAGGATAACCACTCTTGGTCTTGTGCAATAACTGTAGCATCATCACGGGGATCAAAGTAGATACGAGCAACAGTTACAATATCCATTAGAAGAGTAAACTCCAATTCCTGTGCGACACGACGGGCCTCCTCCTTGGACTTGCGTAACTCCGGCTTCAAGTAAATAGATAGCACAGACGCTTTCGGATTACGTGTTGCTTTGAGGAGTTCCTTCAGACGGGGAATACCTCGGGTTCCAGCAGACTTGGCTGCTACACCTGCCAAGTGGAAAGTGTTCAGCGTCATCTGCGTTGAAGGTTCACCAATACTCTGAGCCGCAATGATGCCTACCATTTCACCCGGCAAGCACCATGAAGCCCAGTTCCTGTTAATAATCTGCGTAGACAATACTTCCAGTGCGGCCTGCGTGAAACCGCGGCGCTGAAGATTCTGCGGATTCATATGATAACGGAGAAGAGCAGCCCAAATCTTATTCCGCGGCATTGTTCGCTCCTTGATACGCTCAATCATGGCTAAGACCTGTGTGCCTGTAACCTTGTTAGGCTCATCCGGATTTAAGTTGAACTGTAAGGTAATATTCTTGATAGTTCGGTCAAGATGAACTGGACCAGCCACTGTCTGCTTATCTGTCTTAATGAGTTTGCTGCCGAGAACTCCATCTACTAGCATGTTTCTGTCAGCCTTTACTGCTGAGACGAATGCTTCGCCTTCCGCCCCCGCATCCGGAACTGCAAACTGCTCTTCAATTTCCGCATCGGAGAGCCCGCCAATATTGAGGGGCTGATATTCAATCTTGGTGGAATTTGTGCCATCCTCACCGTATGAGAACTGGATGATTGTGCCTGCCGCATCACGCACCGTCTTATCGTGCTGGGTCATTAGGTCCTCCATCGCTTTTACGAGCTGACGCTGGAGATATCCTGTATCAGCCGTCTTAACGGCAGTATCAATCAGACCTTCACGACCTGACATAGCGTGAAAGAATGTTTCTGCTGGAGTCAATCCCTTAATGAATGAGGACTCAATGAAACCACGAGCCGCTGCGCCGTCATCGTACCGCTTGAAGTGAGGAAGCGTACGGTCTTGGAGACCATAGGGAATACGCTTACCTTCTACGTTCTGCTGACCGAGAACAGCAATCATCTGAGCAACGTTTGTGTTAGAACCCTTTGAACCCGCCTTAATCATATTTGTCATGCGATTGTTATCGGCTAGGGAATTCCTTCCCAACTTACCTGCGTTATTCACGACCTGATTCAGTTCGCCGAAAATGAGACGTTCAAACTCTTCCTGATTGGTGCGGCCGGATGAATTGTCAAAGAGACCCAAGTGCACCTGCTGGATGATGTTCTCAATCTTGCCCTTGAGTTCGTTCATGAGTTTGTCAATATCCGTGCGTGTATTTGCATCAGCAATTAGGTCGGATAGGCCAACTGAGAAACCGCTGTTCATCAGATGAATGGCCACAATTCGCTGAAGAGAATCCAAGAACTGTACTGTCTTTGCCGGACCATAGTCATTGTAGATTAGGTGAATGAGGGCCGCGGAGAAGATTGACTTATCAAAGACACCCTGCGTAACAATACCATTCTTAATGCGGACAAAGTTCTGGGACTTCGGATCACCCTTATCCTTCTCCTCATCGTATTGACCGTTGGGCATATCCAAGTTGAGGGGAGGCAACAAGACACTAACTACCTGCTGTCCCGACCACTTCATACCCTTCTCCATTGATGAGGCGGGAGGGAGGATACCCGTCCAATCCGGTGTCTGAATAAGCATATTCATGGCTTCCCGCATATTCAGTTTAACATTGTTTCGCATGAAACGATTTACACCCACGAGTGTGTCTTGAACAACTGAAACAATGGGCTTGGAATCACGAGGGCTCACAATCTGGAGAGGAACAGCCGCAATCTCACGGAGTTCCATGGCCGCCTCTTCGCTCTGGGGAGCGTGTAAGTTCATTTCATCTCCGTCAAAATCAGCATTGTAAGGGGCTGTAACTGAAACGTTGAGACGGAACGTGTTATGGGGCAGCACACGGACTTGGTGACCCATCATGCTCATCCTGTGAAGAGAAGGCTGACGATTGAATAGCACATAGTCACCATCCATCAAGTGACGATTCACAATATCGCCCTCAAAGAGTTGAAGGTCCTTGCCCGTAATGTGCTTGAGGGAAATCATGCGATTATCGGCTGCGCGCACAATTGTCTTAGCACCTGGATATACATCGGGACCATTCTGAATCAACTTGTAGAGTTTATTGATATTGAAACTAGTAACACGCTCGGGATAGGTCAAATTAGAAGCAATGCGAATAGGAACACCGATTTCCTTAATGCTGATATTCGGGTCAGGAGTAATAACAGTACGAGCAGAATGCTCTACACGCTTGCCTTGGAGATTGTTACGAATACGACCTTCCTTAGAACCGAGACGCTGCTGAACTGACTTCAGAGGACGGCCGGAACGCTGAGCAGATGGAGGAACACCAGGAATCTCGTTATTAATGAAAGTCGCCACGTGATACTGAAGAACATTCGTCCATTCATCAATTACCTTCTTCTTAACATTCTTAGCAATCTTATCTGCTAGAAGCGTGTTTGTCTTGATAATATCCACCAACTTTTGAGTCAGGTCATCTTCTGACCTCTGATTATTATCCTGCAGGACAGAAGGACGAACCTGCGGTGGCGGAATGCTGAGAACTGAGCACATCATCCAGTCCGGGCGACACCAGTAACGGCTGAATCCCATGAAATCTACGTCGTCGTCACTGATACGCTTGAGGAGACGGTGAACATATTCAGGCTCTAGGAATTTGCGGAGTGTGACAAGATTTGCGATAACCTTGCCGCTTTCCTTATCTGTAACTTGACCAGTAGGAACTGCTCCTTCGGGCATCTCCGATTCACCATTCAGCCCAACAGGAATCTCCATGTCCTTCCATTCCGCGAAAATCTTGCAGATATCATCCTCTGTGTAATTACGGGGCTGGCGGGCGCCGCAACCATCTTCAATAACTTCACCGCAGCGGCTAATCTTTGTACACTGACCGAGGACCTGCTTCCAACGGGCCTCACCTTTGAGTTTGAGAAGATTCGCGTGCTGGGTCTTGTCAATTAGGAGTTTCCCGCATTTCATACAACAGCAACGTAGGACTTTAAGAACTAGTTTGAAGAACTGAATATAATAAACAGGGCGGGCCAATTTGTAATAACCCCAGTGACCTTGGCACTTGTGATTATTCTGAAAACAGGAACGGCAATTTTTCCCATTCTCTAGCACGCCCATTCGGGGATCAAAGAGACCTCCGATTTTGCCTTCCTGTGTATTATGATTTGTAATTTCTACGACAGACCGGCGGATAATCTCGTCCGGGCTGAAAATCCCAAACTGAATTCCGACTATAGTCTCTGTTTCAGAAGTACTTGGAAGAAAGGGCATCCTATCTGTCCTATATATGGTTTTTTTAAACTGTGGCTGTGTGCGGTCAAATTTTATCCGAATATTTACAATAAATTTGAAACTTTTGTGGATTCCTTAGTATTGTAGTTTAAACATGTCTCTTGAAATTATCATTGGCCCTATGTTTGCGGGGAAGTCATCGGCACTGCTTTCACGTATACGGCGAAGCAAAGCAATTGGAAAGAATGTTATGATTATAACATCTTCACTGGATAAACGTTATTCAGTGGAGCCAGCACTTGTAAGTCATGATAAGGAATCAGTTGCGGCGTTTGCTACGTCAAAACTGATGTCTTGTTTACAGGACGATGATGTACAGCTGGGTAAATTGCTAGAATCTGACCTTGTTATTATTGAAGAAGCCCAGTTCTTCCCTGATTTGCGTCAGTTTGTAGAAATAGTTCTTACACTTAAGAAAAATATTGTAGTTTGCGGGTTAGATGGAGATACTGCTGCTAATCCGTTTGGTCAAGTGCTGGACTGTATTCCTCTAGCAGATTCGGTTGTGAAGATGACGGCTTTGTGCGAAATGTGCGGGGATGGAACACCGGCTATCTTTACTGGGTTGCGGTCTTCTGCGGGTTTAACTGCAGGAGCAATCCATGTTGGAGCATCGGAGACGTATATTCCACTTTGCCGGCGGCATCGATTCGTTTAGCGCCGACTTCTTGAATTTACATTCTTATTTGGCTCTTCAGACTGGGCACCCATAACTAATTTTAAGCCTCCTATCAGTGCCAAAATGATGGGACTGCCAATTGCCATAATTGTATTAAAATCATAATCCGGATCTTGTGCGTTAAGACCATAAGCAACACCTGCTAGAACTCCAATTGCGACTAATGCAACCCCAACAAGAATTATAGTTGAATCCATCTCCCTATTCTAAGCCTATTTTTTACATACTAAAGACAACTTTTGAAAAAGAAATAGAAACAGAATGGAGCAAAATAAGGCATTAGAAGAACTACTGGATGCAGCAGGATTCTATGAGGAAACCAGTACGAGTAGTGAAGTTACGAGCAAGTATCCTGTTGATGCCGTCCTGTGGGCTGGTTCAACGAATTTCTGTAAAGAGGTTGTTATCGCAAAGTCTGAGGAATATGGACGCATGCTATTTACGGATGGTGAACTCCAGAGCACCGAGGGAGATGAATCCATTTATCATGAGCATTTAGTACACCCGGCTATCATCACGTATAAGACTCTCTATGGTAATAAGCCACTGCGCATTTGCGTTCTTGGAGCAGGAGAAGGAGCCACCTGCAGAGAACTCTTAAAATGGCCGGTTTCAACTGTTAAGGAAGTTGTATGGAATGATATTGACCAAAGCCTAGTTTCTCTTTGCCGTGACTATTTGGGTTATTGTCCTGATAAAATTAATCAGATTTTCTATCCCAATGAGCGTGTAATTTATCTTAATCTAGATGCGAATGATTTACTCAAAGATGAGACGCTGCCGCTATTTGATATTGTAATTTGCGATTTACCCGATCCCGAATTAGATGTAAAGAAAGGATTGTATAGCCCGGTTTTCTGGAAAGACATGTATTCTCGGATGTCACCCAATTCTGTAGTCATAACCCACTGTGGACCAGTTGCGCCTGTTTCTGTGGATGGAATGGCCCTGGCCTACTCTGTCCGGGATGCGATGGTTGCTGCAGGATTTGCGGAGCCGCGACTAGGTAAGATCGCAATTCCCTCTTTTCAGAGCGAATGGGGCTTTCTTGTAGCGACCAAGGCAGAAGCAGTTCCCGACTTGGCTGCGGATTTGCTACCGGAAGGATGTCGTATTTTGGACGCAGATGCTTTGGCTGCTTTTTTCCGCATTCCCGCATATTATACCCGGAGTTTGTAGGGAGGCAATGGCCGATTTATCACCTACACGCATATTAGCGTTTGACTTTGACCTGTGTGTTTGTGATGGAGAGGGATTTTTTGAATTGTTCACGCAGCTGCTGGACATTTATGAATTCTGTCAACTGCGTCGTAATATGACGGACAAAGACACACGAGGCAGTCTACCGGAGGATTTTATGGATGTAGTGGAAAAGGCATATAAGACCTTGGCACTTGACGCCGCCGCTGCTTCCAAGAAGAAGGAATTGTTTTTATTCCGTCCCGGTATGGAAAATGTTTTCCGAACTGCTCAACTAATGAAAAGCCAAGGTCATTTGAATTACATAATGTTTTATTCTAACAATAGTTGCCCAGAATTTCTATCTTTCGTAGAACTTGTTATTCGTCTTTCAAATCTGAATATGTTTTCAGTTAAAAAACCTGTAGTAGAACTTGTTTTTACAGCACATACTGCCTCGCGGATGAAAGTGGAGCGTGCTCCAGCGGGTCAACCTAATGCGCGGGAAAAGACAACACGAGGTATTATACAGTGTTTAGAAGACTTAGATTTGCCAGTAAGTCGCCATCCCGAAATCCTCTTTTTCGATGACATGAGGCATATGGGACTCGGCTCTGCGCTTAAAATTGTACCGGAATACAGTGCTCTTCATACTTCCCAGCAGATCTATGATGTGTTCTTTGGGTGCTTAGAAAAAACTGGACTTTTTATTGGTGGAGAACTGCGACCTGAATGGCAGCGTCTTGGTATACAGAATTCACTCATGAAAAATAGCGCAAGTGCGTTCAAGGAATGGTTAGATGAGAAGGATTTACCGAAACAACCTCTGACGACAGGCCCCGACTTTGAGAAGAATTTAAAAGTTTCCGACGCAATGATAGGAGAAATTTACACATTCTGCGGCGTTCAAGCAATCAATAAACGAAAAAGTCGGAAGCGGCGGGGAAAATATGATTTGGCTTAAAATACTTTAATATGGTAGAGATGGCAAGTCTAACAGCAAATGCTTCACCACCAAAACAGGAGTCTCCTCCTAAAACTGGTGATGATAAAGACAAGCCTAAGGCGGATGTTGCAAAACCAAAGAAATTTTTGAATGGATGGACGCCTGAACTGGACGACTTAATGGCAGAATGGGCGGATAAAGCAGCGTGCTATCGGTGGATGCATGAACGCACAGAGAAGATTTTTAGTCGCAATGACCGGATGATTACCATTCCCGTCATTATTCTAAGTACATTGACGGGAACAGCCAACTTTGGTCTCACTTCCATTTTTGGCGATAACAAAAGCGCTGCCAGTTTGGCGACACTTGCGATTGGCGGTGTTTCTATTATTGCTGGAATCATCACAACGCTGGGCAACTTTTTGAGATACGCGCAGGGCTCTGAGGCACATCGCGTTAGCAGTATTTCATGGGGCAAATTCAATCGTTTAATTTGCGTTGAACTGCGTTTGAATCCTAATGAACGCATGGATTCAATGTCCTTCTTGAAGATTTGCCGTATTGAGTTAGACCGTTTGATTGAACAGTCACCGCCTATTCCAGATTCTATTATTGCGGCTTTCCGTAATGAATTCGGTTCATCCATGGATGTTAAGAAGCCCGATATTGCGGCTGCAATTGAACATACAAAGGCTTTCAAAGACAATGGTGCTCGTCTTAAGAAGATGGCAGCCGAAGCCGCAATTATGATTCAACAGAAGAAGGGCGTTCTCCGTCAACTTGTTGTTTCAGATATTGATATTCGTATTAAGGAAGAAAATGACCGCATGCGTCTTGAACTCAAGCCGATGCTGGAAGCAATTGCTAAAAAAGCAGCACAGGACACGCTTAAGAGTATGAATTTGGGAGGTAAACCAGCACGTGAATCATCTCCTGAGCCAGCCCCGAAAAGTTCATTATCATCTAGCATTCATGCTAAGAAAGCAGCGGAGATTAAAAATGAATTAAGCAGGATGGCTTCTTCGGGTGTTGTTAGTATGATAAAATCACAATTTAAGATTGGATCTGAACTGCCGATACCTTTCTCAGCTCCGCCAGCGACAATGTCGCAAGGGCCAGCTGCGCCAACCACAAATGAAAAGAAAGATGACGATGAAGATGATTCAGATAAATCTGTAGTACCTGATTCAATAATAATTGATGTTAGTGGCTCAAATGTTGCTGAACCTAAAACAATAGTACATATTTAAATTATGCAATCAACACTACCTAAATCAGATTCAACTACATCACTTTCATCGCTTATTTCAATAGGCAATGAAAGTAAGAATTCTGGTCCATCCGCTGAAACATGTATTATTTGCTTAGGCGACGAATTGCCCATTTTATCAACACTGGAGGATAAAAGTTGTAAATGTGTGTATCATTATCATGAGAACTGCTTAAAAGAATGGTTTGAAAAACATAGTTCATTATGTCCCATTTGTCGTAAACAGAATATAGTATATAATCGTAATTCAATTGTATTTGAACCAATATTTACTTTCTGGCAAAAAATCATAAGTTGTATTTGTTGCTTAAGTTTTACTTTTATATTAATCTGGTCAATTGTTACAATGGGTTAGATTAGGTTAAAAAGAATACGGCGAAATAATATGTGTAGTTGCCAAGCAGGCAAAATTCATGGAATAGAAACAACGGAATGGGGACCCCATTATTGGAAAACACTTCATAAATTATCCCTGAGGGCAGGAACTCTTATTCTGCCGAATGCTCAAGCAGAGGAAATGCGTTCATGGACTCATATTCTGCGGGAAACACAGAAAGCTATTCCATGTGAAGAATGCCGTTCGCATTATAAAGAATGGATTCTAGCAAATCCACTCAAACCGCTGCTAGATTTGCCTTATTCACAAAAAGGCGATTGGATTCGGGATTGGCTATGGCGACTTCATTCGGATGTAAATCGGCGGCTCGGAAAACCAAATCTTGATTTTTCTGAGTTGACGGCAACTTATTCGGCGGTTTTTGTGCGATTTGAAATTGCTACAATTGATAAATATATACGAGCGGCAACTGTGGCATCACAGATTAAACTGCTGGATTTTAAAGAGTGGAAGAAGCATATTATAATGCTTAATAGCATGTATTACTAGAGTCTAGCAGTCACATCAGCGCATAGTAGCCGGTTATTTGCGGTATCAAACCATTCAATCTTGGTTGTAACCTTGCCACTTACACCGGAGGGAAATACACTAGTAGTTGTATTTGTGTAGGGGCCGGGAAGAAGGGGGCATGCGACATCCGAGCAGAGATCTTCAGTTGTTGGGGCGAATGGGATGCCGTTAAAAGAGAAGGAATACTTAGCTGTTCCTGCATTGACATTAGTTCCGGGCGGAATTTCTAGATTTAGTGTGATTGAGGAATCTTTGCCCGGGACAACGGGGTCAGGTAGAAGGGAGCCGCTTGTTAGTTTGAAGACGGATGTTCCCTTTGAACAATCTGTCACTGAGTTAGTCGCATTTAGGACAGCGATAGTGGCAACAAGTGCTGTGAAGAGGGTCATTATTACTTATGACGGCGGTTCTTTAGACGCCGTGTCTTTCTTTTCCGCTCTATTTTCTTCTTTTCTGTATTATTATTTCGTGGCCTCTTACCTGCTTTTTTAGGAGCAGCAGGCGCTGTAACAGGTTCAGAACCATTATTGTTATTGTTATTATTAATATTTTCAAATAATATCGGTTTTAAACTTCGTACTTTAACAGGTGGTGGCGGAGGGAAAGGTAGAGGTTCTAAGGGTTTTTCACCGGCCGCTATTCGGCCTAGATTGGCTAGACGTTGATGCGCCATAGGATCACCTCTTTCCCACTGATTGATATAATTCGGGTCAAAGATTAATTTAGCACGGGCTTTTTGTGCTCGTTCTCTATCTTCTTCATTGAGTGTATTCCTCATTTCTGACCTTTCAATTTCTTCAGGTGCTTGATACCTATGAGAACCACCCTTTCCTCTCATATTTAGACCATTCTTTAGGGGACTTGGTCTTAAGAGTGCTTCCGGAACTGGTCTTGCGGGTGAATAACCGGGTGAATCCAGCAGTTCGGGTCTTATAGGCTGTGCTGACCTAGGCGGAGAACTGTAAGGAGGTAAGAATGGTTTTACTGGTAGAAGTTTGAATGGATTATTGGCCATTACTCTACTTTCTCATCATCTTTTTCCTGCTTGGCTTTCTGCCCTGCGGGGCCCATGACCGAGCCAACAATTAAACGCGTCACACCCGTAACAACCATTGTACCATAGGATGTCTCCGTCATCTGCATTGTGTTCAAGATGAGATGGCACCAGGGCGATGCTGTCGTGAAAATACCACTGAGAATTCCGTGGAAGCCGGCTGGAACGCAGACGTTGCCGTAAAGTTGCGTTGAGACATAGTGAACGCCATAAACGAGTGCTAGAGATAAGCCAGTCTTCTTGAGTTCATCCATCACCTCTAATTTGTCGGAGGGTTTTTAGAGGATGGGGAAGGAGGAGGCTAAGCAATGTCCATGGTGTGGACGTTGGGCTCTGAAAGACAACGCGTGTAATTACATTTTCGCTTGCGGCTTAGCCACAAAGGGAAAATTTGTTATTGGTGCGGGATGTGGCCGACCTTGGTGCTTTCAGTGTGGGAAAAAGTTTTGCGGTCAGTATATTGACCCTACCACAGGTACAAAAGCCGGAGGTCCGGAAAGCCATGATGCGGAGTGCTGTAAGAAAGAAGAGGGATTCAAGCAGGAAGACTATTGTCCTGGCGGCCATAATTCGCACTGTGCGACAAGATGGTAGAATTTTTATGCTACGTTTTGTTTCCACCATTTTCTAGCAGATGCTGATTCGGCTTTTGCCGCTTGTGCTAAATCTGAATTTGTTGTCTTATACGTTTTGCCCTTCAGTAAAAAAGAATGGACTCTAGCATAGCCCCATTGCTGCTCTGTAGCTCCGGGCCTGTGACCTGTTCGCCAGGCGGCCATGCCTCTGTTATATGACTTTTTGATGAACTTGAGGGGGACGCCAGTTGCTTCGGCTTTCTGCTTGAGGGACAAGGCTTTAGGAAACCGGCGCTTAAATCGCTGCGTGTAAGATGAAGGCTTTGACTTAACTGCTTGGTCTGTCTTGAAGCCCGTGTAGGCTCTCGGATCCTTCCATGAAAAAGAACCGAAGTGTTTCATTTCTTTCAATTTCTGTTTCTTTTGCGTTTTTGACAATCCAGCAAAGTATTTCCGCGGTGTGAACATCCCTACTCTTATAGGTGAATTGTTGTCATCTTGGCGGTAATCGCTGCGATGCTATTCTTTGTGGGCTTCTTACCCTTTGGCTGTTGCTTTCCTTCTGCAGCCTCCTTTGCTTTTCGCTTCTGCCAATACGCAGCCCAGTCCATTCCTGACTTATTTGTCTGCTTCGTGGGATTCTTACTATATTCCTTAATGTCTGGGTCATTCAAACTAGAAGTAAGCGAAGGAGGCTGCTTTGTAAAAGTCCACGTTCCATCCGGGTAATAATATCCAGATGGAAAGAGGTTAATATTATCATAGAGTGCTCCCGTATTCGGATTCAGCAAATATTTCATTCCGTTCACCTTGCACCAGTACCATTCCTTTTCTGTCATTTTACCTGCTTTTATCTAGTGGTGATTAGTGCTTCAATTTTTACTAACGTAAAAATAAGACAATTTTTATTGCCGTAAAATAAGACAATTTTATTTAGTCCATCGGATACATCTTTTCCTAAATCCAAAGTACGCTTCCACCCATTCAGCACATTTATATCCTTGGCTAACCATAAACATACCAATAAGCGGTCTGATTCCTCCAACTACTAAAAGGAAAAGTACTAAAATCCAAACCCACTTATCGATCTTCATTCTATGGTATCCTAATCAAACAAAACAATTTTTATTGACCCAAAGTAGAGATGAGTTATCCAGATGAAATTATTGTTGTAAAAGGCTCCCCCGAATATAAAGTACTCTCCCACTCTGAATTTTTTACAACACTTGCTGAAAATTGGACAAAAAATAATGAAGTTAAATTATCATCCAAATTCTTTGGCGATGAATGGCCCATGTTTGTAGACCTCTTTTTCCCCGAAATGGGATATAATCCACTCTTTATGTTTAGAAATGGATCTATTCAAGTAATTCCTAATCGCGGGAAAAAAGAAGACTTAGCCAAACTGATGGACTTCTTATTGGTTGATGACGAGAAAACTATGATGAACTTTGCTAGAAACCAAGCAAGAAAACAACTGAATGCTCCAGCAAGCACTGTTCCCCGAGGCAAAGGTACTCGTAGAAATTGGACAAACGAAAGAAAACGTGGGAATAGTAATTATAATAATAACAATAACAATAACAATAATAATAATGATGCGAATAATGAGAATAATGGACCAAATATTGGTTTTGCAGACAATAATGAGGAAGCCATACTTGGAAAACTATCAAACAAAAATGCGAAAAAATACTTCCCGAATATAGGTCGCAGAAGCAGGACACGTCGTATTAAAAATTGAAAATCTTTTAGAATAGAAGTAACTAGCAGGAATGCCGCCACCTCATAATTGTAATAAATGTAATGTTCTTCTGCTGGACTTGCTAGATCATAGTCTTCCGGCAGATTATCCTCAGAAAGAACTTCTTAGAGAAAAAGCCCGACGACGAATAGTGCCTTTACTGGCGCATTCACTTAAGAAATTAATTGCGGACTATGCTGTAAGTACTATGCAAACTATATGGAATAACTCTATCTTTGAAGCCAAAATAGCAGGAAATATTAACTGGCGAACTGTATCAAATTCCCTTACAAGTATTCTATGCGAATCAGCAAAGTGGAATAATGAAATTAAGTTCATCCAAGATGAGGCTCTAAATGGAGGTCTTATTAAGATGAAAGGTATGACTCATGGTCGCGCAACTATTATAGCAAATGATTGGGTTTCATATTGTGTCTTTCTTGTATGGACGCATATGCATACATTCCATTATAATCATAATTTTCCCAGTGATAAGCCACCCCCGGAAGTATTCCAGTTCCATTTGAAACTCGGAGGAATCTATCTGAAAGATGTTCCAGCACCTCCGATAATTCACGAAGATGATTTATATTGGTAAAGTAGAATGCCTAACTGTGATATTGATGTGGATGATTTAAATGATGCTATTGACGGTTTATCAAAGTTAATCCTTGGTCTTCCCACAGAGATTGTTAACTTGGATAAAATTAAGCAAGCTCTGCTAGCTGTAAAAAAGGAGGTTAATCCTTGTGGACTAGAAAACAATAACAATAATAATAACAATAACAATAATAACAACAATAACAATAATAATGGAAGCAATCCTAGTTCATTAAGAAGCAGAAAACGGTCAACAAGAAAAAATCGTAAAATTTACAGAAGATAAAGTCCTCCTATAATTAATGCCAACCCCAGATATTGCTGGCTCGTTAATTGTTCACCCATAGCACGACCAGCAAGAACAGATACGACTGTAGATGTTCCATCCCATGCTCCATTTAACCAGCCGAGACCCATTGTTTGGAATCCAACTGCTAGTTCTAAGGCCAATATAAAGTAAAGAAAGACTCCAGCATAGAAATGAAAATAAAGATTTGTTGTTGCAAATGTTTTTAGATTTAAATCACCAACAAGCTCAGTCATTGTAATAATCCAGATTTGGACCCATTTGTTGGAACCAAGTCCCGATTTATAAAGTGAAGCAATCGCTTCCATCCCTACTTATAAATATTTTTATAAATTTGAACTTGCTTTTATCGTATGATTTTATCAGCCGCACAAATGCTAGTATCCGTAATTACATCAACATGCAATCGGTCGCGGTTTATTCCTGCGTTACAGGAGAACTATTTAAATCAGGAATTTCCTCATTCAAAAATGGAATGGATTATCTTGGATGATTCGGAGGGGGATGAGCAGAAAGAAACAGAACGGCTCTTTGCTAAATTCTCAGAGAAAGTAGCAAATATTCGGTATGTTCGCTTATCTAAGAAAAGACCAATGGGCTATAAACTTAATCGGCTGTGCGAAATGACTCGTGGTAGCATCATTATTGTAATGGATGATGATGATTACTATCCACCTACGCGGGTTTCTTCTGTCGTGGAAGCCTTTGCTACTTCTCCTAAACAGATCGCCGGATGCTCTAAGGTCTATATGTATTTTGAAGATGAGAATGCAGTCTACTGTGCTGGACCTTATGGAGATAATCATGCGTTGAATTGTACGATGGCTTTTCGCTCATCTTACGTAACAAATCATTGCTACGATAGTGCGGAAGTGTGTGCTGTAGAAAGCGCTTTTACAAACGATTTTACAGAGCCGATGATTCAACTGGATTCTCGAGCAACAATCCTCCATATAGTTCATGGGGATAACACTTTTCGGGATAAGAAGAAGATTGGTCTGCTAGAGCGAACTAATCTTAGCAAGAAGGATTTCTAGTAAATAAATTTGAAAATAGGTGGCCGCTGTATTTTTTGTAGAGAAGGTAGAATGGCGAATGAATTCTTGAAAGTAATTAAGACGGGTACAGCAGTAGAAGGTTATCCCGCACCCGAAGAAATGGCGCAGAAATATCCTTACGAACTAGATAATTTCCAGCAGCATGCTGTGGCCGCAATTCATAAAGAGGAGAATGTGCTCGTAACCGCGAAGACCGGCTCCGGAAAGACACTTGTGGGCGAATATCAGATTGCGTATTCGCTAAAGAAGGGGGGACGGGTTTTCTACACCACCCCCATTAAGTCGCTTTCAAATCAGAAATTCCACGACCTCAAGGAAATGTTTCCTTCTGTTGGAATTGTAACAGGCGATATCAAGTTTCAGCCCGATGCTGCTGTTGTAGTCATGACAACTGAGTGTTTACGAAATATGTTGTACAAGAAGGGCTCCTCAACAGAGTCACTGGGTCTTACTGCTGGAATGTCGCTGACAGGCTTGGATGCAGTAATCTTTGATGAGGTCCATTATATTAATAATCGGGAGCGGGGTAAGGTATGGGAAGAGACGATGATTTTGCTTCCAGCAGAAGTTAAACTCATTCTGCTTTCAGCCACGATTGATGGAGCGGAAACCTTTGCTGGATGGCTGGGCGCCTTGAAGCAGCGTATTATGTGGCTCATTCCTACGACTCATCGTGTAGTTCCCTTGAAGCACGCTGTGCTCATGGATTTCAAGAGTGATCCTATGTTGATAATGGATGAAAAAGAGCAGTTTCGCGATGCCACATATGACCAATGGTTGTTTTACAGGAAGAAGATCTGTGATGAATATGAGGCGCACAAGAAGAAGGTGGCTGGTCGGCGTGCTGGTGGCTACGAAGACCCTGTTATTAAACAGGCAGCGGGGGAGAGGCCTAAGTCCTATACCGCTGAACTGAATATGATGGCGAATTATCTGAGTGAACGGTCGCTTTTGCCCGCGCTCTTCTTTGTCTTTAGCCGAGCGGCTTGCGAAACTCATGCAAAGAAGATTGAAGGGTCCTACACAACACCCACCGAGGCAGCCAGCATCCGGCATATCATTCAGTTTCATCTCCATCGGTATGCGGATGTGTTGAAAACTCTCCAGCAGTATCACGATCTAGTTGCTTTGCTAGAGCGTGGAATTGCATACCATCATTCAGGTTTGCTTCCTATTCTGAAGGAGATTGTTGAGGTCTTGTTCGGCAAGGGCCTCGTGAAAGTCATGTTCTGTACTGAGACTTTTGCGGTGGGTATTAATATGCCTACGCGCACTGTAGTCTTCTTGGACATTAAGAAATATGATGATGCGGAGCGGGGCTTGCGGGTTCTAGCAACGGATGAATATATTCAGATGGCAGGGCGTGCTGGACGACGTGGTAAGGATAAGGAGGGGCTTGTTCTCTATCTACCTAGTCGCGACCCCGTTGGCACTGGTGCAGTGAAACTAATGATGACGGGGCGGAAGACCACTCTGCGGTCGCGGATGGATTTCCACTATGATTTCATTCTGAAAACGCTACAGAGTGGGACTCTAGAGTGGCTCAAAATTTCGCAGGATTCATTTTGGCACAAGCAGATTATGGCGGAGGCGGATGGTCAGCGTCGGCAGATCAACAATATCAAAGCGACTATGGCGGCGATTGGTATTACCGAAGCAGAGGTGACCGCCGTAGAAGAAGGACGCGAACTTGAGGCACGATTCAAATCATCAGTAAATGCAGCAAAGCGAACGGCGCAGGCTGCTCTTGAATCGTGGAAGAATAAACATGCGGGGCCCTCGTGGCTTCTAACAAAAAAGAAGTCGGATGATTATGTCAGCACAAAGGCTATTCTTGTGCGGGAGGAAGCCCTTCTTCAAGAAATGGAGGCAACCACCGCAGGTCCTATGGCAACAATTCGCTTCTTAGAGGCCGCGGGATTCTTGAAAGATGTGACTGACCCAACAACCATTAGTTCCGCAAATCTAACACTGAAAGGAATTCTAGCAACAGAAGTAAATGAGGGAAATCCTATTCTGCTAGTGGAAGCCTATGATGCGGGGTATTTCACTACAATGGAGGCTGCGGATATCATTGTTGTCCTTGCCTCATTCATGCAGGAAAACCAGGAAAGGGAAGGGGCAGCGCTAAATAAACTAGCTATATCTCCGCGGGTTAAGCAGTGCCTGTGGGAAATTGACCATCTAGCAAGAGTCTTTACAGATAAAGAACGGGATGTTGGTGTAGCTACAGCGGCCGGATTTTGGGACTTGAGCATGTATTGGTTGGAGCCTATTAGCCGATGGCTAGCCGGTGAAACAGCCGCCACAATCTGCTCTGAATTCAGCATCTATGAGGGCAATCTATATAAGGCTCTGATGTCGCTCAATAATATGCTGAATGAAGTCATTGCGATTGCGACTTACTGCCAGCACACCGATATGATTGAGAAGTTGAAGGGATGCGGTGATGCTCTTCTACGGGATATTGCGATTAACGACAGTTTATATCTGCGGATTTAATAGGGATGGCGCTTTTGATTTTAACTTTATTTTTTATTTTTTTAATAATTCAAAAAACACATAGAGAAAAGGCAGAGATTTGCATTGTAAATGGCTTTCCTTTTCACTATGAAATGTTTGGTTACATAATTGAATATTGCGTACATCGAAGAATACCTCTTGATATTTACACTGAGACAAAGAATAATTATGGATGGCTTCCATTTTATGAAAATAATGTGTGTTCTCTCATAACATTTTATCCTATCAGTGAATATTCACCGATTAATTCATATAGGCGAATTATTTTAACAACAGACGATGATCCTATCCTAAAAGATGAATGGATATCCGATAAAATAATTGCGATTGACCACATTGAGGATCTACGCAAGCCACAGATTAAATATCATATATCTACGCGGTGGTTTGAGTCGCGACCAACTACAGAGTATATTCTTCCTGCTTTCCGGTTAATTACTTTAGAAGAAAAACAGAAATTTTCAAGACCAGCAGTAATCTGTCTTGGAGGAAATACGGAATTATCCATCACAAAATTTAAAAAATTATTTTCAAACTTTGAAAGTATTGAATTTTGGTTTGTTGATAGGAAAGCGGAACCTGAAAAATTTAGAGAATATCCGAATATTCATTGCGTTAAACAAATGGATACAACCGAAATGTTGGATTTATGTAAAAAATCACATTGGATGTTTATTTCCGATGAAAAGAAAAATCATATGAAAAAAAGTATGTCTGCTGCAATAATGCTTGGATTCAGTTGTCTATGTAAAATTATTATGCCGGCCGAAATGAATGTAAATTATAAATATAAATCTGTTCAAGAATATACTGATACAATTGTGCTAGATGCTGTGGATTTCTCAAGGATAGATACTGAATTAATTGAAATTCAAGCACATAAATTTCGGGTCTTTGATAAATATTTGCTCTAATGTAGCAATTTAAGAAATACACACAATACTTTGATTAGGATGCCTTCGCTGAGGCCACCATCGTACAGTGATTCTTATCATATACTGGCAAAACCTGGGAAACCATTGCTAGAACCATTTATTCTAAATCCTATAGATATTGATCCGGTTGAAGCTAAAGAGCAGAAACAAGGGCCAGAACAAGGACCAGAACAACCGCCATATTATCACGGAATTATTCTTTTTATAATCAAAGGTAGTCTCCACATTTTTTTTATTTCTACATTTGAGACCATATTTTACTTTTTCTTTGTAAGTAAGAGTGAAGATAATGGAATTAAATCCGCATTTAATGTGTACTATACTCCACTTATACAAACCTGTGGAAACTGGACAAATGCTACCTATGGATTACTAGAGGACTATATCTCATATGGTCCTAATAAATCTGTTATTGATGACCGAGGTTTTGCAGCAACATCTTCTAGAGACCGGCAGAATACTGAACTTTTAAGTTTATCTGGATTTTACTCTGCTTTTTGTTTATTTATATTTCTCCTTATGGCGCTGATTGCTAGAATACTCCACGTTAATGTTCGTTGGCCTAAATTATTGGCGGAGCATTTTTCATTTGTTCTTTTATTAGGCGCATACGAATACTTCTTCTTCCGAACAATTATTTATAAGTATTCCACGCTTTCTACGGATGAAATTAATCAATATATTTATGATGGAATTTATCAGTGTTTACAAATTTAAATTCTGCGTTTAATATAAGAAATGTTTGGATTTATGAAGAAAGCACCGGCACCTGTTACTGGAACAAAACTTACGCTATCTGAGAGAATGGCAGCAAATCAGGCTGCTCTTTTAGGGAAGGGTGCGTCATCATCTGCTGTACAGGCACAGAGGAATAACGTTGCCAAGCAACAAAATGCTGCTGTAAAAAATGCTGCAGCACAGAATGCGGCTGCCCGGGCTGCGTCAATACAAGCCGCAGCGGCTAATGCTGCTGTAAAGGCGGCGGCTGCCACAAAGAAGACTGCTAATGCACAGACCGCAGCGACCGCGGCGGCTGCTGCAGTAACAGCCGCACAGAAGGCGGAGGTAAATGCTACAGCGGCAAAGAAGGCATACAACGCTGCGACTCTTTCAGCGACAGCGGCAAATACCGCAGCAAAGGCAGCCGCATCTGCTGCGTCTACATCAGTGGGCTCGGCCGCAGCAGCAAGACAACGTACACGTAAGCAGCGAAAGCAGCAACGTAAGACACGTAAGCATTAAAGAGTCAGCAGAGTTGAAAATTGCGGATTAAGAGATGCTCTTTCTGGAGACCAATCCAACCATTTGCCAACTCCAATGGAACCGCCTTGTCTCATAAAACTTGCTAGTTTAGTAAATGTACTTTCTCCATGCCCAGCACCCCATGAAGCGAAGGCAATTACAAGAAAATCTGCTATTGTATTTAAATTCAGTTCTCGTTTTGTAATTCCATAGAATTCCAACACCTCAGCTGCTAACATATGTGTTCCCTGTGTACCTGGTGGGATTTTAAGAATAGGAGCATTTTCATTAACATATCTTGCTTCTGGATTTTTCTGTATCCATTCTTCCGCTAACATACGCATATCAGTAATTACATATGAACGGACTTTAGCATGAGGTGGTAGTATTCCGTAGCAACTGGTAACATGTGATATAGTTGTATCAGTTTTACGGTCAGTTCCTCGTAAATGGATTGAAGTATAAGGCAACTGTAGTCCACTTAAATGCTGAATAATTTGCTTTCTAGCAGATTCTGCTACACGAATATTCTGAATAAGATTACTTAAATGCCACATGCGTGTTCCCTTTGAATTATGTACAATTATATCACCCTCCTGCTTGGGGCATGAGTTATCTATTTTAGATTGAAATTCTGGAAAATGGATAACTTGTGATGGTGGATCGCGAAGTAAATCATACGTATAGGCTATAGGATTTACGGTTGCCCCGGCTTCTAGACGACTAAGAACAGTAGAAAGAGGAACAACTGGAATTCCAACAATCTCAAAATAATCACTGAAATCTTCTTTACCCTGTCCCCACATATAATCCCGCCAATCTATGCATATTGCGGCTTTGTATTTTATACAATAATTCATGCAATGTGAAAGAGCCTGAAGACGATCTGCGAATCCTTCCCAGCCTTTCACAACAAAAATTTGTTGGTCTGCCTGCATCTTGTATAAAACAGCAGGACGCGTTTAAATAAATTAAGAATATAATTTTAAAATAGATAAAATGGATGTCCTAACAATAACTGATGGAGTACAATTAATTAAGGTTAAAAAAGAGGAAGCAATTCGCATGGAATTGAATCTAAATAAATCCAAGTATAATCGCGAATGGATACATCTTGGGGATGCTCTTTTTGAATTTGGATCTAATAAAAAAGATATTAGTGTCTTAACTGTAACAACTGAGCAATTTTTATTTTTAGAAGAATTATATAATATGCTGGATTACTACCGTGAAACTAGATAATACGGAAAATCATTCGCTCCTTCCAGTGACACTTCGTAGAATCATATGAGAAGGCCAACTCTAGCGTCTGACTAACTGTAATAGAATGCGCAGACTTCTCATCGCGGCTCAGTACCTCCGCTGCTGTATCGGAGACCAAGTTCCCAGCAAGTGAAATCTTAAGAATCCGCTTCCATGCAGGAATCCACATCTCAATCCGAACATTAGAAATCTTCTGCTTGAGACTGATAACCTTTCCTTCAATAACTTTTGTGCTAGTGTCGAAGATGGCCTGAAGAAATCCATAATCTCGTTCATACTTCTTGGCATCCTTAGCCTTCTGATTGAGAGTTTCTAGCAGTTCTTTGTCTTCAGGCCTGTGCGGCTTAGTATGATAAATCTCTTTGAAAATTCGCTGATTATGGAGGTCAGCGTAGCGGCGGAGAGGCGATGAAGCATGAGTGTAGACCTCTGCGTCTAAACCATGATGACGGGTGTCTTTTGCGGTCGCAGGAATATAGATAGCAGAGGACATTGCTAGAAACTTTAGGGCGGGGTCAATGGCTTCTAGCATTTCCTGCTTTTTAAGATCTGCTTCCTTATGCGCACGGAGAAGACCTCCTACAGAACCTTGGATATAATGCGCAAACTCTGTGTTGTAGAAAATCATCAGAGCTGCAATCCAGTTGTGCGGATCATCTTCGGCTTCGGGAGTAAGTTTCTTACAGAGCATCTTGAGAAGGTCTGCATGATGAGTCTCCTTAATAGACTCATACGTATACTGCTTTTGATTTGTGATAATTGTCTCCTTGAAATGAATATTGTCAATAAAGTTCGTTTGCTTGTCATAATCAAAGAAGAGCGTAATACCAAAACGTAGGTCACCGGGAGACAGTGAACCATAATCCTCTGCAATTGTGTAAGGAAGCATATGCCGCGGCTTCTTACCATCCTGATAGAGTGACTGACCGGCCTTTCTAGCAAGTAGGTCAATAGGGGAACCCTCATCAATTAGCGATGCTACATCAGCAATCGTAATCGCACACTGGACTGTTTGTTCATACTCGTCCCACAGATACGAGAAACAATCATCAATATCGCGGCATCCATCGGGATCTACATTAAATGTCTGCCAGCCCCAATCAGACTTGATTTCAACGCGGTCTGTTACATCAAACTCCGGGGGTGTGTACTCAGAGGTCTTCTTAGTATAGCCTGTCCATGGACTATATAGCCAGTATAGGGCTTCGGCTTCTGCTTCAAAGTCTCCAACTGGGCCCAGAGTCTGAACGAGAGATCCACGAGGCATAGACTGACCAAGTTCCCAAGTTTCATATTGAATTACAGAAAGATAATTTTGCGTCGGGTCAATCGTTGAGCCGACACGAAAGGGCGGATATGCCTTATTCATGGGGTGAAAGAGATAAATTGGAACATTCTTTGCCGTAAAACCATAGCGGGTTTTATTAAGACAATCAAGAATGCCAACAAGGGGTGGCTGCTTTCCGCGCACGACCATAGACCATTTGCCTGATGATGATGCAACAACCTTGTCATTGGGAAGACAACGGTCAAGGGTGGAAAAGGGCACTTCCTTGCCATTAATTACAAATTTCTTATAGTCGGTTGTCTTAATAATTTCGGCCATTTTTTGCTGCGGCTAACTTCCTGTAGGGTTGGGCTTTCAATTTTTATTACGGTTATTTCTGCTTCCACTTCTGCTTTTGTTAGGGAAGCTTATATCAATATAGTCACCATGTTCCTCAACATCTGCGGGGCTCTTTTTCAAACTTACCATCAAGCATTTTTTATCTAATGCACTCATTTCATCCGTAGACCACGCATCCGCGGCCTTATATTCTAATGTTGGATAAGCAGCAACTAAATCAGCCTCCGATAAAAGAACAGGGGCTTGCTCTAAACGGGCTTTCTCGTATATTTTCTTTTCTGTTGATGCCCTGCGTGTTGCACTCCGATGATTAAATTCGCATGCTGATCCTTTCCCGCAGACCATCTTCTTGCCTTTTTGAGGATTCGGTTTGCCACCAGGGAGCCATTTTCTTGTATTAGTGTGTTTTCCAGCAGCGAAATTACATTCCTTTGCTCCGTGGAAAAGAGTACAATTTGTATTCGGGCAGTTAGATCCCTTAGGGCACTTCGGTGCTCGGCGATGGACAACTTCTCCGCGACCATAGGCTTTGGCTTCCGCAGTTGCTGCGCGTGGCTCAATCGCCTTCGCCCGTGACCGGCTTTTGGGCTTAAAAAAATTAGGATCTTCTTCCTCTATTATATTAGCCCAACTACGTTCCATCCTTATCTATTAGTGGGAAAATACTTAGATGAGGAGGCCTACCGGGCAATGGTCCGAGCCCACTTGGTCTGAATAAATGGTCGCTTCCTTGATTTTCTTTGCTAGAATCTTTGAGACCAGCCAATAATCAATACGCCAGCCTCTGTTATGTTCGCGTGCTTTAAAGAGATATGTCCAATATGTGAATGCCTGCTTGTCGGGATGCTTCTCTCTGTAAGTATCTACCATGTCTTCTAGCAGTGTAGAGAAGTTAGCACGCTCCTCATCGGTGAATCCAGCAGAACGATGATGCGTTTCTGGCTTGAAAATATCAATATCCTTGTGCGCAACATTAAGATCCCCACCGAGAATGACTGGCTTCTTTTTTTCAAGTTTGGTAATAAAGCGGTGAAATTCAGTATCCCACTGCTCGGTTCTATAATCAAGACGCTTCAGATCTTGGCCTGCGTTTGGTGTATAAACATGGACTACATAGAATTTAGGAAACTCTAGAGTAATTACGCGGCCCTCTTGGCTATGGTCGTGATCCTTAGGATGTGTATCATATTGAACGGAGATTGGCTCTACTTTTGACCACATAGCAGTTCCAGCATATCCCTTTCTAGCTTTGCTCGTGTTATAATACTTAAATGGATATTCGGGGAACGCTGCGTCTAACTCTTGCAGAAACTCCTTTTCCTTTTCGGTGCCATTTAATTTCGTTTCCCCTAGGCCGAGGACAGTTGGACTTTCTTTTTTAATGAAGTCCTGAAAATTATCCTTTTTAACAATATTCTTGAGTGAATTAACATTCCACGCAATAAATGAGGGCATTTCTTATTACTGTTTTGGAAAATTAAGAATTCAAATTTATTTATTTGATTTGATTAGGGATGAGTGATACTGTAACAGAAGCAGTACGACAACGCTTATTACGGCAAAATTTAAATTGGTGGAAGGGAAATAATGGGGAATTATCGCAAGAAAATATAAATCAATTACGAAATGAATTTGATATTGAATATAGACACAGACGTTTTTATAATTTACGGGCGCAGAGTCAAAAATCTTCACCAAAAGTAGGGATGTTAAAATGCGATAATTGTATAAGGAAAGGTGTTTTGTGTAGCGGCCCTACTAATCCTAGAATGCGGATGTGTGCTCAATGTGCTGTAGATAGACTTAGGCCGGAAGAATGCGTTTATTCTTCATTGGATCTAAATCTTCCTGCGTGGGCTAGTGGAGGGGCTGGTGGTGCTGCGAATGCTATTATTCAACCGGCTCAGGCCGGCGCTGGTGGAGCAGGCCTGGCAATTCGTGTTCCTGTAAATGTTGGAAGAGGGTCTCCGACAGGAATGGTAAATGTAAATGAAGAAAATGAAGAAAACAATGTAAATAGTAATGCTAGCCGCGACCCCAATGCTACAGAGGAACAAATTGCTGCTGGAAGGGCGAAAAAACAAGCGCGCAGAAATAAGGTTGCTAGAATTGTAGCAGAAAGTGCTCTGAATAACTTGGCTGCTGGCAATGAAAGTGCTAAGGCTGTACAGGCAATGGCTAAGGCTGCTGGAGGTAAGCGTTCACGCAGGCAAAAGCAGAAGAATCTCAAGAGGAAGCAGAAGCAGACAAGAAAACAAAAGCAATAAGTAGAGATGTCAAATATTAAAGCGTGTATTTTTTATTCAGTGCTGCGTATTATGGCTGATGAAAAAGTGCTTGTAGATCAAGATACATTAGAGACTCTTCCCATAATTACGAAACATTTAATTGAATCTTCACAGGCTTGCCCTGATGTTATTTACAAGCATGAGTCTTTTTTTTCTGGACCAGATAAGGAAGCAAAGAAAGTAGCCTTCATGACAAAACCAATATTCAAAGATAAACCACTAACACCTTTTGATATTATGCAAAAATATATTGATACATTTCTAAGGTATAAACCCGGCCCTATGCCATCTCTGCCTGAGTGGGAGGCGTTAATACCTGAAAACCCAATGAGTTCAGCAGCTATGGAGGCTTTATTTAATTCTGAAAAAAAAGAAAGAAAGCGGACGCGGAAGCAGCAGAAAAGCCGGAAGCAGACTCGTAAGCAACAGAAGCAGATTAGACGCAAGTAAGAATAATTTTATTCATCTAAAATAAATGACTTGGGGTGCTGGATACTATAATTATGATGGTGTATGGCATCCTAAGGTAGAATGGCCGCAACGTCGTCAACAACAGAGGACTCGGAAGCAGGTACAGCGCAAACAGCAGAAGACTCGGAAGCAAGTACAGCGCAAACAGCAGAAGACCCGAAAGCAGATTAGACGCAAGTAAGCAAACAGGGCAAGTCGCGTTTGAAAGACGCATACGCCTTTAGATATAAAGCACCCGTCCCCGGATAGTACAAAGAATCCCTCCATGCTGGAAGATTTCTTTTGACTACAAACCAGAAACGCGTAATAATTTTTGTCTTAGCAATCCGCTGTTGAATATCGGGATTTTTATGGACTAAAACCTTAAAATACGAGGGTGAAAACAAGAAGTTACATGCTAGAAGTAGTTTACCTGTCTTTGGAAGTTCAAAGAACTTTGCTAGATGATGGATATTTTCAGCCTTTGTCCTTACTAGCATATCCAAGTGATACGGCCAATCCGGTTGAAATTGCTTAGATGCTACAAACTGCTTGAGATAACGCTGATGCTTGAAGATAAAGAGGCGGAGAACAGCCGATTCGCTTTTTACGAGTGAAACCTGATTCTTGTTGAAGATTTCCAGCACCATATCATATCGTTGAAAACTGAGAGCCTTTTGGACCCAAGCATCAATCTCATCTTGGTAAACTCTAATATTCTTCACGCCATCAAGGGCTGCCGCTAGAGTATCCACTGTTGAGACGGGATTATTAATTGCATTCATGACCCGCTTCACACGACGCGTATCATTTGTTTCTTTGGTTGGCATTTTGTCCACCTGTTAGTAAGGCCTGCGGGGCTTTCAATTTTTACGCGTTTGTTTTGTCTTAAAAATCATTCGGTTATATCCGTTATCTATTTTACTAAAGATGAAACCCGCTTTGGTATAACATCTTTTTGCTGAAGTGTTATTCTTCTTAACTATAAGATAGACCTTTCCTTTTGCTTTCTTTGTTAGTTTTTTAACACTTTTCATAGCGTATCCTTGACCTCTATAGGCTGGATTCGTATAGACCATATTAATTTCACATCTGCCTTTATCAGGACATAGCAAACGAGCAGTGGATATAACTGTTGAGCCGTCATATGTTAAAGCAATTTTAGTTTTGCGTTTATCTTTAGCCGCTTCATTTACTATATTTTTATATGAAACGCAGTGTCCGCGTAAATCCTTGACTGAGTCCTCAAAAGATTCTTTGAGACCGGTTTTCATAAGATGTTCAAATTGTGGAACAGAAACAATCTTTTCTGATACCATCTCTCTACTTAGGATGCTAAAAGTATATTCAGACAATAGGATGCGGGAGGCTTTTATGGACACACCGGAACTTGTTAAGCTTCTAGCAAATCCTGTGCTCTTGAAATCTTTTAACGCACTGCTAAATGATCATGGGGACTTCAAAAGTATTGAGGGATTTTTTACACTGGATGATGTAATTGCAAACTTCCAGCAAGAAAAGCGGCCTATTATGTATTATGTAATTTGGACTCCTGATACAATTGTGTTTACTTCGCGAATGTTTTTAACGCCCAAAACAGGTTACATCACAATGGTTCATACGCATGATGGATATAAACGAAGGGGGATTTGCTCTGGGGCGTTTAACAAAATATTTAAGCATTTTAGCGATGTTACACGTTGGAAATTAGATGTGGAAAAGGGAAATCAAGCCGCAATAGGTTGTTATGCTAAAATGGGATTCAAAGCAACGGCTAAACAGCCCATTCCTTATGCGATTGTTATGGTACTTACAATGCGGAAAAAATCATAAAAAATATGATTCTTCTAAATAAGATGTCTCGTGTAGTTCGCGTTGCTGGAAGAATGGTTGAACTTTCAGGGCTACATGGTATTTGGCGTGGTGCGGATCATTTATGTAATTCACGGATTACACTATTCTATCTTAATCGCCCTGTGCAAACGATTGAATACGCATATGGTAAATGGGCAGAAGCAGAAAAGGATGTACTGACTCTTGAGGAAGCAAAGAAGGAATTTCTTAAAGAAGATTCTTTATTGAAACTCCGCTGATTTTTATTGCTTCAACTGTTCCCGGTTTTGTTTGAATTCCTCGGCCTTCGAGGGCAGCCCAGCCGAAAAGGTCTCCCCGCTTTTGATTCGGGATAACAATATCTAGATATTCACGATTGCCGATTCCGAGACATATCAAGGTACAAATTCCATGATCACGGCTGATTTGTCTGCCGGAAGCAATAATCCCTCGGAACTTGACTGTGCGCCGACCGTCCAAACGGAGTTGCGCTTCGTATTGAAGGCCACATGTTGGCAAGAACTCTTCGGTTATCCAATAACCAAGCGTTTTAAAATCCTCTGCTGGAGATGGCTGCTTTAAAAGTTGCTGCTCTTGTGTTTTTACGGGTTTTAGTGTAGGTTTTCCATCACGTGTAGCAACACTGTACGGCGGTGGTTCTCTGCTGAGAAGAAGACCAGAACACCGTGCTTCTCTGTAATGAACCCACCGGCGGTATTCCGAATTACAATGATTGAGGGCCGAGCACCAGAATTCATGGGGCCTATGTGCTTTCCAGTATCCTAAGGCCCAAACTAACTGAGCGTAGGAGACTGCATGACTCTTGCAGAAACTATAATAGACTAATTGGTTCAAATCATCCACCACTTTGTCAATCTGCGTCTGGGTGTATCGTCGTGCCGCCATTTCTTTGCGGAACTCAACACGAAGCTTAGGATTGCCTTTAGCAAATGCTTTTCTCCACTTATCGGCTTGCGCCGAATCACAACCGAGAATATACCGGATTTTATGAATTGCGTCATCATCAAAGACAATCGGCCGGTCAAGGGGCGTTCGCCGACCTTCTAGCAATCTCCATTTTTCTAAGAACTCCTGTTTCCTGCCTTCTGCTGCGGCGGCTGGTCTGATTAGTGCTAGAGCAACAGCAATATCTGCTACACCTTCCGGTTTCATTTCCATGAAGAGTTTACGCATTCCGCGACTTTCGCCGAGAGTTATGCCAATATTCCAGCCTCTAGCAAAGATTCTCTCTGTTTGTGCATCTCGGGTAGGATAAGTCATTAGGGGTCTTTCAGCACAAATATCAGTTAACTGTGCTAGACCGCGATTACTCAGCAAATCAATCTTGATGTGGCCTTGGTCTTCTGTGTCGTCTTTGTTCAGATTAATCTGGAAAAGAGGAATGCCGTCGGCTTCTATTTCCTTGAGTCTGAGTTCTTCTGGCACTTCGCCTTCCTCTTCAAAGATAACTATTCCGCCGCAGTGCTTACTGTAGTTCTTCAATGTTCCTTGTCTGCCATCTTTCTTAACCGTAAACTCTTTGAGTTCTTCTGCGGTCAAGAATTTTTCGGGTTTTGCTCCTTTGCGGTTTACGGCTGAGGGGATGGGTTTATTATGCTCTTTAAGAATGTCTTTTATAGTTTGCCGTGTATTTACTTTGTCGGTCCACAGATTATAGTTGGAGACACGACCGACTTGATTTGGATACTTCTTTGCAATTAGGCCATAAATCTCTTCACGGCGGTTATAAGGTACATCAATATCAATATCAGGCATATCCTTACGGAGATGATTCATGAAACGAGCCAATTCAATGCCATTTAGAATGGGGTCAACATGGGTGATTCCCAGCAGATAGGTCACTAGGGACGAGCCGGCTGAGCCGCGGATAATGTGGGGCGGAGCCACAGGGCCGAGACCTTTGACAATTTCCAGCACAGTCCGTACTTGGAGGAAAACGGGGGCGAAACGGTTTTTATCTATTAATTCATATTCTTCTGCTAGTTGCTTTGCGTAACGAGGATCATCCGGTATAGGGCGTATGAAAAGAGGCTCTAGGGCTTCTTTTGCCTGCTCGTAGACATGCGGTTTTGGTTTTGCTTTTCGCGTTTTTGGTTGAATTTGAAAAAAGCCATCTAAGGTGCTTTGGAGCATAGTCCATCTTTATTAGAAAAGGGTCTGTCAAATTTTATTACGACCAATCAAGTTTATATTCATTTGTTTGTTCATTAAATGTTAAATCACTATCAGGAAATTTAACAGTGATTTCATCTTTTATATGTTTTATAATATATTCACATCTTTCAACAGTAATCTTTTGATGAAATTTAATAATTTCTTCACATCCAGGATTATAAATAGTATATTGCGTTTGACCTAATTTTGCTTTATTTAAAACTAAATCTTTAAAATACCGAACACCTTCATTAATAATTTCATTATTATATCTTTCTTCTTCTTGCCTCTTCATATCCCGTAGATAGCCACGTGAATAAGACTCAGCAGATACAACAGCAAACAAGCAGAAAAGAAGCAACATTTACTTTTACTAATAAAAATAAAATATATCAATTTTACTTTTATTTGTTTATTTTTATTTTAATTACTCATAGTCACGAAAACTAATGCCAACAGGGAAGCGGGGAATACCATCACCCGTCAACTCTTGGAAGCGAACCGTCAGTTCCTTGCCAATATACTTCTTTGGATTCTTGGTAACATCCTTGAAAATCTCTGCACGAGCCTCATGAGTGCCCCTCGGCCTTACCTGAAAATGCTGTCCGTCCTTGGTTTCGCAGGTCCAAATAACGAGACCCTTCTCAAGTCCCTGTCCATCCGTAAAACCCGTCACCTTGTACTCAGCATCCTCAAACTCCTTATACTTCTGAAGGTCATACGAGCGTGCTCCCAACTGGTACATTCCCTGCTTGTTCCGCACCATCAGACCCTCGTTACCCTCTAGCACATACTTGTCATGGAACCCCTTGAGATCCTCACGGCTCTTGCACTCCTCCGTGGGCAGAAGATGAATCTGCGTGAACTTGTTGCGGCTGAAGAAGTCCTTAAGGGTCGCAAGACGGCTCTCAAAGGGAGCGTCATTCACGCAGTCATAGACCCACAGATTAACATGCTTCAACTGCTCCTTATCAGCCGCCGTATAGGTCTTCTTCTTGACCAAGCCAACAAACTGCTGGAAAGTCAGCGTGGTAGAATAGACCTCACCGTCTAGAATCAGACCCTCCTTGGTCGCAGGAGCCAGTTCAGCAATAATGTGTTCAAGGCCTGAAAACGGTTTACCGTTCCTGCTGGTTAGAGCATTGTTAAAGAAGATGGAGCGAACACCGTCAAGTTTCGCTTGGACATAGCAAGGGAATACAATTTTCTTACCCTGCTTGTGATAATCCTGTGCCAGCATTGGGCTAACTGTCTTATGCGCAGCGACCGCATTATCAGATGCTAGACCGGGGGCCTGTGCATTTCCCAACTTCTCAGCATAGCCTCCATCAATCTTGCCCTCCCATGTGGACTGGGCCTCTAGCAGAGCCTGCTCGTAGGGCGTTGTCTCGTTCTTCTTACCGAGATTCTTACCCTTTGTGATTTCCTTATCATTTACGACCTGCTTACCGTCCTGGTAGCCGTAGGTCACTCGGATTACGGCAGTAGGATCCTGCTTAATTACTTCAATTTGCCAGACCTGCGTCTTGCCGGTCTTTGACTTACCAAACAGCGTGGGAAAATTACCATTAGCGGGGGCGGGCATCTTATATTTCCTAGTTCTATCTACTTGTTGTTCTAGGCGTGTAGGGGCTTCAATTTTTAGTACAGGAGTGGGCACAGATCCATGGAATGCCTGCTCCAAATTATTAAATGTATATTGTTCATTCATTGCTCGTGTCAGTTTAGTTAACCATTCGCTTTTACGCTGGAAATTTGGATTATTCTTGTTCTTCGCTTTATCCAAGAGACGGGATAAGCCTTTGACGGTATTCATATTTCGTTTATTTTGATTTACATTAAGAGGGCGATTCTTACGTGTCTGTGCTCGTACAATGATTGGTTCTAACTTAGAATTAATCATTGGGCCTATAGAAATTCTTGTACCAAGGACTTCGTCCATCTATTTAACTAGGAACAAAGTTATTGATGGACTTGAGTTCGTTATTTCTGCTGCGGTGGATGCTGCGAACCTCCGTGTAGCCGTCCGCCACCTTGTTCTCAAAAGCACCCTCGGCCTCATGGAGAGCCTGCTGGAGGACTGAGCGACCGGCCTTTCCGACCGTTACATTGTGGCTGGAAGCGACCAACTTACCGCCCTCCTTTCCTGTCAACTTGCTGACAGTGGCCTTGCCACGGCTTACACTGGGAACAACCTTCACTGTCCAGAGTTGGCGGGACTTCTTGAGAAGAGGCCATGTGCCTGAAGCGGGAGGAGCAGCACGAGACTTACGGGTGTAGGTGCGCTTGGCCTTATTGGCTCCAGCAGCGGCTAAAGCAGGGGGGCCACGGTTACTGCGGTTACTACGTGAACCACGGCTAGATGCACGGCTTGAAGCACGAGAGCCAGAAGGGGAAACAGCAAGAGCGGCGGCTAGGTTACGAGCAAAGTTACGACGAGTCTGGAAGGCCTTGCCACCCTCCTTGCCCTTTTTCTCTGAGTTTGTGTACCATTTAAGCATGGCCTGCGCCTTGGCCTCATTGGCTCTGCGGTTGTTTCCGCGACGGCTGTAGTGACCACTGGCATTGATTCCCGCAGCAATAGCGGCAAGTTCGGCATTCTTGACTTTTCCACCCATTGAAAAGCCACGCGAAAGGAGTTCACCGGGGCTAGGCATATTCTATTCTTAGCGGATATAAAAACCAAACGCAATCTAAGAATAGATGTCAGACAAAAAAACACAAATCATTAATTTTCTAATTGCTCTCCGGCAGAAGTCAATTGCTGAATCCGAACCATTCAAGGCCAGAGCTTATACAAAAGCAATTAAGGAGATTGAAAGACTTCCAGCAGTTTACTCCCTTGCGGATGTCAAGGATTTACCGGGTGTTGGAACAAAAATTGCGGCGAAAGTGGTCGAAGTCTTAGAGACAGGCCATTTGCTAGAAGCTGAGGAGGCAAAGGAAGAATACTCATTAGAAGCCTATAATGCGCTCCAGGAAGTTCACGGGATTGGACCTGCTAAAGCCCGGGACTTGATTACGAAGCATGGGATTAAGACGATTGAGGCCTTGCGGACAGCAGCGGCGGCGAATCTGGATTTACTGACGCATGCACAGAGTGTTGGTTTAACTTACATTGATGATTTGAAGAAGCGGATACCACGAGCAGAAATGGAAAAGCATGAGGCTTATGTGCGGAAGATGCTACCAAAGGAGTTTGAAATGGTAGTTGTTGGATCGTATCGTCGGGGATTACCCACTTCCGGGGATTTTGATGTGATGATTACTAGCCGGACCTTGAGTGAATTAGTTGCGGCTTCACACTTCCAGCAGTTCATAGATTTGTTGGCTGAGGAGGGATATCTTCGGGGAGAATTTGCTCGGGGAGAACACAAGTTCATGGGGGTTTGTCGTCTTCCGCGCCATCAGACACATCGCCATGTAGACTTATTATTATGTAAGCCTGAAGAGTATTGGTATACAATTCTGTATTTTACTGGATCAGATGTTTTTAATGTTAGTATGCGTCGGCATGCTTTGACTAAGGGGTATTCCCTTTCTGAGCATGGCCTCAAGCGTGTACGTGATGGGGTTCCAGTACCTCCAGCAATGAATTCTGAGAAGGATATTTTTGATTTTTTGGGATTGGCGTATGTAGAGCCGACGTCGCGGATAAATCCGCTGGCCTAAAATAGGGATGAGTGATTTAAACTTAAGTTTTAGTGCGGCACATCGTAGTAACTACAATAACAATAACAATAATAAAAATAACAAAAATAATATTAATATTACTCCTCTAAATGCGGGAGAAAGAGGAGCGTCTCCATCATCTCTTCCCGCTTCACCTTCAATTCCAATTCCTGAAAGAAAATATACAGCAGAAGAAGAATTAGTAATAGATAAATTTGTAGACTATGTAAGAATTCAGAATGTAAATGACAAACCAAAACTAACAACTGCTGAAAAAGGAATTCTACGAGGAGTTTATTGGTCGCGGCAATTTACAGATAAAGTGCTACGCAGACTCAAGTATCTGGGTATGCGTAAAGAAAGTGCTAATCTTGCGAAGAATTATGAAAATATACTAAGGAAGACCCGTGCTAGAAGTCGTAGACAAAGAAGAAAGACCCGCAAAGCATAGAGATGTCCGTTGATAAAGCTGAAATTCTAGAATCCGATTCCATTAAATGGGATTCTAGTATTGAAACACTTCTAGCAGGATGGTGCGACCAGGCTAAATGCTACGAATGGATGCATTCTGAGGCACATACAATTTTTGACCGTAAATCTCGAAATTTAATGATTGCGATTAATGTCAGCGTAGCAATAAGTGGTTTATCTAACATAATTGCTGGAGGCTATTCAGTGGATGGATTCCAAATCTCCTGGATTTTTGGATCTCTAACAATTATGACATCGCTTATGAATATGCTTCAAGATAAATTGGCATGGACGCAGTCGGCAGAAACACATAAACGAATGTCTGCAGTATGGGGTTTAATACGCAGGAAACTAGAGGAAGAATTGGTTCTTCCGCCCACATCAAGAAAAGACTGTTCCACATTTATGCGATATGTTCGTAGTGATATTAATACCGCATCTTCTGATTCTGCGTCTAAAATACCGAAGGCGATTCGTGATGCCTGCTTCGCAAAATTCAAGGATATTCCTGAGTTTGATATACCCGATATCTGCGGTCAAGTTGAGCATACCCGAATTTATGTTCCACTGTTGGCCAAGTAAAGCCGAACATCTTCGTTCAGCCTGAGCCGGGGGATTTCCTTGAGCCTGAACCAACCGATGCCTGATTGCTCAAGGCGATTAAGGGTAGGAGTTTCATCGGTGCGCAAGACGGCTATCCAATACGGTCTATCGCGTAAAATAATTGGCCCTTCTGTGATTTTATAATGAATAACCTCTAGATATCCTGCTTCCTCCTTGAGTTCTCTGGTCGCGGTTTCAAGAGGGTCAATATCCCATGTTTCTGCGTGGCCTTTTGTGAATCCCCATTTTCCAGTGAAGCGGCTCTGAACGAGAAGAATTCTGGACCGGGTAGCATCATACAGAATAATTCCAGCGCGTTCTTCTGAGGCCATCCTAAATTACAGGGGGGAGTAAATTATTTTCTATACCCAGAATATAAATGTCGGCAATGCGTGTAAAGACTCAGACTGAGCGTGGAACCCAGTTCTTCACAAACATCGCTACCATTGTGGTAGCGGACAGATTTGATGCCAATGGCACTGCGTTGTCTGGTGGCTCTGCCGATACGGCTAGACACGGCACATCCACAACAGTGGGCGGTGTTTTGGTCCGTGACATGGGCAAGGTTCTCCGCGTCCCTGTTAATTCTCTCTCCTCAACGGTCGCGGGCACAAAGTACCGCGTTCTCCGTAAGGTTCAGTTAGTTGATGCAGCATCCATGAGCTTGGCCTCAACAGTTGGCGGCAACTCCAACACTGATGGTGTAAGTGAGTTGGCCAGTGCCACAACAGGTCTCCTTCCGGGTGGTACGTTCTATATCCAGGTCGGTGGAACTGCGGCGGATGGCTCTGTCTACACCTCCCGCTGGGCCAGCCTAAATCTCCTCAACTAAACAGTTTAGTCGGTTTTTTCAATATTCATTTCCTGAATTCAGAATTCAAGAAATGAACGCATCTAAGTAGAATGCCAAGCACAAAACCTTTTCCTATTAATGCTAAAAGAGTGCGTAAATCCCCCTTTAAAAACATTGCGAAAACGCTGAAGGCTAAGAGGAATTTTCAGAAAGGCAAATCTATCGGATTTACGAAGCGTTCTTCCCTGAAAAGCATGGGACTAATTCCGCGGTCGTCTGGTCTTTATGAACTGGGGTCAAAATATGATATTTAGTAGGTTTTAGAGCTTTCCCACAAATTAGACAAAACCAATACATATTTAATAGAAAAAGACTGTAAAGTGATGCCATTGTGATAAGACTTTGAAATGGCCTTCTTGTAAGTATAACCCAGTAAAAATCCCAAATACGATATTTTGTAAATGTTAATGCAAAAAGAAATTGATTTGCTTTAACGATATATGTATGTGCTGAAATGTGTTTATCCTTTATTAAATTATTAAGGGCTAAAAATATTGTACTTATTTCTACATTTACAATTGTCCGAGCTTCTAGCAGGTATTCTGCTGGCGGTAAAGTAATAATTGATGCTATAAAACAAATAACAATATAATGGTGAAGCAGAATATCAAATTCTTCTGAATAGAAAAGATCGGCGGTCACATAAGTAAAAATGATTGTATAAATGAGTTCATATTGCTCGTAGCAAGAAAGGCCAAGCGCAGATGTACAAACAATAAGTGAAGAAATATTTTTGAAAAATTTGTAGGACATTACCTGTTTGTATTTAAGTGATTTACTTTAGGTTTATAGAATAAGAATGCCGGAACCAAAGCCTCAACCAAAAGTTTGTGTTGAATTTGAGAAGACCTTACAGAAATGTATATTTGAACATGATGATGAAACCTGCCACACTATATTTAAAAATATTCATTTGAGCTTGTATAATGTGTGTGTAAAATATAAGAAGGAAATATCCTTAAAGTAAAGTAGGGATGGGGGATAGAATACGACTTTGGCGGATGTACGATAGAAAAGAACTAGAGGAGGAAGCAAAAAAAAAGCACAAAGAAGAAATAGAATGGCGAAAACAAAAGGAATATATACAGAAATTACATGAACAAAGAAGTAAACATGGTAGCAGTTCTTTAGATGAAATACAGGATAGATTTGCTAGAGGTGAAAATATTAGTGCACTAATCCGAGAAACTCTGCTAAGAAGAGAAGGAGATTTACCTGCTAGCCCTATGACTCTTTTACAAAATACTGATCCCGCAACTGTATGTTATATGAATTCTGTTTTACAGTGTATTGCTCATCTACCTGGGTTTATTGGCTGCGAAAATTGGCCATTAAAAGTAATTGATGAAAGAAATCCTGTAGATGTTAAAGAAGGAGAAACAGTTGATGCTTTTTTTGAACTAATTGAAGCAATGCGTTTACCTCTTCCACAGGCACAGGCACAAAGACGTGCCCTTATGACAAAGCAAGCCAATTTTTATACAAGTATATACGAAGTAACGAAAGGTAATGCTTTAGGTGACATATTTTTTCCACTAAGCCAAAGTGATGCTGATTCTTTTCGTGTTACTCTTTTTAACATAATAGCAAAACAAGTTACGGCTCCTAAAAAAGCAGTAAGAACTCTTGATGAGCCCGGTGGACATTCTATGCTAGCACCACTTTATGGATATTGTAAATTAAATAACGAAATTCAAGAAGTAAGAACTATTGATACCATGTTTGAGGTTCAAGCGCCACCTATTTCACGCGATGCGCAGGGTGGATTTAGTCAATGGATAAATGATCCTGCTGAATCCAAAAAATTTCGTGTAATTCCAGATACATTAATATTAAAAGCAGCATTATTTGGATTTGATGGTAAATACACAGAAGCAATTCCTATTGTGCCCATGTTTGATATCGCAGATTTTCATCCAGCAGGATGGCAGCCAAAAAATGTGGGATCTACACGTTATAGATTATATGGAATCGTATGCCATCATGGGGAGACAATTGATGCGGGTCATTATACAGCCCTTTGTTTACGTGATGGAGAATGGTGGCATATTGACGATGACCCTCCTTCAGCTGACCGTATTGACTTGCCGGCAAATCTTCCTTCTAAGAATTTACGAGCAAATCCATATATTTTCTTTTATGTTCGCGATGGAACAGGGCCCTATGATATTAATGAGGACGATAGTTTTGTAATGCGTCCTTTACCTATGCCTGCTGCTCCTGTTGGGGCCACAGGTCTTACTGCGGAACAACTAGCAGAATATCCACGTTTTGCAGTCGCAGCTGCTAAACTAGCAGCCTTAAAAGCAGAGCCTAAACCAAAAAGAAATAGGGTTACACGAAAGAAACAACGGTCTAAACATTAACGGGCCAGTTCGCAATCATACTATCAATCTGCTCCATAACTACATCATACATCATGCTGATATTTTCTGTCTTGTACATTACAGCGGGGACTGCAGGAAAATTGAACTGAATATGACTGAACGGCTCATCGTCATTTGATAGAAGCGTCAGCATATTCTTGAGATACTTATAGACATCATTTGCAGTTAGCGAAACCGTCTGCTTAACACCCTCCGGCTTGTTGGTATAAGTCACATTGAAATACTGCCCGTCGCGGGTAATACTAAGATGGTCATCCTTGCTAGGGGCATCCTCAGCAGTCTTGAAATTACGGATCATAATCATTGAGAACTTTGCAGGGGAAGACATCTGAACAGGAATATGTTTATTAAATACACAAATTCCAGCGTCAAATTTTTGCCCTCAGCAATAAAAAAGCGGCCTAAATAAGGGAAGTATGGATACTAAATTATATGTATTCTTATTTGCTGTTACACTCGTTCAAATCTGGTGGATAGCAGTGTGGGGAATTACTGATATTCTAATACGGATTCTAGCAGGTAAACATCGTCATGTTGAATTCCTAATCTATGTCTTCTTCATTGTTCTTGTTATATCATTTTTACAGTCTAATCCTCAATATATGATTCATCTCTAAATAATTGCTTGATAATAATTCATATATTCGGGAAAATTGGCCATATGGATATTATCTTGAAGACCTGGCATTAGGATTCCTACACATGGTTTGTGAAATGCAATGGCATATTGAAGAGGCGCTGATAAATTGCCAATTAGAAGTACACAACTATTTATTATACTTATAAGAGATTCTAGTGTGGGGCATATATGTAGGGGCAAATTTGTTCCAGATAATTCGCTAAAAAAAGCATATTCCTCAATATCTGTAGTAACAAATAAAATTTTATCTGCTGGAAATTGTTTGAGTAATTCTTTATAATTAATTTGTTTATTTTCTCTGCGGGCTGAATAACAGATTATAATTTTATCTTTAAAAGCGGGGTCTTCTTTCCATGTTAACCACTTATGTTTTCCCCATGGGATATTATAAGTAGATTGAAAAATTTCGGCCCATGATTTCTGATAAAGAAGGGGTGATTCTCTCCATTTAGTAAGATCAACGTCATAAACTTGTCCTGTATGAATTTTATATTCATATATATATTCCTGTGCTTTTATAATATCTTTAGTATCCTTGTGAAGTTGTTCAAGTCCAAATCTGAATGCATGACCACGATTTGATACATAAAGAAATCCTTTACGACCAGTTGATTTATAAACTTCTTGAATGACAGAAAGTTGATTAATTAAATCTCCGAGAAGCCCACCTGCTAGATATGTAACGGGGGCATCCATTCTAGACTGTAAAGTATTATTTTTCTTTATACTAAACGAACTCTGCTTAAAAAATTAATAATAAAAAGGTATAATGGGCGATTTTGCCGAAAATCATGAACTTTTTACCTTTTTAATTTTAGCAGGAACAAATCCAGAATTTAAAGTATTTTTAGAAGTGGGAACCGGTTCAGGTATGGGGACAACTCGTGCTCTAATCAATGGTATTCTACAGCGAACTGAGCAGAATGCCCGGCTTTATTCATTAGATACCAATGAGCCGGCTATTCATAAGGCGCGATATCAATATATCAATAATCGTAAATGGCTGAGTACTTCATTTGCTCAATTTATCTGGGGTCGGCTTAATAAAACCGAGTTTCTTCTCCGTGAAGACTTAGCTGAATTTCCCAATCCTGCAGCAATACGACCTATTTATGATTTGATGTATGATCGTGAACATCATTTGTGGTTAAAAGCACCTTTCGTAGCTATAAATGAAAAATATGATGTGATTGTGCTGGATGGTGGCGACTTTTCTAGCATAGGAGATTTTTCCAACCTTAAGGATATGAATCCAAAAATGTGGGTGTTAGTGGACGTTAATCTTTGTAAAAATAGAGGGGCTTTTGCTGAACTCTCGGCTTCTAGCAAATATGATTTGGTGCGGAAGTTTGAAGATGGACGAGGTTCGGCTGTATTCAAACGTAAAGATATAAATCTTTTACAAACAATCAATGTTGATTATACTAAGATTCTGCAGTGCCCTACGGATTTTTGGCTTCTTTAGATACCTTAGACGCAGCTTCAAGCCGATCTAGTGCTGCTAGACGCGCTGCACGGCGTTCGGCGGGAGTTTGAGGATTATATCCGCCTACAGTCTTTTCTGCCTCCTTGGCCTCCGCTTCCTGCTTTTCCTTTGCTTCTGCTTCCTGCTTTGCTTTGTGGAGAGCATCCTCTAGAATAGACTCCTCTAGTGCGTGTCGAATCTGCTCATTTTCATCATCGGCTTCTGCTTCTGCTTCTTCCACTTGCAGACGTAGAATCTTGGTCTCCAAACGAGGATACACAGCTCCTTTGATATCATCCATGTCATATCCCACAATAAAGGAAAGCGCGGCATCAGTGTCCTCTAGTGGAGGAGAATCTCCCGTATCAAGAGCCTTCTGTAGACTCTGCTGGATACGCTGAACTTCTGCTACATTTGATGGGCTTGGTTGGCTAATCTCATGACTGATGATATCATCAAGACCGGTAATGAGATGAAGTGTCTGTCGTGCTGCGGGTTTTAGGTAGGGAAGTTGTTCTAGCACTTGATTAAATAGTTCATCACCTGCTGTCTGCTGGCTTTCCTCCTTTGCCTCTTGGAGACCATATCCTTCAAGACTGGCCTTTAGTGCTTCTTCTAGCATACGATTATTCTGATTGTCAATGTGCTGGATTTGCGCAGCAGGAAGAGCAGGATGAAACACATTCGCATTTACTACTGGAAGAGGAAGGCCAGTTGGCATATCTTCATCCGGGTGCTCAAATTCATAACGAGTACGACGACGAGGAGGCATTTTTCTTGGGTTTTATTTGGCTACGCTGCGGGGTCAATTTTTAGGTTCCTACAAAGTCTTTGTCTTATTTCTTTTCATATGTAGAGTGATGGCAACTCCAGCACAACTATTTATTAAGAAAATTATACTTGGTATAATTAATTTTGTTAAAAAAAATTGGTTTGTCCTAATTCTGCTGAGTCTATCACTTATTTTGTTTTGTGCTTTAGTTAAAGATAATATTGAGGAACCTTTTAATACTTCTACGGGTTCAATTCCTCCCGATCCAACAAATCCAACAATGACAGAGGGACAACTCTATGGCATTATTCCGTTTGAAGCGTCTGTAAATTTGTTTAATAAACAGGAAATCCTTACTCAATTTAATAATATTGATAATGCGCCTGAGCCAAAGAAAGAATTTACAATGACAACAACATCATTTAATTTTACTCCTTCTCAAGCAGCAGAAAACACTGAAGCAACACTTAATTCATTTACTAATACTTCAATGATAAATTCTATGGCAACAAGATTAGGCGGAGTTGCTGCTGCTACCGCTGCTTTTAATTCAATTACGGGTAATCTAGCCAATGGTGCTAATACTGCGGGAATTGTTCAAGGAACAGTTACTTCTGCTGCTGCTGCGACGGCTTTTCAACTGGCACAAGAAGAAGCAACTGCTGCTGCTGAAGATAAAGCCAAGGAAATAGCAACAGATCGTGCAAAACAGATTGGTACAAAGGTTAAAGGTGCTATTACTGCTGCTGGAAATGCCACTGCGGCTGCTACTGCGGCTGCTGTTGCTTCTGCTAAGAACTTTTTTCGTGTTGTTTCTCCCGCAACAGCAACAAAAGTTAGTGAAAAAGTTACAAGCAAAGTTGCGACTAAAGTTGGTCCTCAAGTTATGAGAAGACTCCTTACGAAAATTGGTACGAAAATAGGAATGATTCTTACTGGCAGAATTGTTATAATGCAAGTTATAGCGGCGTCTCTTGCTTCAACAGTTGTTGGTGTTTTACCTGCTGCTATTATACAAGCCATCTCAACTATTTGTATGGCAATCAACGCTACTGTGTCTGTTGCAATGGCCGGTGCTCTAATGGGTAATCCTCCAACTTGCCCTGCTGGATATCAACGTTTGGATGAAAATATACCTCAAAATATTAATGATGGTTTGGCTCTTGTTCCAATTGTTGGAGACGTATTAGGTATGATTGGCCCAAATATATGTGCTTCTAACTCATGCCCTCCAGGTACGCAAGAAGATGCTGGTTTATGCTATCCCCCATGTGACCAAGGGTATAATGGTGCAGGGCCAGTATGCTGGTCGGGTACTAAAAATATCGGTGTTGGTGTTTTAAAGAGTTGTCCTTCGGGATGGACTGATATTGGATTAATTTGTAGTGGCCCCGGTCTTGCGGCCATCGGTAAATTTAACAATGATTCACGTTTAGTATGTCCTTCAAATAAACCTAACGCAATTGATGGATTATGTTATGCGAATTGTGATTTTACTCCTGCTTATGATGTAACAACTAAGTTACCTAGATACATAAGGGGGCCAAATACAGTAAAAATTAATGCTGCCTCTAATCAACTACAAGCCATAAGGAATTTAATGACCCAACCAACAGTTACTTTAAGCGATCTATGGACAGTTTATTGGGCAACGCATGGATATGATGGAATGAGCGGCGCGAGCGGCCAGAACTATTGGTGGAACCAAGTAGACAGTCCAACTGGAACTCTTGCTCAGTACAACTCACTCATGCTGCTAGACGGAGGCCAAAAAATTGCTCCTACTATGATACTTACACCTACTCAAAAAGCATTCTTCAATAGTAATCTCAACGCATTTTTGACTAGATACAATGATGCTAAAGCAGAGAAACCGGCAGCCAATGCCGCTTATATTCAAAATCCAAAAGTTCCAATACCCCCATTTACCGAGTTAGCTCCAATCCAGCCGCCACAATATAGTGGTACGATGCAAGTGTGTACTGGTAGTGTTAATCAATGGGTGCCTGGTACTCCTGCTATTCCAGCAGTGCCTGGTAGGCCGGCTATTCCAGCAGTACCGGCACGAGCAGCAGTACCCGGAACTCCTTATCGGGCACAAAGGACTGAACAATTAAGTTTCGGGCAGTACCTAATTCGAGCTGGTACAATGCCTAATCCTCTTGGCAATGGTCTTACTGATGATCCTACAAATACAACTGGGTTAATGGTTAAACTGATTAAAAATGGCGTATTATGGCAGCAGGGTTGGGTTCCACCTGGCAAGGCTGCTATTCCTCCTTACTATAGTTTACTTAACACCTCCAGTAATCCAAATGGGTATGTGATTACAGTTAATGGTACAAAATCTCATCCAGCAATATTTCCTACTCCAGCAGTACCAGCAGTACCAGCAGTACCAGCAGTTCCAGCAGTTCCAGCAATTCCAGCAATACCCGCTGATCCAACAAAAGGAGGAAAATATGTTAATACACAAGTCTGTCAAACAGTTCCAAAACCTAATCCTCTTTATAACGAAAAGCAACATCAAACGGATTACGCAGCATGGTTGGCAAGAAAAAATAATACCCCTCCCCCTGCGTCAACTCCCGAATCTACGATTCCAACATGGGACCAGGTCACAAATGTCCCTGCTGAGTATCCCGCAGCGCACGTACCTGGTATGCCTTACCTGTGTGGTGGAAGACGTGGTCTTTCCTATGGTCGTGGTGCTGGAAAACCAAAACTTAACCTTGTCTCTGCAATACCATCTACTCCTCTACCGCCGCCACCTCCAGCACAGACAGCCGATGCTTTCGCTAATAGTTCAAACTTCAAGTGTAATAGTAATTATAAATTACCTTCTGCTCTTCAGCAAATGTGTAGTTTTTATTATATTGCGGCACGTGCTCATGCTGCGAATGAAGCAACTGGAACAACAGCAACTTTTACTTACATTAGATCAATTACAAAAATCATAGCAAGCAGTGAAAGATCATGTGACGTGATTTGTCAAATGGCAACTAAGAATATAGTAAATATTGTACAGACATCTACACAATCTACAAATCAACTTTCAGGTGTAGCGGCTGTTATTGTTCCAGGAAATACAGATAGACGCTTTTATTTTGCTAGAGTAGCGGCCTTATGTAATCTAGCACCTAATACTAATACACCTTCAAAACTCTCCTATAAAACGGTTGCGTGTACAAATGTTGGGGGATTTGCTCAGGATGCCATCAATATACCAACCAGTGACAGCAGTTATAATATTAGTTTTACATTTGTTAATCCCACAATTTAAAACATTTCTAAATATTTGATATTTATTGATGTTTCTTGTATTGTTCAAACTGTTGATACTGCGCGGATTTCTAACGCGGACTTCCTGCGTTCAGCAATAGTTACTTGTCTTACAATTTCATCGGATTTTGCGGGTCTCTTTCTAAAAAAGATGAAACCGCAGCATCCGCAAAGAACTACAAATCCAAAGATGGCGGAAAAGCCAATGGCAGCGGCTTGACCTTGACCAATTGATGTGTCACTAGTTGTTACGTAGATTACTGTAATATTGGTTGAGGGAAGTGCTGTAAATGTACCGGTTGCTGTAGACGAGGATGTAGATGTTGCCGTGGATGTTGATGTAGGTGTTGTAATTGATGATACTGTCGCTCCAGCAGATGCTGACGCTAAGGATGTGGCTGTGGCTGATGCCGATGCCGATGCTGAAGAAGAAGATGTAGAGGTCGCAGAAGCAGATGCCGAAGAAGAGGATGTGGCAGATGATGTAGAGGAAGAAGAGGATGTGGCAGATGATGTGGCAGATGATGTGGCAGATGATGTTGCTGTGCTAGAAGCAGAAGCAGTAGCTGATGTATTTGCTTGAGAACCAACAACAATTAAAGGGCAGCAGAACTGGTCTGTTGTGGAATAGAGACCTGAAGCAAAGATACATCCGTAACTAGCTCCGCGTAAATTACAATTAGGACCATTGATAATTTCCCAACTTGATGCTGTTGTTGAGCAGAATTGTTGAGCATTTGCTTGAATAAAACTACAGTCAGGGTTGCCTTGATTCGCAGGGCAGCCAGATGCGGTGTGCGTTAATTGTGCGAAATCGGAGCAGCCATATTCCGCAGTTGCTGTTGAAAGAGCAGCCAGCAAGATGGCTATTTTTCCAAGCATTTTCTATTTAGTATACTTTAAAAAATCACTGTAGACCTTCATGGCATTTCGCATTCCAGCAGTCTGATACTTGTGGTATTTTGCTCTAAAAAACATGGTTCTAGCAGTTTGCCGTTGTTGTTTGCGTGTTTCTTTGCGTAGGCGTCGGATAGTATTGCGTGCTTTCTTCGCAGTTCCATATCCGGCTTTTATTTTTGACGGCTTTATTGGATTATTGAATATACCCGTGTCTCTCAGAGAGCCGAGCGTACCCATCTATTATACTATTATCTTCTTGTGCGTGTTTTTCTCATCTTACGACCCCTTTTTAATGTTCTAGCCTTACCATTCTTCTTTTGCTCCTCATAGGCATGTAAAAGTTTCTGAATTTCTGCTAGTCTTCTTTGCGCATTTCCATAGATTCGTAAGCGTTCCATCACATGGTCGGTTTCAGATATAGCAGTTTCTAATTGGATTCGTTTCTTATCGGGGTTTCTAGCAAGAATCATTTGAACAATATCAAGACATGCTCGTTGGGCTGCTTCAGGAAGGATTCCGCGATTGTAAAAACTTTGGGTATAGATATCTGCTCCTTTCTCCATAAGGGCCCTAAAGACTACAGGTCGTTCTTCGCGAACAGAATGATATAACGCAGTTTCATTATTAATATCTTTCTTCTCAATCTCAGCACCGCGATTTATGAGTTCAAGAGAAACATCATCTGCTTTGTTTGCAATCGCAGCAAAAAGAGGGATTTCATTTCCAAATCCATTTACATTTGCGCTGGCTTCTAGCAGAAGTTTCACTGCTGGAAGTTGCTTATGTTGTGCTGCTATATACAAGGGTGAATAACCTGTATTATCGCCCATATTGACGGTTGCGCCATTTTCAAGGAGAACTTTCATGACTTCTGTATGACCATTTTGAGAGGCCCAGTACAATGGTGTTCGTTTGACTTTATCTAGTTCATTTACTGAAGCACCTTCTGCAATAAGTTTTGTAACTTCTGCTAGATTTCCGGCTTCTGCTGCTTTTGCTAATGGATTAAGACCATAATCCCATTGTCGTTTGCTCATCTAAAATACTAAGAGAAAATCTATATTACATTTGTAAATGTTCGCAGGCTTCGTAATTGTTCTTGGTGATTTCCAAGCAATGTGTGTACTGAGTTTTCTTATCTTCGGCTTTTGATTGATTGTTGCTGCTGAAAAGCCGGCCAATAAACGCATGAGCAAGGCCACTGCCACCGCCAAAGGCCATTCCATCAATGATAGATGATGCTAGTGTGGGTTTCTGAGGTTGCTGTGGCTGGATTGCTGGAGGACTCGGTTTAGGTACAATAAGATCCTTCATTGGTTTTGTGTTTCTAGGCATTCCTACTATCTAATATTTACGAATGTTTTATATTAGGCTCATATAAGTGAATAAATTATAGAATATAAAATAAGAGATGCCCATCATACCTACAACAAGTTCCTCGGATCTTACTTACAGAAATCAAAGGCGGATGGTATATGCACATCGTCTCTTAAAAGAGCAATCTTTTGCACAAGTCTCCAAACTCTTTACGGATTCACGAAGCACATTTGGAATTTAATAGCCAATTTCAACTATATTTTAGATCTTCACATTCCTAAATATCCGATATTTACGAATGTTGTATATGAATTTTATTACCACAAAACCCAAACTAAAACTCGGAGGTTTCTAGTTGGAGTACGCGAGGCCGCCCATGCCGGACATGACACGGAGAACGTTGTAGTTCACGGCGTAGACGCGGACCTTGGCGGAGTAGACACTGGAGACAGTGTTGTTGGTCAAGGTGAGGTGGAGGGTCGCATTGTCAATGCGGGAGAAGTTGCAGCTGCCTGAAGGCTGGTGGTCCTCCGGCTTGAGGGCGAAGGAGTAGACGTTGATACCAACGGCGGGGACGTTGGTGTGGTGCTGGTAAGGCTGGACCAAGTTGAAGTACTTGCCCTCACGCTCTGAGAACCGGTCGTGGCCGTTGAGCTGGATCTTGGCAACGGCGACCGGGTTGTAGCCGGCAAGGCCCTCAACGCGGGTGAGGGAGTAACCGGAGTCAAGGACTGACCGGTCCCACCAGTCGGAGTAGTTGAAAGGCTGCATGCCCTTCCACGGGTTGATGGTGGCATCGTCGCAGGCGACGAAGGAGTCGCGCTGGACAACCCACACAAGTTCCTTGGTGGGGTGGTTGAAGTTGAGCTTGATCTTGTTGTTGGAGGAGGTCACAGACTCATCGCCCGTGAACTGGAGTTGCTCGATGAGGTACTCGTGGGAGACCTGGGCGAAGCGGCGACGCTCGTCCGTGTCGAGGTAGATGTAGTCAACATAGAGGGAGGCGGAGACGAGGCCGGATGATGAAACACGGTCGCGGATGGCGTGGAGAGCCGCTGAGCCAGTGACCTGATCCCAGCAGAGATACTTGATCTCGTTGAACTCGAGGTTGATCTTGACCTCGTGGTACTGGAGAGCGATCAAGGGGAGCGCAAGGCCGGGGTTGCGGCAGAACCAGAACTGGAGGGGGATGTAGAGGGTGTACTCCGGGGCGCAGTTGGCGACCTCGGCAAGGGAGTTGGGCTCACCGCCGGCGCACGCATCGTCGCATGTCTCGCCGCCCTGAACGAGCAAGTTCACGAGTTCGGGAACGTTGCCAACCATCTCAGCATAGCCGGCCTGCTTGCCAGCCTCCTGGGTGAGCTCGTTCCAGATCTGGAGCCAGTCGCCGTAGTGCTTGTCAATGCGCTGGCCGCCAATCTCGAGCTCAACAGAGTTGATGAGGTTGTGGCCGACGTAGTTGAGCCAGCGGAACTGGGCGCCTGAGCCGTCCGTGGAGGCAAGCTGAACCCGAGGCAAGGTGGCCTGGAGGTAGATGCGGTGGATCAAGTCGCCGTTACGGCTGATCGTGCACGTAACACGCTTGCCGAAGTTGGCAGTGCCGTTGAAGGTCTGCTCAATGGACTCCATCGCGAAGTTGGTGTGGCGACGGTACACCACCTTGAAGAACGTGATCTGAGGGTTTCCCGTCAGGTAGATATCCTGCGCGCCATAGGCTACAAGCTGCATTAAACCACCACCTCCCATTTGTTATATTTATCACAAAGAAAATAATTTGGCGAAATCGGGGAATTTTGGGGCCAGCACCGGGGTCATTGATGAAATCAAAAACCCCGAGACCGGGGCATCTGGCGGAGCCAAAAACCCGAGGGTGGTCAATTTCATTGACTGTACCGGGGGAACTCTTCCTGTGAAATCCCGCGGAAATAGAATTCCGAAGATGACATAAGGAAGATTGAAAGATAGGATATAGTTAATGTCTGAAAATAAACCTTTACACATGGTTCTTCATACCATGGATGCTCCTGCTCAAGAAGTGACTGACATGCCCACTACCCTAGAGGCATTCCACTCTGAGAAAATGCGTACTATGAATGAAAAACGAGCACAAATTACTGGACTAGAAAAGAAGATTACCGAAAAGGAGGCCCAAATAGATGCCTTTACCGGGGCTCTTCATGCCGATGAATACAAAGTGCTCGTTGAAGATTTACAAGATTTAGAACAACAGGTGGTTCGCCTCCAGAAAGATGACGAACGACTTGATTATTTTTTACAAGTTGGAAATATTCTATTTAATTATTATGATTCACAGGAAAAAATCGCTTCAGGGCACCATGTTTCTAGCAAGAAACCTGCTAGTAAGTTGCGAACTCCTCAAAATAGCGTTTTGAATTATTTCAGTGCAGGTGCTGCTGAGGCAGCCGATGATGCTGAGCCGTTACTTTCGCAGCCTTTGTCAGTGGCAACGGAGAAGGAGCAAAAGAAGATTATTCGTGCCCGGGATATAGAGGATTCTAATGGACTTCAGCGTGACAAGGCATTAGAGCGTTATTTAAGTATTATTGAACCAACTGCAATTCGTGGTGGAATCCTACCGGGTTCTGGCATAGAACCCGATTTTGGTGCGTGCCCTCATTGCGAAACGGAGATGGTCTTTTATCATAATGAAGCAACTCTGGGCTGCCCGGGGTGTGGCTATCAGGACTTTATTTTGGTGGATTCCGAGAAGCCTTCCTATAAAGATCCGCCGCGTGAAATCTCATACTTTGCCTATAAGAAGATTAACCATTTCAATGAGTGGTTGGCTCAGTTCCAAGCAAAGGAAAGTACAGAGATTCCAGCAGATGTATATGAGAATATACTTGCGGAAATCAAGAAGGAGCGTATTACTGACCCGCGTACACTCAAGCCCCAAAAACTCCGGGAGGTCTTGAAGAAACTCCATCTGAACAAATTCTACGAGCATATCCCCCATATCTTACACCGGATGAATGCGTTCTGTGCGCCCACCATGTCACGGGAGATGGAGGACAAACTACGCTACATGTTCAAGGAAATTCAACCGTCGTTCATTCGGCATTGTCCGCGTGGTCGCTCCAATTTCTTGTCTTATTCGTATGTCTTATACAAGTTTTGTCAACTGCTGGAACTGGATGATTTTTTACCGTGTTTTCCTTTGCTAAAAAGTCATGAGAAACTCTATATGCAAGATAACATCTGGCAGAAGATTTGCGTTGACTTGGGCTGGGAGTTCATCCGAACAATTTAACTGCTGAAAGTAGATGAACGCATTCAAATATGGAATTGGAGAACCGGGTCGTGCGATTGCTGGTGAATTTACACCGCAGTCGCGACCTATGTTTAGAAATGCTTTGACTAGAGTATTACCGCAGCAAAAATCTGCTTTTGTAAAAGAGTATTTCTCAATAAAGAATCCGGAAAGTGCTGAAATATATGCTAAAATTTTTGTGAATGCTTTACCAAAGGTAGTTTATGCGCCGCGGCCGGTGCGTTATTTAACAATGAAACAAAAATCCAATTTGAAATCTATCCCTGAAAATAAGCAATTGCGAAAGAGAACACGCAAACAAAGAAGTCGTAAAAATAGGAGATAAATGGACCCAGTCCATATTTTAACTTTAACTTTTACTCTTGGTTATATTTTACAATGTATATTTTCTTGTCATATATATCATAATATGAATCCTGTATATGATAGACTTGAAACATTAGAGCAAGTTACTTGGTCGCAACGGACTTCTTCTCCAAATCCAGTATATACAAGAACAAGAGATCAACGCACAGAAGATCCTGAATAAACGAAGGCTTAAATAAATGTCCGATTCATTAGAATAATGATGCGGACAATTGTGGCAATTGATCCTGGTATTAAGAATTTGGGAATCTGTGTTGCGGAAGTAGCGGCCGACCTCAGTGGGAACCAGCAGATATCCGATATCTTACTTTGGGAAAATTTTAATTTAGTTTCGGATTCTTCTGCTCAGTTATCCACAAGATGCGCCGTTCAATCCTGTAAAGGACCTGCTTCGTGGTCTTATAAGGGAGAATCCCTTCTCTGTAAGAAATGTGGCAAGAAAGGCTTCAAGGGCTTTACTGCGATAGACACCGAGAAGATTAAGACTGTTGCAACAATCCGTGAATTTGCGACCGAACTGGGATGGACTGATGCGAAAAAGAAGACAAAAGCGGCTCTGCTAGAAGAAGTAGCCAAATTCTATTTGATGCCGTACAAGGCGGCTAAAGTGAAGAGTATGAGTCCGTCGGATGTATTTGGAAAAATTCGTGTTTTTGTTGAATCCCGCATTCCTATTCTCAAGAAGGCTTCCGTTGTACGAATTGAAAATCAAAAAAGTATTGCTCCGCTTTTGCGCGATATTCAGATGCAGATTTATTCCTTAATGCGATACATCTTGGAGAAAGATGGATGGACTGGCACCTTTGAGTTTGTTCATCCGGGTGCAAAGAATAAGGGCGACGCGATTTCTGCTGGTTCGGATAAATACAAGGAAAGGAAAGATGCGACATTAGGCAGAATTGAGAAGAAATTGTCAGCATGGTCTACAGCAAAACCAGCAGTTGCTGCTCCTTGGCTTTTGCTTTTTAATGGCGTTTCTAAAAAGTATGATTTGGCGGATACTTTACAAATGTGTTTAGGATAAACCTAAACACCTACCGTGCTCATTTCATTCGCGGATGACTTTAGGCTGAGCCCAAAGTCCTTCCTTACTCCCTTTGGTCGTAGATGTGCCTCGGCTAAACATCTACTTTGTTCCCTTTGGTATTACCTTGTACTGAAATTTTGTAAAACAAGTATAATCCGAAGAAGTTCTTTGCTATAATATCTAAGATATTATAACTAATATTTTTCTGGACTACAGGTGTTATGAAAGCAACTCCATAGAGACCCCAAATTACAAAGAGTATACCGAAAAGTTGTTTACCAATTATTGATTTATCCGCAAATTCTTTATAGAGGACGTAAAATGAACGAGCAAAACACGCTGTTCCTAGGGCAAGTGCTATAGACCGGTCAAGTACTCCTGTTTCTCCGAGGAAGCCAAAGGCTAACATGCAAAAATTAAAGAAGAATATTTCTAGCAGAGGCCATTTATTATCTAGAGTAAATTCCAGCAGATTATTTTTCACAATATTCTTTTCCTTCTGCTCCTCATAGAAAAAATAGGCTGCCATTGAGAAAAGCATTGTTGGTGTGGAGAATACCCAATCATTATATCTGCTTGTTGCCAACGTTTCAAGATTAAAATGTAGTACAAAGAAAATATAGAATCCGAATTCTATGATTTGTACAATTAATTCAAGACCTAGGATATCTTGCAGGATTTGATCGCTTTCATCTAATTCTATGGTAAGTCCAATAGCGCTTAAAATTCCAGTAATTAGTTGAATAAAGAGGGAAATTTCAGTTGTTCTCTTAACAAGAAGTGTGTCTGCTACACCCATGCCTCTAGTTTTTGTAATAGATTTTATCTTATTTTGGAGAGTGCGTCTACGAAGTTAGCCGAAGGCTACTGAGGACAACTGGCGGGCACGAAGTCCCTGCGTAAAGAAAAGCCAAATAGTCTAGAAATAAGAAACAGAAGATGTCGGTAAGTTTCGGCGGTTCTAGACCTGGACCCGAAGAATTGATTCAATTTGCAAAGAAGGCTAATGAAATTGAGATTGGCGGTATCAGCGATCTAGCAGATGATATGGGAATGTCTCTGCTGACAAACACGAACAAAATCAACATTGGTACCCGGCAGGAAAGTTCATCTGGCCCCACAATTACAATTGATGGTGGAGGTGGAGGTGGAGGTGGCTTCAGTGAAAATCTGGAGTTTGTAAATCTGGATAACATGGAAACGGTCAGTGGTGGTGGAGAGAAAGTGGAAATTCCTAACTTCGGCAACAATGATGCTTTCCGCACGCCTATACAGCAGCCTATCAGTTTTGATATTAATTCGGGAACGGTTTCTACAAAGCCCGCCTTGCCTCAAATGACTCCCGAGGAAGAGAATCGGGAGAAGAACTCCTATTTGACCCGCATGATGCGCCTTTCATCCAAAGGCATGGGCGGCCAGCGCATGACAATGGCTAACTCCCTGGACGAAATCAAGGCTGAGTATGGTCGTGTTGTGGATTCCCGCAATCTTGAAGCATCGCTCAAGTTCCAGCGCAATATGCTCATGACCTTTGCGACTGGCGCTGAATTTTTGAACAATCGGTTCAATCCCTTTGATGTCAATCTTGAGGGCTGGTCTGAGTCCGTTCACGAGAACGCTGAGGATTATGACGAGATTTTTGAGGAGTTGTATGACAAATATAAGGATGCTGGAAAGATGCCGCCCGAAGTACGTCTTGTTATGACACTCGGTGCCTCTGCTGCGATGTTCCACGTTACAAATACGTATTTCAAGTCCAAGATGCCGGGCATGGATGATATCCTGCGAAATAATCCGGACCTCATGAAGCAATTTGCGACAGCGGCGGCCAATCAGGCCGGACCGGGCTTTGGTAATTTCGTAGGTGCTGCTATGAATGCTGGGGCGCAGAGACCCGCAGGACAGCAGCAGCAACAACAAACGCCTCAAATGAACAGTATGCCGTTTAATCAGAGTAGCCGAGCGCCTCCTCAGCGGACCGAAGAAGAGCGACCGGCGCAAGGACAACGCAGAGAAATGCGTGGCCCCACTGGCGTAGATGATATTCTTCAAGCATTTGAGAATGAGCGCATGATGCAGTCTCAGCCTCCCGCGCCCCCCATTAATATGAATGATGCTCCCATTTTTTCTCCTAATGAATCTGGTTCCCCGCAGACAATCAACATGAATATTCTGCGCGAAGGTGTTGGTTCAGAGGGCGACCCTCTGCGCGAAGTAAGTAATATCTTGGATGAGATGCAGAGTGTAGCAACTTCAGCAAGCAATTTTGACGAGGTTAAGAAGCGTCGCAGCCGTAAGACAGCATCGTCCACAGTTTCGGGAGGAACATTAACGCTCAACGTGTAATTTAGCAATATTATCCAAATAATTGGCTTCTTCTGTTACGATACTCGTATCAGGAACTGCTAGAGGACCGCGCATGAAAAGTGGAAGCATTTGTAGTTGGCCATTGGGCGCTTGAACTGAACTTTTATCTTTAGATTTGTCTTGACTTTGTGTTACAGCAGGAACTACGCGCAAGAGACAGAACGGACTTGCCTCATAAATAATTACATAAAATACAAGCATAAATATAACTGTTAGCCAAAATGCGGTTACAACATTGCGTGTTGCAACGAAGCATAAGCAAAAGATGATTATCGGACGTATCCATAGAGACCCCATTAGTTTTTCCTGTTCAGGCGTTAAATTCATCGCGATATGTTTTCCGCCCAAGTTCAAGATAACATAGCAAATACCTGCTAACCATGGATTTGAACTTAAATATCCAATTGTCTGTGTTATAGGATCAACGGCCACTGAAACAGCAGTGGCTGCGACAGCAGTTGATGCTCCTACAGCCAAAGTTTGTACTGGAGAAGGAACATTTAAATCGCCTCCTTTCTGCTTGCGCATTCCCTACCTTTTAGTAGTAAATTAAAACTAAGCACTCAACAGATTTACATCATAAAACCACAAGATAATAAGTAGGAAAGTAAGCATACCTACAACGGGATTCCAGTCCATTCCTAGCAGAATTAATAAATAGGCCGAAAAGCGGAAAAAAGGTTGCCGGGCTAGATAACGGAGTTCCTTATTATAAGGTGTTTCAAATGATAAACTGAATACAAGTACAGCAAAAATTAATGCTAATACAGTACCTCCGAGAGTTACAGTATCCGTATCTAACATCCCTACTATAGTCTAAGAATTAGGGGCCTGCGTGACCACCATTCGGTCAAAAATTGCTTTAGGCCGCTCATCCAATATTTTTTCAACTCCCCACCGTGTTTTACTTGTAACTTCATCCTTAGTAATTTGATTATCAAAGTATTCCCGCTTATTCTTCTTATGTTCTTCTGCTAGCAAAGCAAACATTAGAATAAAAACGGCTGTGCCCATAATGGGCTGAGTTGTAAATAGTACAAGTCCTCCTGAAAAAAGACCAATTACTCCAAGCCAGGAAGTTAATACTTTACGGATATTCCGAGGAAGACCATCCGGCCTTGAAGCAATAATTAATACTATAACTGATAATAACCAATTCATTGGCAACGGTATTAAAGTTTCCAATAACATCTCCTATATTAAGCCTGACATTTTAGAGGGTTGCTCCAGTTACTATAGAGTGTATCTGGATCCAAATCTCGTTTAAGACCGATGGCAGGACATGTCTTATTCTTGTAACATTCATCATCAATTTCCAAAAATGTATCCCGAATATTTTTCAAAACTATTCCGCCATCACCTGTTACATCTGCTGCTATATATCTTAAAAGTGTTGTATATGCTAATGATGCTTCTGTGCATGTAACTGGTTTATCTTTTTTCGTAATTGTTAATTGGACATTTGGATCAAGCGCAAATCCTTCTTTAATTGTGGAATTTGCTAGAAAGAGAAAGATAATTGTAAAAAAAGCGGATAGAAGAATTATGTCAAGAGACATTTTGTTTGATAAACAGAAAATAATGTTATACGATAGGGAAGCCAATGAGCTACGCATCTTTAGACGAAGCATTTCCTTCTATGAGTGAAGGTGCCACATCGGGTCAAATACCCACAAAGAAATCAAAGAAAAGCAAGAAAGGGTCAAGGCCCGAACCTCTTATTGTAGAACCCGATAGACCAGCAGAAAGACCTCCCGTGGATGTTCCGGTCCTAGGAGGAACAACTGCTGAAAATTCACGAACATCTAGCCAGAGTAACTATTTAGTTGCTGCACCTGACCCTGCTGAAGACTATTTCCCGTATCCTCTGGGAGCCGACAATGATACTAATGCTTTTATGCTTCAACCGGACTGGGCCGCCCAATTTGCTCTGAATAAGGGTATAAAACGAAATTCTGAGACTCCTATCGCTCCATCAGTAACACCCGTTGACGGATATTCAACTCTCTGGCGAAATGTTCCTGACCCGAAATATGGTTCTGCCAGTGATTCAGGCAGATCATCAAAGGATACTACAAATGCGATAGGCATTGAAGATGATCTCCGTGAAAAGATTGATAAAATCCTTGACCGCCTGGACACGCATGAATACAAGGTACAAGGTGAACGGGACGCTTTCTCGGAAATTCTGTTATTTATTCTTCTCGGTGTAGCAATTATTTTGCTCCTTGATTTGTTTTTTAGGAGTCAGCAGTATGCTCTAGCACACATGTTGACATCTTCAATTGGTCCCTACAGGAAATCACAGACAGGAGGGGGTAGAAGCAGAGGTGGGGGAAATAATCTTGCTTTGATGATGCGCAGACTACGAGCATCGGGATTTATTTAGATAAAATGAACATTCTTGGTTGTGGATTCATCACTAGGACTTTGAGAAACATACTGTGACATTCCTCCCGTAAGAGTCTTGTAATCGGAAGTTTTCCGCAGATTAGACTTTTTCTTTTCAAAACTGACTATTTCGGTGGATTGTTGTTTTTCAAGTTGTTTTTTAATTCCTTCTTCAGTGATTTGAATAAGTGATTTAGTATACGGCGATTCATTTATGCGATAATTTCGGGCTTGCTCTTTCCAGGAAATATACAATGCATTTGGATGAGTATAATTTACATAAAACCCCGATGAACGCAAATTGTATGCCAAATAGATAATACATTCTTTCATGTCAAATCGGGGAACTCCAGGTATGAATTCGGGGACGAGATAAATGAGTTGTTGCGTATTTCCTGGCAGGCGATTTGTTCCTTGAATTTTCTGATGTACGCGACTAAGGATTGTATTGTAGATTTCACATCGTATGTGGTCTTTTTTGTTTTGTTCAACAAACAAAGATGATGCTTCTAGACGCGGTGGGTTTTGACCACTCATTCCTGATTGAATAACAGAAGTGATTATGAAAAGGATCCCGCGATGCGTCGTTCTGAGCGGTGGCGGAACACGATGTATAAGTTTTGTTGGAGGTCTATTACATCTTAAAAGAATCGGTGCTTTACAGGCTGTGCGAAAATGGTATTGTTGTTCAGCGGGTGCTTTGATTGCAGTGCTTTTTTCAATTGGAATGCCCGAGAAAGAAATACTTCGGTTTGTTCATGAATTTGATTTTACACAGAGTCGAGATTTTAATGCGGAAGATATTATGTCAATCGGAGAAACAATGGGCCTTGATAAAGGATTCGCATTACGGAAAATGATTGTTAGATTATTGGAGAATATTCGCAAAGATTCTAGCAGATGGACTTTGCGCGAATTCAAGGAAGCAACAGGAAATGATGTTCAGTACTTTATAAGCAATGTATCACTAAGTGTACCTTTTTTTGCTTCAGCGGCAACTCATCCGGATTTATTTGTGCTAGATGCTATTTATGCCACAATGGCGATTCCCTTTTATTTTTGCCCGTATAAGGATTTACTTACAGGGCATTATTGGTGTGATGGAATGTTGGGTGGGAATTTTCCTTGGTATCATGTGCCTGATACCGATAAACGCGACGCTATTGGACTATACTTTCCCTCTAGATCTGTTGTATCAAAACCGGAATTCTTTGATTATCTAAATTCAATTATTTCATTTAGAAATAATTATGAACAGCGGAAAATTGTCAATGAATGGTCAGATAATATCATCTCAATTCCCACATCCGAATTTCCATCTATCGCCCTTGATTTGAGCAAGGAGGATAGGGAACATTTATACCGGGTTGGGCTAGAAGAAGTGAAAATATGGTGGTCTACAAAAGGTACGCGCCTATTTATTGAACTTTCGCTGCAAGAAAGTCTTGGAACCCCTGTGTTGAACGCGGGCCCTCGTATTCGGTCGTATTCCCAGCCGCATCTAGCAGAACAACCGTTGGATATCCGGAAATCTTTACTTTTTCCTTATAAGGGTTCTCATCCGTCTCGGGGTTTATTACCTGTAAGTCAACAGCGTGTCCGGCGATGGTCTGTGTAGGACCGAGAGCCTGGAATTCAGGCTTAGCCTTAACGCAATGAGGACACCAATCTACGCCAAACATGATAAATTTGTAGTCTCCTGCTCCTGCTCCAGCAGTGGTCGGGGCATCCGCGAAGTTCTCGTGGGTAAGAAGAGTTACTAGGGGCTGCTCGACAAATTGTTTAAAAATTGTTACGCCCACAAAAAGGACGACCGCAACAGCCAACGCATAATAAAGATAATCCATTCTAAAAGAGGATACGGTTTAAATATTTAAAAGAAACCCGCAATAGATGATTCAGGGATGTCATTCACACTTTTTTACAAAAATAAATGTCATACAATATCCTTTTCTTGGACAGATTCTATTTGGCAAAAAGAGGATGTTTATGAATGCGGTTATTTATATTTACGACTGCTGGAACTAGGCTTTCAAGAAGAAGCGGCTGAGCAATGGACACGTGCTTTTATGTTTAAAAAAATGTATTGCGGATTAGTGTATTCAGCAGAGGCCGAGGCTAAGATGGAAACTCTTAAAAAAACCCTCCGATTTGTTTAAGTGTAATAGCACGGCGTTTTTTGAGTATTTCGCGTCGTCGTGTTTTAGTAGAACGGCATGTTCCTTTACCTTTCGGACAAGTACTACTAAATGTACGGGCTTCCTTGCAGTAGTCCTTAAAATTATTTGTTTCTAATTCCATATGTTTACAGATTTTATAAAGCCAGGCAAGAACAGCAGTTCTTCCTTTATGAATGGGGACTGGTCCTGCTTTAGTTGCGGCTTCAGACCATTGTTCCCGCCACTCAGGAAAAGGAAGTGCATTTGGGATAGAGTTCCACCAGCGCCTAAGATGCCGAGGGTCTAATTTACTTGTCACAAAAGCAACACTTTTAAAGAAATCAAATCCTAGAACATGCGTCTTAGAGGACAAAGCAGACATATAATGTTCTTTCACTTCACTGAAAGGCGGATTGGGTTTATGAAGATGACCCTGCTTTCGGAGTTTATTATTAACATCATTGTGAATTTCGTAGGACCAACGAGCAAGTTCAGTTTTAGGCACGGGCCGATGTGTATAGTATTCTGCTAGAGATGACCGGCAGAAACGACAGGGTAAAACATGAGGAAGTTCTTCTAAGAATGTATAGACATCGGGGTTCCGATGATCAGAAAAAGTAATTAAATGTATGAGTCGCCACGCACTTGGACCCCAAAAACGAGTATCCATCCCTAATGGTTGAACTGAAATTTCTACATTTATACTGTTTTAAACAGCGTGAATGTGAAATGCGAAATATAAATGCGTATTTAACGGTGGGGGCCAATACCAAAGATGCTGCTAAAGTTGTTCGTGCGACTGATTTCCGTCATGCCGAAACCATCGCCCATGAAGTGGATGGTGTTAACACGGCCCGGGCCAAGGGAGGAAATGTTATTAAAAATGCCCGATGAGACGAGGGCCGTGGCGCGGAAACCTGTACCAAAGTTGATTGAACTACCGAACGTAGCATTGCTCAACATAATGTAAGCATGCGTACCGATTGTTGATGAGTTACGAGCATTTATAACCATGTCTCCAGTGGGGTTAACGAAGTAGAAGAGCTGACCCTCCGCAACATTAATGGTTGACGCAGTAGGAAAGCCAGTTGTTGCAACAGCCGCACCTGTAGTGGAGAAACGTCTATCAGAATACACCTGCTTGCCAGCGATAACATTACCTTGTGTTAAAATCGCAAGACCCTCATTCACAAGGCCCGTAGAAGAAAGATTGGAGTCAAACCCGGCGTTTCTTCCGTCACCCAAATTATCCGTGAAATACGGCTTATCTGAGTTAAACATCGCAAAGATAGGGGAGTTAGGGTTGATAAACCCAGACAAGAAAGTCTGGGGGTCAAATACACCAATCATAGCATAGGAAACATTAGGGTGTGCATCAGGGTAGAGACGCTTACCATTATCACGGAGAACGCGGCCAGCAGGGCAGGTCGCCGCTGTCGCACCAGAAACCTGTGTGAATGCACCCGTGGTTAGACCATTGGCATCTGTGGAGGTTGTGTATGTGAAAAAGTCATTCACAAATGACTCAGTCGCAATGTACTGCCGACGAGGAGTAGCAACATTACCATAACTAGCACCCAAGGACATTTCTATATGTAAAGAATAAAATTATTAGAAACCGAAGTTGGCCGTGGATGCCAACATGGGACGCACTGAACCGGCATCGGCAAATGAACTCTTACAACTTACCTGCGGTTCGGGGCATCGCTCAGGCTGGACTGTAGGGCAAGGTTGGCAAGGACGAGGTTCAGGGCATTTAACAACGGGGCAACGAGGGCGGGGGCAAGGCGGGCATTCGCCAATCTTACAGGGTTTACTGCAGGAAGCTATACAGGGCGGGCACTTCGGTACAGATGACTTCAATACATACTTAGACATATCCGGATAAGGCGGGCACTCAGTTTTTAGCATATACTTAGAAAGGTCAGGCAGAGGAGGGCAAGGAGGCACGGTGGATTTTAAAACATACTTAGACATATCCGGAACAGGAGGGCACATGGGTGCTACTTGAGCGGGTGCTTGTGCTTGTGTCGGTGCGTGCGTAGAACCACAATCACAAGGTCTCTTCCCATTACATTTATAGCAGAATGCTGAATCATTCGCCGCAAAATTTTCTCTTACTACTGAACTTGAACTTGTAAATTTTCCTAGAAATAACCCCAGGGCAAAAGTGCCAAGCACTAAAAAGATTATTTTAATGGTAAACTTCATATCCTATCATAATGTGGGAAAATTAGAAATCTTGACAAGGATTCTAATTTTCTACAAATCTATAATTTTATTTTGACTATTCGGAATATGCTTGATATCTAGGAGCAACTAGCGGAGGGCCGCCATAGAATGTTTCAATTTTGGAAGGAGGGCCTTGAATATCAGTGAATGCCTCCTTGCGTTCAGAAGTATCGGCGATCCAAGCATAGACAAAGACAACAATCATGATAAGCGTTCCAATTACAGGAAAATCCTCAGTTGTTACATTCATAGATGAGTTCATTCTATCGTATGTATCTAATTTTAACTTAATTTTTCGTAGGACATCCGAACATTTGGGGATATGAGCCGCCCCAGGTATCTTCAAGACGATTACATATCATTAAATATGCCCCCTTGTAACCATAATCTGGGCCAACGTTTCCAATATTTGTACATCCAATATTTCCCATATCAAGGCCGGATTTTGTAACATTAGCGCAGAGATTGACTAACTTATCCTTATAATCGGGTGCTGTTAAATCATTAAACGCATAAGAGGAATAAGCCGATGATGCCCGTTTCAGGTAGGAATTAGTACCAGTTCCAGGGCGAATGTTATCGTCTCCACCCTCTGCTGCTTTCTTAAGTTGGTCTTGGTCAGGCATATATCCGGGTTTTGATTCACTTGACATACCTCCTGTTGGTGAAAATTTGGATTTGAATACATCCATCTGCTCGTAGTTTGAAGGTCCAAGTTGACCTTGTATAGCAGTCAGCGCTTGAAGGATATTTTCCGCATCACGAGATGAGATTTTCTTTGTTTCTAGCATATTTGTAATTTTATCAACGCGTTTAGCCATTTGTTCACGCGCATATAAGTCACCATCAAAATGTAGACTGATTGAGCCCTTGAGGTACTTGGCCATTTCTAGCAGATTCTGCGGGCTTGTCTGTGTCATAGTTGGTTGCGATGCTCCTGCGTCAGGAACTGCTGGCATGCTGATTAAATTAGGTAGTTGTTTCTCTAGCTTGCTGCTTTGTTTTAGGAAGTTTCTTGCATCACCCACTCGGATAGGAATCTGATCGGGAGTTGTTTTTCCTTGCTGGATTGATTGCTTAATTTCATTCAAATCAAGAATGAGTCTATCTATATTTTGAATACGTGCGACAATAACGGGCTCAGTTGTATTTAGGGATTTAAGTTGCTCAGTAATAGTTTTTACTGATGCAATAAGTGATTGAAGATCTGAGGGGTCCACCATATCAGAATCTTTCTTTCCGGGCGCAAAACCGGCGCTATTTGTGGTGGAATTAACATAGTCTGACATAGGATTTCCATTCATTTGAAATTGTCCAGAAAGCGCTTGGTTACCTTGGCCGCCGGGATACGCAGTAGCAGTTGTTGTATTCATTGCTCCAGCAGAACCAGCACTACCAGCACCAGCACCAGCACCAGCACCAGCACCAGAACCAGCACCAGCACTTGAACCAGCACCAGAACCAGCACTTGAACCAGCACCAGCACCAGCACCAGCACCAGCACCAGCACCAGCACCAGAACCAGCACCAGCACCAGAACCAGCACCAGCACTAGATGATGTAACTCCAGAAATCTTATTTTGTATATATGTTCTCATAGCCGATGTACCTTGTAAAAGATTAGGTAAGTTAGATACTAAATATTGATTGGCATATGTGTATTCCTTTATTTTATTGGCTGTTTGCGCAGATGTATAGGGGAATGTAGCCGGAGCCATAGCATATTGATCAATCTTCGAAACATCTGAGTAAAGAGTGTTAAAATATGAAATATCATCAGGAGATAATTTATTTAAGACAGCATTCTTGCCACCAAGTGAACTTACACCCATTGAGAATACAACAATGGCATCAATATATACTTGTAAATCATTTTGTGAAGGGGTACTTACAGTAGGATTTGATGTAGTTGAACCAGGAGTCTGCGATGAACTATTTGGATTTGTGGCAGTTGTATTTGATGTAGATGTACTCGGTGCTGCTCCACCAGTACCCGCACCTGCTGTTGTTCCTGTAGTAACTGTATTTCCAGATGAATCTGTAGTAGCACCAGCACCAGCACCAGAACCAGCACCAGAACCAGCAGAACCAGCACCAGCACCAGAACCAGCACCAGAACCAGCACCAGCACCAGAACCAGCACCAGAACCAGCACCAGAACCAGCACCAGAACCAGCACCAGAACCAGCACCAGCAGCAGAACCAGCACCAGCATCAGCGCCAGCACCAGCACCAGCAGCACCAGCACCAGCGCCAGTGTTAAAAAACTCGTACGATTTTTCATGTTCATTTAGAAAAACTATAGCGCATGCAACAAAAAGTGCAACTCCAATTAAGAAATAGACAGCCTTCATCCTGTCAAAAGTAGCGAAAATGCTACGGCAAAAACACTTATTTTCAACAGTCTAACTGTAAAAAATTAGTTTAAATAAAAAAATGCTTAAACCTTACAGTTCCAGCAGGGAATTTCGTTGCGTTTTATCCAAATAGAAGGATCAGGAGATGGACATGCTGCTGTAACTTGACGAGGTCTGTAGTTTATTTGTTGGGTGTCTATAGTTTTCTTTTGTATTTCCCGACGTTTATCCTTTATACGTTGCTTACGTTCCATCTTTTCTCGTTGTTCTTCAGCCGCTTTCAGGATTTCATTATAACTGGGTGAATTATCATAAGATTTAGATAACCCACAGGACTGTATAGGTTGATTAGCAAGTTGGCTTTGAACTTGTGAATTAATTAATCCTTGAACATCACTCAATGTAACAGTAGGTTTCTCAGAAGCCGCAGCCATAATAGCCTTGGCTTGTTTTGTCATTTTCTTATTTACAGCAATCTCTGCTGCGTCAGCCTCAGCAGTTTCCGGTTTCTTTGGCTTTTCTAGATCAGAACCAGGAGGCATTGACTGTTTCAAATCTGGACGAAGACCTCTTTCAAAAAATCCACTATCAACTAAACCTAATTGATTTCGTCGTTGATGAATTTCATATCTTAACTGTTCTCGTTCTTCTGATGTCATACTTCTGTACTTTGCTATTAGTGTTTGTAAGTCAAGAGGAGTTTGCGTTTGTCCTGCTGATGTTACAAATGGTTCCAATGGATTTAATGCATAAAATACAAGTGTAATTACTCCAATTGCTAAAATAGCCATTGTAAACGGCTTCATTCCCTAATTAGTTTATCTAAAAGAATATACGATAGAACAATTATTACAGGACCAATAACTATAGCAGAGTAAAGTTGTAATAGATTGTCTTTAGCATAGATATAATCAGGTTGGGGATTAAATTGAGGAATTGTATATGATGATGGACTAAATACACGTGTTACACGGTCAGTGCTGTAGCGTGAATCTTCATATCCAGCCTCTACCTTCTTACGCATTAACTGTGCTGCGAATGTAGATGCGGGGTCAAAATTCAAAGTAGATTCAGATGGAACAAAAATCTTACTGATATTTTCCTTACTATAGCGATTATCACCGCCATAGCCACTACCTTCTAATGCTTTCCTTCTTAACTGTGCCGCAAAAGTAGACGCTTGATCGTAGTCCAAAAATGTATCATTGACTATAGTCAATGAAAATAGAAGATAGAACGCGGTTAAACCGAGTACTAATATCAATTTAGATATACGCATTTCCTATTTATTACATGCTATTTTCATCCTCATCCTCGTCCTCCTCTTCCATTTCCGCATTTGGTAAATACTTACCTACACCAAGAGCCTTCTCAATTTCAGCATCAGACATAGGATGTGTTGGACCATTTACAAGCAGTGTTTGAGCCTTATAGGATGTAAATGTTTCAGGCATTAACAATCCATAAAGAAGACCAAAGAGAATAGCGAACGCAATTATAAATCGGACAGCGGGTTTTAGAGACATCCCTACTTATGCCTGTTTTTTTGCGTTTTTCTTGCTTTTCTTGCCCTCCTTGTCTTTCGTGGCCTTGGTATTATTGTGCTTGATGACTTTTTTAGTCTCTGTAACTCTTCAGGTGTTTGTGGTATTACTTTTGTTGGAAGTTGATTTTGTTGCAAAGGACCATCTTGTCTTACAGGTCCACCTAGAAATGATGCGATTATACTAGCAGGAAGGTTTTCAGGATTTAGATGCTTCATGTTCGGCTTAACTTCAGGCGGCCGTTCAGTGCCATTTTCAAGACCCAGATTATAACGTCTAGCAGCAGAATACGCATCACTGTTTCCTTGTTTCATTATATTTAGAAAGCGACCTAGATCGCGGGATTGAATTGCTTTATCTAATTCATCAAGATTTAGAGTTAAATCATTGTGTCGTCTTGGTTTCTCTCGTCCACGAATTTCTAGGGCAGTTTGAGGAATACCCTCAGGCAAAAGTGTACCAAATAAATCGTCTGAATCAGTTTTAGTTTTATTTCGAATCATTAAAGGCATTGGATTACGATAAATATCAAGTTCCCATATTTTATCAGGACGAACTGTATTCGGTGGAGGTGGAACTCTTACTGTGATGCCTCCATCGCCTCTAAATCTAAATCTATCAGACTCAGCAACACCTGCTGCTAAACCTGCTGGATACCATAGATGCGGAAAATGAGTTAATTTACGAGCTTCTCCATACCACATATTTCTAATACCTCTTGCTCTTCCAGCAATCTTTATTCGCTCATGTTGGTCACGCATAATTTGTTTTAATTCAGCCAAAGACCGTAGAGGTGGATCAAAAAGCGTAAAAATAAAATTTTTTAGTTCAAGGAAACTTTGTGAAAGTTCTGCAACATGAATATCTTTATAACTGGCTCCTTGATAAACAGGACCGAAGGCCATAGGAGGAGCATCAAGAGCAAAACGGCCCAGATTAGCAGTTCCTTTTTCAGTGATTGTTGCTTTTCCTACTTGTTGAGGCCCTATAGGTATTTGAGGAGGAGACCAGGTTAAAGGTGTCTCATATTTTTCATTCATTACTTTTGCTAGAAAAGCCATATCCGGATGTATAATAGCCTGTTCAAATAGATCTAAATTAAGACCTCTTCTTCCTCTTACAGAACGTAAAATGTATGACGACTCATATTCTTTTTCTATAATATCAAGTTCCTCAGGACGAAGATTATAATCTGGACGAAATTGAAGATATAAATCGCCTACTTTATTTATACCCATTGATGTATCATCTTTAGGAAATACACGAGTATCAGAATGATCGTAACCAAGATCACTCTCATCAAAAAAACGAATACTCCAAACATGCCTTGGCTTAAGTTCAAACTCTAATCCACGATTCCATTGGTGTGACCCGACAATTCGTGCAGTATTATCTCTTCTAACTTCTGGCTTGAGATTGGGTAATACATACGCCATATCCTGTGTGGCATTTCTAATGAACTCTTTAATTTGTTGATTAGAAGTCAGCCGAGGTTCAAACATATTATATATACGAGCGAGTAGTATGACCACATGGCGAACTTTTTCTAAAATACGTCTATTTTTAGGTGTATTTTGTCTATCTCGTAAAACACCAAAATGGGCCATCCCTACTTAAATTTGAATATATTTTATGGTATCTATGGCGGCAAAAATGCTTTCCTATAAATACAAAGAGGATGATGTGCTAGAAGTTGGTATTGATGAAGCTGGACGCGGTTCCCTCTTTGGTCGGCTGTATACCGGTGCTGTAATTCTTCCTTTTGACAAAGATGATATCTTTGACCATGGGGCAGAACTCAAGCAGATTAATGATAGTAAGAAATTGACAAAGCGGCGTAGAGACATCTTGTACGATTATGTTCGGGAAGTTGCTCTTGACTGGGCTTCAGGCTATGCTGAACCGACTGAAATTGATGACATGAATATTCTACAAGCCGATTTACTAGCAATGCGTCGGGCTGTAGCCAAACTTGAGTTTACTGCTGGACGCTATCTAATTGACGGAGATACGCCAGTTAATTTCTCAAAATCGGGGTCTGTTATTGAAGAATACTGTATTCCTCAGGGAGATGCGAAGTTTATATGTATCGCTGCTGCATCCATTGTAGCAAAAGTGGAGCATGACCGTTGGATTCAAGGTATTTGTGCTGAGACACCAGAACTTGACACTAAATATCACTTACTGTCAAATATGGGATATGGAACAGCAAATCATATGCGTGGATTGAAAGAATATGGTGCAACGGACCAACACCGGAGGTCTTTCAAACCGGTTAAAGATGTGTTAGGATGGCTTGGTTCTTAGACATTTAAAACCAGTTCTTGCGGCTGCGGCTGCGGTTCTGCTGGCTGCGGTTGCGGTTCTGCTGGCTGCGGTTGCGCTGCTGTTGCTGCTGCTGTTGCTGCTGCTTCTTGGCAGTCTTGCCCTTGCCGCCACGCTTGCCGGCCTTTGTCTTCTTAGCGCCACCACGCATCTGTTGCATCTGCTGCCTTCCATTTCCTGAGCCGTTCATCTTATATATTTAAGGCAGTGAAATAAATTTGAACGCAGACCATTTTTTTAGTTTATGTAGAATATTGTGAAATGCGTCTCCTCTTTGTTGATACCGAAACGAATGGTCTACCCCAGACACGCTGGGCAGATGAATCCGATTGGAAGAAATGGCCGGAGATTCTCCAAATTAGTTGGGAAATCTGGGAAGTAAAGGAAGGCGCTGAGCCTAGTATTGTAAAGTCAGAGGATCATGTTCTCAAACAGGATCCGGAGATTAAGTGGTCCGCTGAGGCCGAGAAATTTCATAAGATTTCATTGTCAATGTGCCAGGCACAAGGAAAAGAATGGAATCCTGTTCTTAAAATGTTTCAGAAAGATTTGGAGGGATGTGATGCTCTAGCAGCTCATAATCTTGATTTTGATCGCAAGATTATTCGTGCGGCTATGTGGCGTTCCAAACTCGTACCTTGGGCATCTTTTAGTGGTCCCGGGATGGCCACAGCAAATGACCATATTCTTCTTGAACTCTGTACAATGCGGGGAGCGCAGGGATTCTACAACTTTGGTCCAGACCGCAATGGTAATCCAAAAGCACCCACGCTGAAGCAACTCCATGATGCTTGTATTCCAGGGACCTATGATTGTTCAGGTGCGGGTCCATGGCATGATGCTAAACATGATATTCATTGTGCGGCCCTTTGTTTCTGGGTTATGTGCCGAGACTTGAGATTTCATGAAATTCTACCAAAGTGTGCGCAACTAACTGGACGCAAGTGGACAAGTGATGAAGAAGATTTGCTAAACTCAATCAAGCCCTATACAGGAGTGTAACCAAGCAGCCTCTTCTGCTCGTCGCTCCAGGCTATAAGGCCCCTGCATAAAATGACCCGTCTCCGAATCTATGCGACAGGCGACCTTCCAGCCTTTTTTTCTGAGAAGTGTTGCCCATTTCAGAGGCTCCCAATACATCACCTCTGTGTCATGGATACCACCCGATGCTAAAACAGGAACACCGGGGCCTTCTTGTGTTGTCAGTAGAGGATCTAAAGAAAGAGCGGCTCGGAATCCTTCATAATTTGAGGTATCAAAGAACTCATCCATTTCTAGACGCAAGACAGGAATAACATCATTAGTTGAACCTTTCACAACATCCACGAAGGGAACTTCTGCCCACGCAGCACCACATAATCGCCTCGGGTTTGATACTTTTTGAACCGCATTCGCAATATGAAATCCTCCAGCAGAGCGACCGAATAAAATTGTCTTTGCTGGTTTTATATTATAGAGTGCTTGAATCTGTGGTATGGCCGCAATGTAATCTAGCAGACCTACCATTCGGTTATTGCTACGTGCTGCGTCCCAATCTGCGATTCCATTATCTCCGCCACCGCGAACACCAATAAATGAAATAGCATATCCCTCTCGGATAAAGGGTAAAAATCGTGCTACTAAATGTCCGGGTGTTGGAATACCATAATGTCCGTAGACATATGCAATAAGAGCCCGCGGTTCTTTACCTTTTTGATACACGGTTGTTGATGGAATGTGATGACCTTCGCGTACACAGATTGTATAATCTGCTTCTAACCCGAGGTCTGGGGCTGCTTCTAATGTAACAGTTAAGTCATTTGCGATTGTTAATTGCTGGGCTCTTCGGGTCGGTGAAAACCATAGAAATGTTTTATCAGATGCTGAATCTAGCAGAAGTAATTTTCCGGTGGAATTAGGCTGGAATAAAATCTTTTCTCTGCCATCACGAATCAATGATAATTGGATAATTTGGTGTGTAAGTGTTTTACAGAAAAATCCATCTTCAATTGTTTTAAGAGGATAGATATCGGCAATTTTCTTGTTTCCAATCATATCATATACAATTTGTGTTGTTCGGACGTTGTATATAGTGGTATCCGTCCACCAGTATGGATATGCGAATCCAATTATATTCCGTTTACCATCAACCACCTTTTTGCTGTATCCGCTTGATAAATCAACAACATAGAGATTTCGGAATCGCCGACCTTCTTGAAAGTACCATAGACGCTGGCCTACAACTTCACAGGGAACTACAACTTGGCTTCGTGAACGGCTTTTAACGAGGATTTTGGAAGCGCCATTATCAAAGACTTCTTCTAAAGTATAAAAGCGTTGAACTTCTTCACATGTTTGAACAATAAGATGACCTTTGCTAACACACATAGAACCCACATTTTTTATAGTCCAAGCAATACGTAAATCACTTTGATTATACGCAATTAATATTTTGCGTTCGCTCCCCTGCCACTGCTCATCTTCAATAATCAGCAGATAGTCCTTAAAAAAAGCGTATTCATAAATACAGGGCCAGACCCGTTTTTTATAGGTTAAATGTTTAAGGTCATGGTCTAAATAGCGGACTTCTATATCGTTATCAATAAAATGGGGTTCTGATAACATGGTCTCATCAGCTTCTTGCAAGAGTTTAATCCATTTGTTTACTGGGAGTTTTGCGATTTGTTTTGTCCATCGGGCAGCTTCATCTTTTAAGGCCGCTTGCGTATCAGGATGATCTAGATTTTCCATATAGGCTAGTTCGTCAGTGTATTGAATAAATGGAAGTTTAACAATTTCCATCCCTCTAATATGGTCGCTTAAACTATTTTTGCTAGAATACTTTAAGGTCGCGGTATGGCTTTACCGGTTCAAACAAATCCGTATATAATTGCACATATTGCTTTTAAAGAACAGGAACAGGAAATTATAAAAGCAAGTCATCAGCTAGAAATTGAAGGAATTTATCATTGGAGTAAGCCTTTAAAAGAAGAAGTATTTGATTCGGTACGTATATTCTGTGCCGCACATCGTATTGAGTTTGGTATTCGTGTTTTCAACAGTAATGCTTTCTGGCAGGATAGAGAATGTTTAACACGGCTGCCAGCATTTCATATTTATTACAAAGATGAATATGAAAAGTCGTTTTATTGTGAAGATGACCCGGCTATTATGATACAAGAAGTTCTACGGGAAATAAAAGAATATAAAAAATCTAAAAGCCACTGGTGGCCATTAAAGATTGGATGGAATTGGCGCTCGTTTTAAAATAATAGTTCCACTTTTTTCATCTGTTTTAAATATTTCTGTAAATCCATTTTGTAAAGCATGAGCTAATGCTCTATCATTTTTCATGCCATAAATATCATCAAATAATATATATTTAGGATTATATTTAAGAACTGTCAAATAGTCTTGAAATCCACAATATTCACCGCCGTCTAAAATAGCAAGGTCAATTTCACCATATAAATTGAGAAGTGGTGATTCATTAAAATTTTTAACATCAGAAAGATACCATTGATTAAAATGGGGATTATCGAGTGTAAACTGCGGATGAGCTTTAATTTCTTCTTCAGTCATCATAGATTCTGCTATGCGACCTTTATAAAAATGAACCATTTCTTTTCCAAGTCTATTTTCCCAAGCTTTCAAACCTTTCTCATAGAATTCCGGATTTGCTTCAATTGCTATAACATTAATTGGTTTATAATCAATTCGTGCTAGAGATCCAAGAACACAGCAAAGTGTTGTTCCTAAACCATTCCATGAACCAACATCTAAAATATTTACAATTGTTAAGTCTGTTTCAATAAGTGATATTAATGCTTTTCCAGCAGCAGTATATATATTAAATTGTCCGCGCTCCATTTTAGAATATCATATGCATGCGGCTTAAAATCATGCGTCTATTTCATTTTAGTCTGGCGAAATGGTCAAGAAGGATTTGAAAGTTCTTATTATTTGTATGAAAACAGGAGCCTATGGTTTGTCAAAGGATGTAGAAATTCTAGAGACCGTTCTCAAGGAGCGGGCATTAAAAGCCACAGATATTAATCTCATGATTGAGCATGTAGATCCGCGTACAACTAAAATTCCATGGGCAGATGTAGCATTTCACATTGAAGTCCCTTGCCGTCTAGCAATTCCATATGCTCGGAAGCATTATTTCATGGTAAATCCCGAATGGTGGTATAAGGAAGAGTGGAAATGGACTGCCGCAGTTGAAGGAGCAACTTTTATTCAGCGGTACCCGAAAGCAATTACCACGCAGGATGTTTCGGGGGCAGCAGTTTTCACTTTACTATGGCGCGGTCCTGCTGTATTACCACCACCCGTTAAGAAGTTTCGTCAGCGAACATTCGTCTGTTTTCTCGGAGCATCCAAGCATAAGTTGGCTGCTGCACTAGAAGTAGTTGCTGTGTGGCCGGCCACTGCTCCGCTTCTTAAAATCTGGGGCTCGGCTGATGTTGTGGCGAAACTCAAAGAAGTATGCGAAGGTCGCACAAATATTGTCCTAAACAGCGAACATATTAGCAATGAGGATGTTCTAAAAACACTAAGTGAAAGTGAATTTTGTCTCCTGCCTTCTCAAGCAGAAGGATTTGGATATGCTTTATGTGATGCAATGCGGACAGGATGTTTACCGCTGTGGTCAGATGTTCCGGCATATCGTGTATTCTTGGATGATGTTATGGGTTCTAACGGACAGATGGTAACTTCGGATGGGGAAGCGTGTGAATTCTTGGCTGCCCCTCGGCCTCTCAAAACAAAGTCATTTAGCATAGCACTTCAACTTCTGCTGGAAATGCCGCAGGATGATATTTTTGCCACACGCAATCGTCTTATTGGCGCACTAAATGATCGTATAGGAATTTTCAGACAGCACAGCCAATTACTTTGGAATACAATGCTACGCGACTTAGAGACACTTCCTGTACGGCCTGGTTTTGGTTCTCCACCGTCTTCTCCATTAGTATTGCCTCGTGTAGGAGTAATTACACTTACATGGAATCGGCCCCATTGGATGAAGTTGGCTTTCCAAACAATTCTAGCACAGAGTTGGCCGCTGGATCGTCTAGTATGGACAATTGTTGATGATGGTTCATTTGGCAAGCGTGTAGACATTGAAGTTGCTAAGTTTGCTGAGGCGAACCCGCGTCTTGCGATAGAATATGTAAGTCTTGGAAAGAAGACACACATTGGCGGAAAGCGTAATCGCGGTATTCGGCGTGTTCTAGAGAAATTTCCAGATACAGCGTATTTTTGTATGATGGACGATGATGATGTATATTTTCCGCATGCTATTCGCGATCGTGTTGCGTGGCTTTCTAGCACCAAAAAGGGTGCGTGTTATGCCAGTGTATTGCCACTATACGATCTTACCACATATACGAGCGCAATTAATGTGCCGCCTCTTTCTCTTGGACCGGCTAAACGCTGTAGTGAAGCTTCATTGGCTTTCACGACGGAGTTTTGGAAGGCACGGGAGTTTCCGAACACAGTAAGTATGGCCGAAGGGGAGGCATTTCTTGCTGGAAGGGAGGCAGATACAGTGGAAATTGTACCACAGGGCGTCATAGTTTCACTGCTCCATGCGCAGAATACGAGCAGTCGCGGAATCAGAGCAGCGGCGGATAATAAGGAGCAGCAGAATGGATGCCACTACGGTTTTAGCGACGAGTTTTTCTTGTTCTTGCATGGCCTCGGTGCGGCCTCCGTGTCTGCTGCCGCCGTCGCTGCCGAAGACGAGGTAAAGGCGAAGCAGAAGGCTGCGTTCCTTGCTGCGAAGGAGAAGCAAAATTCTTTAGAGCAGCCTGTAACTTTGGCGGCAGAGATTTCTCCTTTAGTGCCGCAGGAAGAGACGCAAATCCCATCGGATTCTTGAAATTAAACATCTTCTCTTTCGGGTAATTAGATACAAAACGAACAAATCGGATTTTGTCATTTGTTCCAGCCGTCTCTTTGAGAACCTTAAGAAACGCGGGGTCTAGCAGGGCTGTTAATTTAGAATCACTTGTAATGGGTTCTATAATATCATTCATGGTAACTCCGTGTTTATCTAGGATGGCTGCTGGATTATCCATATGCGATAATGATGATAACAAGGGGTCTACTGCAACGGCTTGTTCTTTTAGAGCAGCTTTAGCAACTTTTTTAAGAACAGGCGACATTTCTTTAGCAAATGCGCCTACTTCGGGGAGAATATCATCGTCCAACAATTTTACAGATTTATTCAAATCTAAAATCTGGTCTTTTGGAAATTTGTTAATCCATGTTTTAAAACCACTTTTATTATTTGTCTGTACGAAACCTTCCAGTTGATTTAAGAAATCTTCTTGAAAGTAACTCCGAATTCCATTCGGGTCTTTGAGTTTTAGAAGAGGACCAAACGCTTCTTGCATAGTCAGATCCGCATCATCCAAGAGTTTATCCGGTGCGTCAATATATTCACACGCATCAATGAATTTCTGCCATTTCGGCTTTGCTACGTCGGGAAGAACAGTCTTAATTTTATCTTTATTCTCAAGAACTCGTTTAAGAGTCTCGTACATGCGTGTAACTGTTGATTTTCCACATTTGGCTTCAAGTGTCTCGGGTTCTGCGATAACTGGGACACCCACCAGACTTTTAATCACAATAGAACCGGCTTTTCTGTATGGCCAAGGAACAGCAGTCTGTACTTTCTTAATAATAGATTCTGGCAGAAGATAGATATACCACGGATCACCTTGTGTGATTTTCCGGATGGCAACTTGAACGGGAGTTAAGCAGAAAATGGGTGAATCACTGAATAAAGTACGAATTTTGTAAAAATCGGAGACTTCAAGACGCATAATACCCGAAACGGGTGTGCCGCTAACAACATATAAGAGGTCCCGAACTTTAGCAATATCCTCTTGCTTAGGCATGACGAAAGTTACAAGCCACCAGACAAACGCGCGACCAATATCACGGGGCGTATTTAGGGCTATTGCTAGAATCTGATTTTTAGTCTCGGGGCTAATCAATGTTAATGTGTTAAGCACCATCTTCCATCGCATGCTGGACCAATAACCGGATTTAACAGAGCCATATAATGTTAGAATTGCATGTTTCCAATCTCCGCGGGCTAATTCAATAAAGGCCATAATTGTGGAAAGAGCAGGGGAAATCCAATTAAATAGAACATCGGGAAGTATAGTCAAAATCATACGAATTAATTCAACGAGCAGAAGAATAAGGGAAATGGCCAATTGTGTAGGAATAGGCATCGTGGGTGTTACAAAAGGTCGCATTTTATCAACTGCCCAAACACCGATGCGTCGTGAAACTGCGTCATTTATACGGTCTAGCGCATTTATTGTTGAAATACCACCACCCACAATATCATCAAAGTTGTATTCCATATGGACGAGATGTTGGTCGCCTGCATGTCGTTGCGGGGGCATCGTTTTAAGACCGCCCCAAATATCTTTTACTTCAAAAATAAGTTCTTCTAACCATGGAAAACGCTGGATGAGTTTTGCGAATACTCCTCCACCTGCTGCTCCTCCATATTGTCTACGTTCCTCTTTAGTAGCCGCTGTCTCAGACCAGTCAATTGATGCAAACATTTCTGTGAATTTTGTGGCCTCTTCGGTATTTAAATCTAATTCTACTGCTAGAGCATCGGCTGCTGTTGCGATGGGTAACTTATGAATAGTAATTAATTCGTAGAGAAAAGCATATCCTAGCAGAATCTTTCGCAGACCATCAAAGAATACATTTGGTTTTTCTCTGAATTCCGTTTCGGAGACTTTTAGATTTTCTAAAAGTTTTTCTCGTGTTGGTGACATCACCCCTATTTTAAGACCTTTAAAATAATTGGATGTAGACTAATAGAATGGTGGAAGACTGTGTAGTCTGCGGTGAAGTAGTAACACCGGAATGTAAAGGATATAAATGTAGCCATGGGCATGAATATCATCGGATATGTTTGACAACGAGCACAAAAAAGAAGTTATGTCTTGTCTGCGAAACACCGGTCAAATTACCGTATGCTCCGCGAGCACCGCGAAGGCCAAATCGCAAACCACACGCGGCACAATGTAAGGGTAAAACAGCATTGGGTAAAAAATGTTGTAATAGAACATTTGCTACATTTTGTCATTTACATATTGCTGAGCCTGCTGCGGTAACAATAAATATATAACTTCATTTGTTTAAAGAGGAAGGAATGAGTAATTCAACTCATGGCTCACCGTTATTAGGTCCATTAGAATATGCTGTGGGTATGTTGGCGCCAGCAGAGTTTTTGGATTTGAATGCGGGTTCTGGAAGTAGTCATGAATCAGCATCTCGTCTTTCTACAAATGTAGGAACGGCTCGTAGTCTCCAGCAGAGATTTATGAATGAAGTCCAAGCCGCTTCTGGTCCCGATGAGCGAGATTGGTTGCGTGTGTGGCGAAAGAAGATTCGGGAACCTATCACACGATTCAATGATGTTTTCTTTGATTTTTTGATCAAAGACCGTGAAGGAAAAGACCAGGAAAGCATCACAAAGATGAAGCAATTGATTACAAGAATGTCTAATAATATGCCTGCTTCAGGACGCTCATATTTCCCTGAACTCGGATGGGATATTAGTATGAATACAATTAAACAAGAATTAGAAGAAGATTTAGATATAAATTTAGAAGAATTTAAGGAATCGCAGAAAAAGTTGTTGCGGGTCTACAGTGAAACATTAAAAGATCTTTTTGCGGTGGATGCTCGTTTACAAGAAAAAATCACAAAAATGAATCAAGTTGTGGATAGAGTTCAATCATTCATGCAGTTAGAAGCAAATTCTGAATTGGATGCTATGGCCGAACCTACTGCGAATTATCTAGCAGCAATACTTAAAAATAATGATATAAGTAGTGATTTTATTCATTTTATGATTAAGTATAAACACTGGACAGCACTTTATGATACAATTCAATTATCTCAGGTTGCGGCTCCCAATGGTCCTCCAACCTGCTGTATCTGTACTGTATCAGATATCACACACGCAATGATTCCTTGCGGCCACACTTTCTGCTCGGGCTGTATTAACAAGCAGATGAGTCTCTGCTATCTCTGCAGGACAAGTGTTCGTGACCGACTAAAACTACATTTCCCTTGATTCTTCCACCTTGGGCTCTAGGAATTCATGCTGAAAAGCATGGGGTTTTAGTCTTTCTAGACGTTCTTTTTTTTCAGGAAATTTCAGAGAAAGTTGCTGTAAAATATATTCTCTTCGTTTTGCTATGAGCCGAATGAAGAATTGACGGGATTGAGTATCTTGAACGTCTGCCATTTGGCTTTCTATAGGTTCGCAGCAAAGTCAATTTTTTTGGTTTGTTTAGGCCGCGTGTAACTAATAATAATTTAAGGAGATAGTAGAGTAATGAGTCAGGACGAATACATTATTTCACATATGAGTGAAAACACATTACAACAGCAACCCAGCACCATAGTTCCAGCAGAAGATATTCCCGAAATTTCTGTTTTACCCAATTATCTTAAAGAATGGTTGACTTTGGAGGATGAATTAAAAATTTTAGGTAATGCTATGCGGGAAAAGAGGAAGCGGATGGGAATCCTACAAGGACTTATTACAAAGACCATGAAGGGACATAAAATAGCGCGTGTTAATATCAAAAGTGGGGCGATTCTATATCAGAATAAACAGACAAAAGAATCTATGGGAAAGAAGTTTATTATATCTAAATTGACAGAGTATTTTAAAGGCGATATTATTAAGGCAACTGAGATTTTTAATTATCTTGAAGAGCATCGCGGGAAAAAGAGCAAGGATAATATTAAATTAGAGCGTGAATAGTAGAAATGCTCCGCATGCTAAGTCCAATTGTGGATAGTGTTGTTAAAATGGATTTTCGGGAGAATTTTGCTAATATGCTTGATGCGGGATCCATAAATCCCGGTGCTTTCCTTCTTGCTCTCCTACTTGTTCTAGTAATTGATGTTGGTATTATTTATTGGTTGTGGAATAATGTAATTGTAAATGTCATTACAATTGCAAAACCCATTAAGAGTTTCTGGACAGCAGCGGGTCTACTTATTTTTGTACTAATTATACATTCTTAGGTTCTCATAAATGTTGATGTTGCACGGAGTTCTTCTAGAGAAGGAGGTTCATAGAATGCCGGGTCACGTACACCATCTGGCATATCAAGTTGGGGTTGAGTTTTAAGGCATTTATCTAACATGACTGCCTTAAGAGTTCCCACATTGGATTCAAGTTCTTTGCTTGCTGATTGTGTCACAGCAGGATAGTACGCATCTAATGCCTTAATTAATTGCCTACCGCGGATTAAATATCGGTCAGTGGCCAGTTCAATATCACGTTGACGAATGGCCTTCTTGTGGCAGCGGCCTACAAGTGTTGCAGCGGGTTCCACATCCTGCTCAGTTGAATATGGAACATCAATGGATTTATAAACGCGACCAGAACCTTCATTAATATCAGTCTTCATTGCTGCTATTTTTTGAAAAAGAACATCTAATTCACGTTTCTTTACATTATATTCAGAGGCTGTTTCATACGAGCATGCTGGATAGGTTTGGGTATTAGCAAAGTTCTCATAGAGAACTCTACGAGGATATAATTCGACAACCGCAAGCACTACAAAAAGAAAAAATAATAATGAAATTTCATACATCATTCTGTATCTCTATAGTATGTGTTTATAATCCTCAACGGCCACGTCCACGGCCGCGACCCCTTGTCGCTGCTGTAGGTGCTGATGCCGCAAGACCTGTGGGTGCTGGAACAGGAGGTAGAATGCCTTCAACAGCAACAGCCGGGACAGGAGGAAGTGCTGGAAGTTGAGCCACCGTTCCAGTAATTGTCAGCCAATCCCGCTCCATAGTATCTAGCAGACCCAGAAGAAAGCGAATAACGGCCACAATGGCACGCCGTGCTGTCATTTCTACATCCGCCTCTGAACCGATTTCAAGTGTTAGTTCCTTCTTGAGCGGATGGCCCATCTTGTATCCCGCATAGGTGAGACGCGGCGCCTGGTCAGCCATAATATGACGCTCCACCAGATATGTCTGGAGTAGATTTCCAAGAGTATGATCCTCGGTGTTATCAAAGATAACCTCAACGCCCTTACGGTGTCCTAGCGTAGGCTGAATACGGACGTTTGCCGGAATCTGCATATCAAGAGTCTGATACTTCTGAAGCATTGTCTTAATTTCGCGAATTCCCCGATGAACAACGGCGGGGACGCTCATAAGTCCATTTGTCTCAATCTCAAAGTCAAAACTATACGGTTCGTTCTCCTCGTCCACTAAGAAGCAACGCTGGATTTCAAGTGTGGCCCATTCCCTCTTTAGATTATTAAGTTGAGCCGGATTTACCTGACTTTGCTCATTGATCTTCTTTGACTCCTTCAGCCAGTTCTGGAAGAACTCTTCCTGCCGAGCAGAATTGGTATCAATTGTATGTCCATATGAACATTGGCATACAGGAGAATAACGAACATTCTCTTCTCCTGTAGATACACTCGGATAAGCAACCAACTTAATCTTCTCAAGACTATCAGCTGACCACTGAGGACGGAGATGAGTAATCATAATTGGCTCTTTAGTGGTCGCATCAACAGGAAACATTGCAGCATTTCCTTCTGGTCCTAAATCCTTCCAGCCCTCAGCATCCTGAACAAAGATACGCATATCCTTAGTTGTAACCATACGGGACTCCTGTGTAGGATTTGCTACTTCAAGTTCAACACGATACTTCTTTGGGTCAAAATCGTCTACGGCCGCCACATAGATGGGAATCATTCCAATGCGATGGGCCAGCATTTCATTTGGTAGAGGTGTTGTATTCTCCTGAATATGAACCTCTGACTGCTCAGGCGGCTCTGTGCGGAATCCGACCGTGGGAACCTTACATTGAATAATACGTACAAGTGTATTTGCGATTGTTGTATGACTAGGTGCTAGTGTGAAGGCTGCCCGCTCCTTCTTCGTCGCGTCTGTCATGAGGGAGGCCCCCGATTCTGTATAGTTGCTAAACATTCTGCCTTATCTTATTCACAGGAATATGTTCAAATTTATTCACAAACACGCGTAACTCTAGTTCCATGAAATTCGTCATCCAAACAAGGGATGCCACACTTGTGCTTTTACTCGGAGAAATGCCGATTCTCACAATCATTTCTTGAGGAGGTAAAAAGAGCCGGATACCAATCGGAATTTAAATTTATTTGTGTTGATGCTGATGCTTCTGGCAAAAGGCCGCCGATCGTAGATAAGGGGCGTGTGGAAAAGTGGCTGACGGCTGTTCCTACGCTGATTATTGATGGTGAAACGGGCCCTCGTACAGACGCAGAAGTCTTTAATTGGCTCTCAATGAGGAAACTGCAGGAGGGTCGTTCAGGTCTGTCTTCGGGCGCCCCTGATAGTGTTGGCAGTGCTTCTGAACCCGTAGCCTACGGAAATGAATTGGCTTCTGGAAAATGGTCTGATTCTTATAGTTTTTTCGGTCAGCAATTTGATGTAGGAAAGGGACAGGGATTTGACCCGATTCCGCGAAACTTTGGCCAACTCCAGGAGGGTACGGGAAGTATTACCGGAATTGGTGGTCAGACCGCAGGACAAGTTGTCGCTTCACAGTCGCAGCGTAGTAAGAAAGAGTTGGCTATGGATAAAGCATATGAGGATTTTCAGCGAAAACGCGACCAAGATACTCCTGCCCCCTTTGGTCGTAAATAAAATGCTTAAAGTTTCTAGCATTAATTATATTTAGGGTTATGGATAAGCAAACGTCACCTTTGAAAAGGTTTACTAAGACTCTGATAGGATTTTTTGAAATGCTATCGGATTCCTATCCAGAGGAGCGTGATATTCGGTTAGCAACGGATGGTTTGAAGGCAATTGATTCTACGAATCCGCGTATTTTACTTACAATGTTTATGAAGAATGTGTATCCAACCTTCCGTGACCCTGTCTTATCTAAGAATGAAGAAGTTCTAATCAGTTTGGGGCATGATGTCCTACAGAATAAGTTTAGTGAAATGTCATTTGCTTTCTGGATTTTTGACAAGCATTGGAAAACCATGTCAGAACCAGATAAAGATAAGATTTGGAAGTGGTGTACTGCTTTAGTTCTTCTTTCTGAGAAGGCGGCGGGTCCTTCGTGATTTACGGAAGAGTGGGTCATTATATCCGGAGGAGGATAGTTGCGGGAGAGAATTATTCTTTTTAAATAATTTATTGTAATTATTAGTGCCATTGCGACTTAATAAAGGGAGCCCTGTCGGAGATACACTATTTTGAGTGTTATCATTTCTAGACAAGAGGGGAATGCCGTATGGGGACTGATCATTATTATCAAAAGGAGGGGCGCCAATACCAGGTTGACCTGCGGGTCCAGCCCCTTCAATACGAACAGTGCTACCAGCAATAGGATTTGCTGATAATTCTCTGGTCATATCTCCCGTTGGATACGATTTGCGTAATCCAACAATATAACTGTAAATCAAATCAATAAGACGATTCATCTCACTCCGTGCTTTACCGTATTTTCCTAGAATTTCAATCAGATGAACATATTCAGCCGGAACACCATCATATTTGGGAAATAGATTACGGATTGTGCTATTATCTTTTAGGATTGATGATGTATATAAAGTAATATTGGCCTTTATTTTCTCGGGGTCACCGGGTGCCATAAAGGCTGTATTAATTGCATCAAAGAGTTGTCGCTCATTTACATCCTGTAGGGATGATTTAACTTCGCCCTCTTTTTCTTGTATAGCAACTATCTGTGCCCGCAGAACATCTTCTGGATTTCCACCTCTTTGTTTTTTTAACCTACGTGTTCGTGAAGGCATCCCTAATGCGGTAGGAGAAAATATTAAAAAGAAGAGACAAAAGCAAGTATGTCACAACAGATTGAAATACAGAAGCGTTTTCTGGCAATTGTTACGCAGTTTACAAATGAACTAAGTTTATCGTATCCTGAACTCGAGAAGGGAGTTGCCGCTTATATGAAGCGTAAGGATCAAATTGAGGCATTTTCTCCGTTGGCATCTGCTCTAAAAGTAGCCGTGGCTGCTCGGGATGATTCATTTTTCCTAAAGTCAGGTAATAAAAAGGGAATTGAAATTTTGCCTGGAATCTTTTTTTCGGCCAAACTCTGGTCGGATACTAGCAAGGAGACACGCGTGGTTTTCTGGGACTATCTAGCATCACTTATCCTTCTGAATACTATGTTTAGTGCGGGCTCTACTGCTTCTTCTGCTGCTCCTTCTGTCCCTACTGTGCCTTCTGTCCCTACGGGAGCAAGTGAATCTGCGACAGAGCAGATCCTTCCCGACTTTGATGAAATTATGAAGGAAATGGCCACTAATTTCAAATCTGAAGAATTCAAGGGAATTTTTGAGAACATGAAGAATATGTTCAAGGATTTGAGTGGAAACATTCCTCCTTTTGCTGGAGCAGAAGCTGAAGAAGGAGCCGAAGGAGCCGAAGGTAAGAAGCCTTTTGAAATGCCTAAGATTCCCGAGCATCTTCAAAATGGACTTATTGCTAAGATAGCAGCGGAACTAGCAGGAGAATTTAAGCCGGAAGATCTTGGAATTGATCCGCTGCTAATGGAACGCATGAATCCTATGCAGATCTTTGAGCATCTTCAGTTTGTCTATACAAACAATCCCGAACTATTAACTGAGGCTATGAAGCGCGTGGCAGGTAAAATTAAGGATAAGTTTGCCTCTGGTGCTTTGAACCGAGATGCTCTTATGCGGGAGGCCAAGGAATTAATGACTTATTTTACAGACAATCCGGCTTTTAAGGAGATGTTTGATTCTATGGGTGGAATCTTTGATAATCCCTTTATGGGCGGTGGTGATGGAGCAAAGGGATCACAATCTGATCGTCTTCGTGCTGCTCGTGAACGTCTTCGCAAGAAGGCCGAGAAAAAGAGTAAAAAGTAATTTCGCGGACATACGATAGGGAAGAGAAATGCAGTGTAGTTCATTTTTCACAGACGATATTTCAATACTATGGCGTGAAGGTGATGACTTTTTTCCGTTTCACGCACGGGCTCGTCGGTGTACAACTGTAGCTCTTAATAGTTTTACACGCTTTGGTATACTCCTTGGTGTAATCCTATCTCTGCTTCGTCTTGATTTTCGCTATTTAATTATAAGCACATTATTTCCTCTTCTAGCAGTGGGTGCTTTCTACGGAATGAAAACAAAAGATACACTCCGTGAAGGTTTTCAAGTAGGAAGAGGGCCTATTGTTGAAGATAAAGTTGTAGCCGATGTCATCGGAGTTCAAGATCGCACTGGCCCAAATGCGCCAAATCCTTTTATGAATGTTTTAATGGATGAGATTAATAACAATCCAGCAAAGCCTCCGGCTGTCTACACAAACTCCCCAGCAGTCAAAAAGGAATTAGATGCCTATTTCCAAACTAGTATTTATAGCGACCCTGGAGATGTTTTTCAGCGGAATCAAGGGCAGCGCCAGTTTGTAACTCCTCCTAGTACATCCATTCCGAATGATGCGGGTAGTTTCCAAGACTGGCTCTTCCGTGTACCTGAAAAAACATGTAAAGAAGGAAATATGGGCGCCTGTGTTTCAACAAATAATTCTGGACGTTTCCCGCATCTTACATAAGTATTTTTTTTATTGACCTGGGTTAGAGAATGGCCGCCAATACATTTCAAATAAATCAATTCACGCGTGTCCACGATGACCGATGCGGTGTTGACAGTTTCTACCGCCAGTCTGTTGGACCCGGTTTCTGGGCGACTACTAATCTAGTTCCTAATGCTTCAGATGTTGTGCCGCAGGCTCTTAATAACCCGACAATTATTGCTAAGGAAGGATATGGTCTATTGCCGAAGAATATTGACAATGACAGCATTTTACGCAATCACGCCGTGCAGGAAAATCGTCAGCGTTGCCCTATCCACCCGCAGAGCCGTCCTTTCGTAACTGTTCCGTATATGGGTCGCGGCCGTGGTGAACCTGTGCTAGAGGCTAAACTCCAGCAGAGTGAATTTGTTCGTACAGGCAAGGACTGTATGACGGTTACGGATAAGCCTTTCGCCCAGCAATTCACACCTTTGCTGCCTCATGTTGAGAAGAACATCCAAAATCCTGTTCACATAATTCCGGAGGATGCAGCTTCGGGATGGGTTCAAGGCGGTATTCCCAGCAGACAGTATATTCGCGACTTGAATGTGTAAATTTGTACACAAATTGTGTAAGAACGTTAAACATATATAATACATTTTCCCAAAATAGGGCAATGTATGATATATCAATATATGGACTTGGTAAGCATCTAATAAAAGATGACTTGACCGACTTGTCTAATAATTTACCTACCTGGAAAGACCTAATTCCGATTATGCGCCAAACAGCAAGTTTGCCGGATTATCAGACATTGAGTTTTGTTATTGAAGATGTTAGCGGCAATTCATGGCTTCCAGCATTTCAGTGGGAAAGTTTATTATCGCAAGGGACATATGGTAAAGTTTATAAGGGGAATCGTGTTGTATATCGTCGTCAAGGAGCAACTCAACAATATAAATTATTATCTGGGACAGAACATATTGTTCTTAAAGAAATCTCTATTCCACGGAATATAGTTCCCGAAGATCATGAACGTGAAATAAAAGCTATCATGTATGAAGCCACAATTCATGGACTTGTTACACAGTTTTTTAAGAAAATTAATTGGTCATTTGCTGTGCCCGGTCTATATGAAATTTTTTCAAGGGGTGCGCAGAGTACTACAACAATTTATGATGTGAAAGAAGTTGTATTTTGTATGGAATATATACGCGGTGTTACACTCTTTGAATATTTAAAACAGAATTTGATTATGGGTGTACAGAAGAAAAATGATGCTTTTTACTTGCGGATTCTAGCAGAGATTGCTCTTCAATTACGGGAAATTCAAATAAATCTGCGGATGAATCATCGGGATATGAAGGTGAATAATATTTTAATTCGGAATCGGAAACCGGAATGGATTGCTGTTTTTGAAAAGTTCTATCCTCCTTTAGCCGAATTTGATTCATTTAATTTTAATGTAGTGCTGATTGATTATGGATTTGCATGTGTTGCTTGCGGAGATTCTCATGATATGCCGGAAATGAGTTTATTGGAAGCGGGTTCGTGGTTTGGTCCGACTGATTCCTGTTTTAAATCTGGTCGGGATTTAGTACAATTTATTTATTGTATGGAATGCTATTTTCCGCGGCGGAGATATTTTACTGATTCATTTTGTGCTTTGATTGAAAAATGGTTGACGGTGCCTTATTCTGAAGGAACTTCTCATTTATGGCTGGGTATTGCTCCGAATGGAAAACCATATACAGTTCAGCGGCCACTTATTTTTGATACGGGCATTTATGAATTTTTAAGACGCACAGAGGTGAATCCTTCCCACTGTGCTCCTCAAACTATTTTGGAGGATATTCAAGCATATTATGTTGCCAATTAAAGGGTTGGTTTTTGACTGGTTCTTAGGCCAGGTCTTCCTTGAGGAAATAAAGGAGTTGCTTCTGTGGGTCTTCCGGCCGTAACAGATTCAGCGGGATCACTTGCTTGATTTGCGAACCGGACTTCTGGACGTGCTTGGGGTGCTGGAGGTGCTTGAGGTGCTGGAGGTGCTGGAGATGCTTGGGGTGCTTTAGGGGCCGCGCTAGCAAGTAGTGGTGCTGCTGGTCCTGTTGGTGCTACTGGTGCTCGAGGAGCACTTGGTACATCATCCGTTACAGGAATATCCAAATATATATTCGGCGTTGTTTCACAGAGTGGTTGATGCGTTTCAACTCGTTGACGTAATTCATTTAAATATGCCAGCAAAGAGGGATGTTCAATGCCACCGCGATTTCCTCTTAAGGTAGGCGACCGATCAGCAGTCCACGCTTCCCGCCGATTAGGTTGAACACCATTCCTAAATGCGTAAACATTAACATAGTTCATAAATGTTGCCATTATCTCAGTATAATTAAAATATTCTGATGACGAACGTTCTAAATTAGTTGAAAGGAGTTTTGTTTCAATAAAATCTAAGAAAAATCGCAAACCTCGTATATCAATACGTTTGTCCGGAATAATAGCATCGCCTATAAGAATACCATCGTATAGTAGTAGATTTTTTTGTTTAACTACTTTAATTTCCTGAGTATGAATGCATAATGCTTGTTTCGCACAATCAATCATTAGACCTTCAATAAAATGTTGTGTAATGAATTCATTGCGAACACCTGCGTCAAGTATAAATATAAAAGGATTTAGCCGTGCTCTAGTTGACATTCCTATTGGAAATAAACTCTGATAATCAATCTTATAATATGCGTCAAAAAGACTAATTTCATTTAATAAAGCATCCGATACTGCGATTTTTTTAGGACCTGAAGGAAGATTAAAACTCTGCTTCCATGTTTCGGTTTTTGCTGCCATAGATTGTTTAGAATCAAGTGAACCAACTCGGCTTAATGTGTCAATAATCCATGCATTAATAAATAGGTCAAATCGTGTTGCTGGATTTTCCCACCAGGTTCGGTCTACTCTATTTGATAAATTCTGTAACCATTTGACTTCACGCCATGCCTGTGGAGGAGCATAAAGCATTAATTTCCAATACGCATAGGCATTCATAGCCTCAAGAGTCAGTTTATCAAAGCGTTTTAAATCATCAAGGTTATCAGTACGAAGTTCAACACTATCTGAAACTCCAGCAAATTTAATCACACCATATTGATTTGCCGCATTATCTATAAATTTATTTGCAGTGCCGAGAACGCGAATAATTCGTAAATCTCTTATATTGAAAGGACCCTCTTCACCAAATGTATGACCGATAATTTGTGTAATTAGTATATTAATATTGCCTAAGTAATTTGATATTAGGCGTTTTTCATTATCATCAAACGTATTTGCTATTCTTGCAAGAATACTCCTTGTTACAAGATTTGAAGTAAATGCACGTTCATTAACTTGTGTAATAAATCCCACCATTTCACCATTAATTATTTCAAGCATGGTATTAAAAATAACATTAATTGATTCTATATATTCTTCTTCATTAAATCTTGCTCCGCCGGCTGCTTGTGCGGCTACAGATATGGGTAATTCAACGCCTTCTGCTGGACGTAGAACCATTCCAATATGTTCTTCAATTTCATCTTTAATCTCTTCTATTCTTATGTGTAGTCCAGCAACTGTCGCAATTGTTACTGCTAATAAATTAATAACTTGCGGGTCATAGCGATTTTCAGTTCCAATTTGCTTTATACGAGCCGAAATCTTTTGAGCAAGTATTAAAGGCTGTTCATTGCGAATAAAACGAGCCTTAATTAATTGAGAAATAGGTTGTATAAATAAAAGTTCATTAATTCCTCTTTGATTAAGTGATCTTATCGTTTCGCGAATAATAGTAACCATTTCAACGCGTAATTCTTCGGCTGCTTCTTGTATTTCTTGTTGTGCCTCAGCTGCGTCCATCTCTATTCTTTACCTGCGGATTTACTTAAATTTGAATACCTAAAAAAAAGTTATATTGGTTAAACAGAAGATGAGTGCTGCAGTAGAAGATTTTGATGAATTGAATGAGCAGGATGAGGATATCTTTGAAGAGGAGGATGTAATTGATACAGAGGACTTGGAAGAAGTAGAGGAACTTCCTGCTGAGAAAAAGCAGATTCAAGAATTACTGTATAGAGGATTTTCCGGAAAACTACGTGAAGATGCGCATAAACTACTCCAGGCACATCCTGAGATTCAAGCAGACTATATGGAAATCATTCAAGAGCGACTCCCAGTGAAGGATTTGCCTGTTCTTAATGATGCGAATCACAAGACATATCCCTTTCTGACACAGTATGAAAAGACGAAGATTCTCTCATTGAGGGCCAGTCAGTTGGCGCATAATTCCCGACCTTTCATTGAGGTTCCCGCACATGTATCTGATGTTCATGAGATTGCTCGTCTTGAATTAGAGGCGAAGAGGATTCCGTATATTATAAAGAGACCTCTGCCTGACCGTACGTTTGAATATTGGCGCCTACAGGATTTGATTATTCTTTAGTTGAATCTACCATATCGTAACCCTATTCTCCGGAGCAACCCACAATGTATCCCCCTGCTTGAGACCATAAGTTTCATAGAATTCCGGAAACTGTGACAGGATTTTATTTACACGTAGTTCCGGCGGCGCATGTTTATCGGATTTAGATGCCACTTCCGCCTTCTTTTTTCGGTCTTTATTACGCCATGATACAGCATAGGATGTGAAATATTCCTTTAGCATTTTATGGCGTTCAGCTGCTGTCTTCCCCTGCATTTCTCCTCGTAGTGCCTCAAGGGATATAGATACACCGCCTAAGTCGGCAATATTTTCCATAAGAGTTAGTTTTCCATCAATTACGGAATCCATGTATTTTACGCTGAAAAGTTTTTCAATCTGTTTGGATTTCTTTTCATATTCGGCCTGCTCTTCCTCCGTAAACCAAGGAGCATAATTCCCATCAGCATCATGATTTCGTCCATCGCTATCAAATCCATGCGTCATTTCGTGCGCAATAACATTACCAATACCTCCCAAGTTCCAAGCAGTAGACCTGTTAGAATCATAGAAGGGGGGATTTAGAATTCCAGCAGGAATTGTCATTTCATTAGAGTCGGGATAGTAAAAAGCATTCACTTCAAATGTGGATGAATCCCAGTATTGGGATTTATAGGGGTCATGCGGTCCTACATCTTCAATGCCGTATTGCGTATCCTTTTCATTAATGCTAAATAGATTTCGTAGCATCTGCTTATCTGAGAAATCTTCACCGCGACTTTCATCCCGCCATACAGAAGGAAATGCCACTTTGAATCCCATTTTATTCATTTTCTGCATTGCTTTAACCTGTGTTTCGGGGCTCATCCATTCTGTGTCACGAATACGGCGATTTGCCGCTTTTTTCAGTATATGAACGAGGTCTGTGGCCGCATCTTTAATACGGTGAGGCACGTATTTTTCAGTGTAGGGCTTAGATAACATTTGCGGTAAATGCGTTGTTAAAATCGTCATCATTATACGGTCCACATTACTCGGCTTGACTGCTCCCTTCAGTGCCGTCCCATAGAAATTGAAATAGTGCTGGTAGACTTCGCCGGAAATAAAACGACCCATTGTAAGAACAGCAGAGCCCATTAGCCAGAGTTTTATCCTTTCAAGGTCATTCTTAAATACATTGTTAATATACTGGAGAAATTTGCGGCTTGTCACAAGAAGAGCGTGGTTCTCTAAGGTCTTTTCGGTTACGCCATATCCTTTAAAAAGTGTCAGCCAAGGTACATCAGGAAATTCTGCTTGAATTTCATGCCATGTCATCTGATTATAGCGGTTCGGTGTGTCATCTTCTTCTATCGGAGTAGGCAAATACTTAGCAGCATCAATTTCAATCTCTACAAAAGAATCCAACGAATCTAGGCCAAAATAAGAACCGACTAATTTTGCGAATTCACGATATGCATCGCGGTCCTTTCCATATTTTGTATCTTCCAGCAGATGTTTGTGCGGTACACAGAGAACATATTCACTCAATTGTATGCGTGAATAATTTGTATTATATGCGTCACTTAATACTTTGATAGTAAGGGGTGAACGGCATTGAAGACGATTTAGTCGTCCAATCATAAATGCTGCATCCTCTTTGGTTTGAATATTCTTAAGTTGGCCGATTAGTTCAACTACAACATATTCTGTTTGCCGGGGTGAATTCCATGTATAATAAATACTGCGGACAAATTTGGATAATTTAGAATTTGGTTCTTCAATCAATGCTTGACGAACGATACCCATTAATTGTGATTCAATCCTCTCCGCAATTTGCCGACTGATATTTGTAGAAGCAGCATCTTCTGGGATTTCGGTTTCATTTAGCCATGTTTGGTTAATAAAACGATAATAATCATGTCTTGGACCTTGTGCTGATTCCTGTGAAGACAACATTCCCTATGTTGTAAATTTAAATGATTTTTATTCTTTGTTCTCGTGTTATGGGATGATAATATGTATCAATTTGAATTAATGATGGGAGCTTCTTAGATTTAGTTTCGACCATGGTTGTTTCTTTTTTAAAATATACCTTTGGTTCAATTAACGATAAAATCACAGATATATCAAATTTGATTGAGTCTTTAATTGAACTTAGAGGCCCAGGAGCAACTGGCGCAATTCCGCCGTCCATTCCACAGATACTCATCCTCTATTATTCAGATAGAAGTGTTTTTCATAAACAGTCGTCAATCTTTCACGGAGATTTTTATTTCCAGCACCATTCGCAATCATTTGTGCGGCTATTTCATGTGGATGCTCGTCTTGCGGCTGATTTCCAAAAAAATCCGTCCATTCAGGTGGGGCTTCGCTGCTGACAGTACCCGTTTTCTCATCCCACCAGAATGTTTTGGCATCTAGCAGTGATGTTGGATTTGGATTATAGACAGCCAGGCTCCACCAGCGACCTCTCCAGCATGAAAATGGTTTATCTTCTGTATCCGGGTTATGGCGCCGTTTCTCTATGAGACTGGGTGGCATTGAGGAAGGTGGAGTTCTATGAATGGAATATGACCAGAGTAATTTATACCATGCTTCCCATAATTCCGGATGGCGTCTCTGCAGGAGATGAATTTTCTCATGTTCAACAGTAGTTGTAAAACGATCCTTTGAATATGACTCAGGAATCATCATAGTTGTTTCATTAATTGTATGTGGAAGACCATTTTCACAGGAATCATCGCAGAAAGCAATAGTATATTCTATGCCTGTTTTGGAATCGGTTAATGTAACTTGCTTTTTGATTTCACAACTATTACCTTCACGAACTTTCTTATTTAGATTGCTTGAGTCCTCTGTGCCACCATTTCTTATTAGCATTATAAATGCTATAAGACTAAGTATACCGGCAACAATTAATGTTTGCATCCCTATTTCTTACGACCAATAAGTTTAGCGATTTGTTCTATGCGGATTAAGTTTTCAGTGAATTTATGAGGAATTGAAAAAATAGTGGGTTTTCTCTTTTGTTCTTTTGGTGCGGGTACATGTGCTTGTGTGATTGGCAAGGGCCCTTGTGTCAAAGACACCGGAAGCATTCTATATATTATTTGTTATTTATCCCTGTCTTCTTCACGATAAGTGAAGGCGGAAGGGTGTTAACCCTGTCTCCACTGCTTACCGCAATTCAAGCACAATACGAACAATGTCATCGGTTCATCTGCTGACCTGGTCTGTAGTTCATAATATACACACTGACGCTTGGAGCAGTTGCTACACTTGTAAGCATCAGTCGCCATCTCCTTGTTGCCTTCTAGCAAACGAGTTTCACGCTTCAGACGTGCATCAATGCGGGAAAGCCAATGCTCGGGATTCAACTCATCATACGTCATAAAAGGAATCTTTTGAACTTCAAATTCACCCTCCTTCAAGCGGTCTAGAAGACGATTTCCTTTCACGTATGTCTTCGGACTTAGATTATTGAGCGTACGCCGAGCAGTAGCCATATAGATATGCTTGAAGACAGGATTTTCCCAGTTCTTAAGAACACCGCGTTTTCCCGCTTCTTGGATTGCCGAGTTATACATACCCTTCTCAAGATTAATCTGTTGCTTTTGGTCAAGATGATCTGCTAGATCAGTGGAAATCCACACCAGAGTTTTCTCTCGGACAGAATTCATTACTTATTCTTAACGCAAATTTTTAAATCAAATTTATGAATTTAATCATATTCTTCCTCTTCTAGTTCGGCGGCCATCGCCCACTTCGGAATCTTTTTGTTACGAGCAGAAGCATATTCACGCTTAGGAGCAGCCTTCACTTCAATTTCTTCTTCCTCCTCTTCAACCTCAACTTCCACTTCCGCTTCTGCTTCAGCTTCAACTTCGGCATCTACTTCCTCCTCTTCCTCATCTTCCTCATCAATATCCTCGTCATCATCTTCATCTAGACTTTCAAAACCTTGGAAAATCTGCGTATAGAACTTCGTATACTGTGCCGTTGTAAAATTGGCGGGCTCCTCTGCTTCATTCAAGGCAATCATGATTGCGTCTCCGAAAATGAGGGTAGAATCAACCGGTGGTGGAAGTTCATGTTTATTTTCCGTTCCAGCACGACCTTCCTTATATCCCCAGAGTTCAAGTGCACCCTTTTGATAAGTCCATGAGCCAATCTTAGATGGGAGTTTTGTCTTCCGGAGGATTTTTGCTATGCGTGTAGGGATTTCATCTTCAATTTCTCCCGTAATTTCAACTTTGCTTTGCTTAGTATCACCCTTTGTCTGAAGAACTACAACTTGGACCTGCATGATTTGCCTTATCTGGGATATAAAACGGGCTTCAAGTTTAAGTATAATGGGAGTAATTCTAATAACAACATATTCGCCTTTGGCAACTGAATTACAGGACACAACAGTTGTAATTTATACAATGGGTCTTACCAAATGGATTTATGTCCCAGAGAAGGAAATTGCTATTAAGTTTCAAGCACTAAAACACTGCTGTAAAGACAATTGGGCTTTACAGAAGGGTATTCTATTAGATTGCTGGGCTCCACCTATTTCTCCGTTTTGTATCAAAGAACGTTACTTAGATGCGTCATATACTGCCAGAGATGATGGATTTACTTTGACTCACCCCAATCTTGGACATTTGACGTTTTCTCAGACTTCTCATCCTGGGCTTTCTCTTCAATCGGCGCAGGAGGTGCTGGAGGAGTGGAAGGCGCAGGAGGAGGAGGAACAGCAATTATTAGAATCCCAATTGAAGGATCAGCATCTACTGATTGGCTTACAGAAGAACCGACAGCAGGCACATTCTCAACAATTGTCTCCAACTTCTGTTTTACCTCAGCAACAACCTCGGCAACAGCAACCTCCACCTCCTTCTTTACCTCAGCGACAGCGGCAACGACAACAGGGGCTTCGGCAACTGCCGCAACCGCCTCCTGTGCCACAGCAGAAACTGATTTCCCACCCTCAATCGCTGTTGCCAGTTCCTCAGCCTTATTCAAACCAGAAGAAGCCATCTCCTTTAACTTCGGGTCAATCGGCGCCACTGCTAGTACCATACGGCACAAAGCCGCTACACATCCTACCTTCGGCTTCTGAAGTGAAAAACCTCCTCGCGCGACCGAAACGGCAATATCCAGTGTTGCGGGGACCACCGTCTGTAGTAGTCCCGACAATTCCTTCTTCTGGTCATCTGAAAGTGTAGACTTCTGGACTGCCTGTTTAAGAATATCTAGTACAATCGTCTTCTTTTCACTTCCTGATAAAGCCTGAATCGCATTTACATCCTGCGCAATTGAAACAGCCAATCGCAAAAATCCATCGGGTGTAGGTGTTTTAGTTAAAAGTTCTATGCCTTTTTGAAGCAATTGATCAACCGACATCGCGTTTTTCTACCTTATGTTTCGTTAATCTTAAATAGAGCAAAATGGAGTTGATGCGCATGGGAATTCTTCTGGTTGTTGGGGGTGTAGTGGCTTTTTTCTTGTTTCAGATAGGAATTGTGCTTTATAGTCGTATGAATGAGACCAATGAATTGCGCGAACAATTAGTGGGTGCACCGTATGTTCCCCCTATACAGCAGGCTCCTGTTGCGTACCCAGAACAGAAGGGAACACCTATGCCTTCTATACCTGGGCAAACGGACGAAGAAGTTCGCACGCCGGAGCCGACCCAGCGCCGGGTTCGTCGGCAGACAGTGGAGGAGCCTGAGCCAGTGGAGAATACAGCACTCCAGCAGGAAGAGGCGGGTTTTACGGAAAATCTCAGACACCCAGAGGCCAGTTTCCAACCGCACCCTTTTAATAATAAGTCAGTACCCGTAGATTCGGGTGTTGCTAGCAAGGTCTCATCGCCGGGTTTTGGGGGTGACCAGCAGGCCTATGATTCGGATATGGCTCAGAATGGCGGAGAGTGGTTGAAGGGTACATTTGCCTTTGATTCTCGAGAGCCCAGTGGCTTTTCCTCATTATTTTAGATTTATAAAATGTGAAGGCCGTGAAGGGTATAAAGCCTATCATAGAATTACTAATAGATATGGCGGCACTACAAACACGTGTAATTCCTGTTTCAAATGGATTGCGTCTCCCTGTTCTTACAGAACCAGGCGACAGCCATACCTTATATGACTGGTTAGCATCATGGAGTCTAGGACCGCGTGATACTACTTGGCGATTCAACAATCCTCTACAGGATGCGAATGTTGCTGACATTGGAAAGGGTACATGGTATTCTTCACTAAGACCGGGTGATTCTAGCAGATCTGGTTATTTATGTGTCTGTCCTCGTCTCAAGGCTGTAGTGTATGCGGAGCAGGATAAACCCACTGCTGGAAAAAGCAAATGGCAGCGTGTGTTTGTTCTCCGGATGCGCGTAGATCCAGCAATATGGGAAACAGAGGGAATTGTGTTTGCTGCAACACTTGTGCCATCTGAGAAGGCAATTATTGTGGAGGATATGCTAATGTATAAGGGATTTGCGTCCTTTTATAAGGCGGGGTTTAGTAAGCGATGGGAGAGTACACAGAAATCCTTGCAGGAAGATGTATGGGCAGATGAGGATTTAATGGGTGGTCTTAAGATACGTTTGCGGGCAATAGTGCCTCTTGCAGAGACTGCCGAGTTAGGTATTTCGGAAATTATTCCTGAAGAGGCTGGACGGCGGAGATATCTATGGATTGGACGAGCACAAGAGACGACTCTTCCTTCTGCTCCTGCTCCTGCTCCTGTTACAGTGGTAGAACTAATACAACCAAAAGATGACATAGCGATTGCAACCAAGGGCGCTTTCCCGGATCAGTATTTCTTATCACGCATTGATGGGACAAAAATGGGTATGGCGATTGTACAAGACCCTGGTGTAAGCAAGGAGATGCGTGTAAAGAGTAAGAATAATCCTCAGTTCCGCGTTCATATCAAGGAAGCGGCTGAATTTGCTGGAAGTTATGAAATCCTTTCTATCATCTAAATAGGATGGCTGGTTATTTACCTTCTTTTGATAGTTCAACTGCCTTATTTCGGGGCTCCGGAGCAGGTGTTGTTCCTTATTCCACCTGCGCGGAAACTACTAGACCCGGTGCAATTCGTACACGCAGACGCTTCAGACAGCGTGGAGGAAAGTGTCCTTGTATGCTTGGTGGCGGTAAGCGTAAGCAAAGCCGCAAGAATCGTGGTAACAGCCGTAAACAGCGCTACAGCCGTAAACTACAAAAGCAGCGTGGTGGCGCCGGCTACACATTTGACATGGCCGATATGTTGATGAAGGAGCCGGCTCGTGTAACAACTGCTTGCCAGATGCCGCGGCCGCCTACACAGTTTGGTGGTTCATCCAACGGATTGAACAAACAGAGCCAATCACAGATTGGCGGTGGTTCAGCCCTAGTAGGCTCACCCATTGCTTCAATGACTGAGTCTATTGGAGGTACAACGCAGCCTTCTTCTGCGCTTGTCTATCCAGCTACTACCGCTGCGTATTCCTTTGACCTAGCAGGTTCTAAGAATCTCAAGGGCATCTATGCGGCAGTCGCACCGATGAATGGACGCGTTGGCCCGGTTTCATGCCGTTCACGTAAGCGTAAGGGTCGCAAGCACGCTTAAATTCTTATAGTAAGTAATTCCCTCCAGAATAGTTTAAATTCTTCTTGAGAGAATGTGTACGAAAAAGTCCATGGCTGATGAACAGCATATGGGTCTACGATTATTTTTTTTATTCCAGAATCTGTTAAAACCTGTAGTGATTCCATTATATTTTCTATATTTTCCATTAATGGCGGGTAGGTTCCATTTTCTATAATAGCTTTATTTATGAATTCATCAGAAGGAATTGTAAGATCAACTTCTGTATTTGGACGTTGTGTTTTAAAAATTTCAATCATTTTTGCAACACGACAAATGGCTAACGCACCCCCCGGTTCATGTGACTTCCAAGCCCAACGACATGCATAATAATCGTAGCAAAAAAGATGATCCTCAAGACGTTTGCGAAAATAATTATCCATTTGAAGAATAATACTGTATTCACTATCTATCATTTCCCACATTTTCCAATTTCCATAAAAATTAATAAATTCTTGTATTGCTTGTTCTTTGGGTGGATCTCCTTTGAATGCCACAATGACATTGAAATGAGGCGCCTTATCTCCAAGCAGATCCATTATATAATCATAATTCTGGTCCGAGCAGAAAATATAGACGGACATATCTGGACCAGCCCAAGCCATATTACGGAGAATAAACCACATGTTGGGATGGATGCGTCCTTCTACTAGCATATAAGCCCTCTTTGCTTTCTTTGGAGGCGTGTATGTCTTCCAAAATTCCGTCAATTCGCGGCCGTAGCCTTCTTCTAGCGCATTGAATACGAAAGGTTCTAGCTTGTTTCGTAGATTAGATAGCATTTTGGGTGAATTGTCTCGTAACTCATTCTGCGTAATGTGCCACATTCCACAGATTGCTTTTTCTTTTTCCATTTCCTTTTCATTTTATTAGGGGGTTAATTTTAAACCTTGCGGGTTTTGTGGTTTTTGCGATTACGTTTACGGGTTTTTCGCGATCTTTTTGTAAAGTTAGTGCTTCGCATACTAGATGGAATATAAAAGGCTACTATTGATGGTAGACCAAATGATGGTAAATATGTTAATCTTTCAATAAAAGATCCATTTGATAATTGTATAAACTGAGTTTGATTAACAGAACTCATAACTCTAGCCCCATTTCTTTCTGGGTAGGGTACACTTTTTAATATTTCTATTAGTTGTTTCTGAATCTCATCTTTTAAATTTTTAAATGGTATTTTTTTACCATAAGGAGAATTTATAGCAGGATCATCTTCTCCAGCATTACTCATAGCATTACCAACGCTGCCAGACCCTATATTTTTTTTTCGTTTATAACAATCAAAAAAATTTTTGTCTTGTGTTAATAGTCCAACATTTATCTCATATACATCCCTTGCTATTTTTGCAGCATGTGAATCAAGTGTTAAATAAACAAATTCTTTGTGTGGATATGCTTGTTGAAGTAAATATACTGCTTCAATTTGACCAAGATCTCCCGATCTTTTTAAATTATAAAGAAAGAATATAAGCAACAATAGAAGTGTGTTATTCTTTATTGAAAAATCTTTAAACGGTATATTTTTTGTGGTATTATAAAAAAAATTGTAA